CTTCTGTGTATCTGTATATTACAACGCTTTTCATTTCGTTGTCAACGCTGGCGTTTATGAGAGCTTTTATCGTGTTGTACTTGCCAATCGATCTTCCAAATGAGGAAGCGTAACTAAATGCTCCGACATCCCATCTGCCTCTTGGAATCCCATTGATATCAGTGTTGAAGTACTCTGTAATCCCAGGGAATGGCTTCCCTTTGTTTATCACATTGATATCTTCTACTCGATAGACACCAGAAGTACCAGGCTGGTAGTTTCCTATGCAGTTAACACTGTTCGGCTTCTTTACGGATGCATCGCTAGATATGCAGTTCTGAATCACTTCAAACGAGCCGGCAAAGTCAACGTAGTCATTGTTTGAACAGATTGTATTAATAACTCTGACGATTGCGCCAGCTCTTGCTATTACACCAGCAGAACAGGTTATAATGTTGCAGTTGACAATGTCAGCCTTTCCTCCGGAAATCTCGATTCCGTGAATCTCCGCGTTGTAAACTACACAGTTGACAAAGTCAACATCTCCGCCTGTTTTGATAGTTACTGCATTTGACACAGGTGCATTTGTGAATTTGCAGTTTATGAATGATACCTTGCAGTTTTCAACGACTACAGCAGATGAGAAAGTTCTTCCGACAACTCGGTACTTTCCTCCTCCTGAGAATGTTGTCATCCCGGTTCCAGGAAGGTATGACTGAGATGGTTCTCCGCACTTCATTGGCATCCCGACATAGTCGTTACCATTTCTGTCCTTGCTAAGGTACCATGTTGGGTAAGGAGTGCTTATCTCTTGCCCCATTTGGTACTCGCAACCAAAGCTTGGACCAAGAATTCCTCCGGCAGCACCGAAGTTCACCATTGATCCGCCAACGGTAATGGACGGCCCGGTTCTACCAGTTACAGTGCTCGCTCTTACAAAGCCTTCGCCATCAACATCTCCATCAATTGTGCAGCAGTCAAGTGTTACGCCGTCATGTATTACAACACCTTCTGTAAAGTGCGTCTTGTAATAGTTCACGCCAGGTAATGCAGAGTTGGTGACTCCTCCTGATATCGTTATCGAAAGGCCTTCTGTTTCTCCGATTATCTCAATAACGTCTCTCATGCTGCCATACCCTGTTATGTTGTATGTGCCTGAAGTTATTGATCCGGTTATGTCGTACAAATCTCCGCCAACATGCTTAACAATATGGCAGTCAGTTCCGACTATTTTTCCACCGATGAGAGGGTTCGGTATAATTATCGAAGCTCTCCCATTGCCTTTGTTAATGATACTGCTTACCTGAAGGTCTGTAGAAACTGCAAAAGAGTAGCTCTTATTCTTAAGGAGTATTGCACCGTTGGACACGCCGCTTGTAAAAGATGGCTTAGGGGACCAGTCTGAGTTGAAGAAATCCTCTGAGTACACAAGGCTTCTTATTGATCCTGCTACAGGTTTGTTGGTCGTACAGTTCACGCACAGAGTTATGTTTTCAACATCTTTCAAGATTGACCACTCTGCATATCCGGCAGAAGATCTCCCTGTCACTGTGCATCTTGATATAAATCCTGCGTCAACATCTGATTCTATGATCAGTGACGCCAGGGATCCACCAGTTGAAACCGATCCGAAAATTGAAGGAGCTCCAAGATAAGAGTCTTCTCTGTAACTATCAACTCCGTTGTACTCAATACCTTTTATTGATATGTCTGTTCCTTCGATACCAGTATAGTCATTTGTCCATGTAAGAATCGCCTGACCGGTATTTTCCGAAGCTGATTCATAGATGCTGAGATACCTTCTCTTGACAGATCTGATTCTTGTAAGAGCTGTGTCAGCAGCTTTCGACATGTGATCGCCGAATGGGTAGACGTACCATCTCTTGCTGTCTATGATCTCATAAAGTGTAAATTTCGCACCTGTGAAAAGCTCGAGAGTATCTCCTGATACGCAGCTGAACATGTCATTGCTAAAAGTTGCAACGCTGTCAACGATTTCTACGTCGGTTCCAACCTTTGACCAGTCAACTCCTCCGCCAACACTGAACACTTTTTTCAAGCTTGTCACTTCATCGATGTATCCATACTTGAGTATGTACTTAACAGGAGGATTATCCACGTTCATCTCAATTGTGTCGTAGATATTGTCTTCGTAATTGTTGGACAAGAAGCTCCCAGACTGGCAGAGTAAGTTATTATAAAACTCTGAGTCAGAAGACATGTTCGACGAGAAATCTTCGCACTTGTAAACGATTGAGGCTGACATCTTCGCGATTCCTCCGGACACGCTTGATCCTACGAATGTGCATCGAGAAATGTTCGACATGCCGTCTACAATTATAGAGCAGTTTTCAAATAAAACCCCTGAAACAAACGATGACCCTTTTAGTGTTATCGAGCAGTTTTTAAACTCACCTTTAGCAATGTCGAAGTCTGCAATAACAACTGTTGAATCGCTTACCTTTACATTTTCAGCCCACACCGATTCAAGGTTGACATTGATAGAAGATTCTTCTGAGTTTTTAACTCTTGAGAACTTCAATCTTGCCGTCGAAAGCTTGCTTGACAATAGGTAGTCATTCTGCGAAGCTCCTTCAATTTTACGCTGGTCATAACCTTTGTACTTAGCATTACTGAACACCGTTCCGAACATATCAGAACCAGGGAAGTACACATCATTTGCAAGAGTTGATTTAGCTCCGCAATTTGAAATGATCCCAGAAGCTGTTATGCCTTGTGAACAGAAATATGCATCTACAACATTCGCAGAAATCCCTGTAGAAACTCTGCAAAACTCAGCTCTTTTAGTTGTGAATGAGTTTGTAGATATTACACACGATCTAGCTACGTCTGCGCTTATATTGGTTCCAGATATGAACAATCCTTCGACAGAGTCAAGGTTGCTTGACATTCCGTCGTTTGCATTGAAAATTCCCGCTGTTCCGTCAGATTTTATATTGACGTAGAGCTCGAATGAGATCTCGTAAGCATAGTCATAAAGGAACCATTGGCCGCTGTTAAGGACTCTTGATATTTTTCTGCCATCTGATGATGAGAATTTCTCAAAAGCTGTTATCGACTTGTTTGTAGTATCGGTGTTTGTAGGGTTTATCGATATGACATCACCTCTCGCATCGCTTGCGACACCAGACACCTCACATCTGAAGTTGTCTATGACTCTTGTGATTGTGAACGCGCTGTTTATTATGTACCCGACACGGAAATTCGTCTCATTGTCAACACTTAGGACGTTGCCTCTCTTTGAGAAGAATGTTCCAGATTTGAATGGCACCGGCTTCCCGTATGAGAAGAATGCGTTTCCTGAAGACGATCCAGATGCAACAGTGATATTAACCGTAGTCTCTGCATACTCTCCAGCGTTGAATGCAATTACCTTATGCTCTCCACCCATCACAGGTGTTGCAGCTCCAAGAGTGACAGAAGACGATTGAGACACAGTTACATTTTTCGCGTCCATTAGCAAAAACGTAACGTACCGATCTTCAATTGTCACTCTGAAATTTGAAATCGTGAGATCTGTTTTCACATTAGGCACACTTGTCATAGCAGATGTGAACCTAACTCTGACAGATCCAAGTGTGTTCAAGCTTTTTGGAACGGACACTGACGACCCGTCGTTAAATCTAAAGTAGACCCCATCCCTTGTAATTGTGAGGACATTTATCTTTGACACCTGACCGGTGTAAGTTGTTCCGCCGATTGTGTATGTTCCGTCGCTACGAGACACAAGAACCGCTACAGGCTGCATATCAACGAGAACTTCAAGCTCAAATCTTCTTGGGAGGTATGACGATGTTGACAATGAGATTTGCCCAGACGTGATGCTTATCATGTCACCGTAAGAGTACAGCTCATTTGTTAGGCATGAGCATTTTATCTCCGCACCGCCTATTGATGATGTTGTGCTAACAAGGAGATCTCCATTAGCTCTTACAGTTGACGACCCGCTTGAGGAACTCTCTGTCTCAAGGCTTGCTATCGAGTGTATTTCAGGACCTTTTAAATCAGATGCTACAACTGGAACGGTAAGAACTGTTCCAGAATTTACCGTTGTATTTTGCGCTGTTACAATCATTTTTAAACTCTCTCTATTGGTCCGCGGTGTGTAACTCTATCTGCTCTGAGTGCGTACTGAGTCCCAGATCCACCTTCATAAACAAGAGCCTGGAAAACAGGAGTTGTGCCATTAAGCCAAACTTGTTTTGCTCCTATAGCTCCGAGCCCTCTGAACTCATACCCGAGTCCGGTAAGAATGAGCTCGAGTTCTCTAGTGTCAACTATGAACTCATGCATCTCAAATGGTACAAAAGCAGATCCTGATTGCGGAATTATCTTAGCGTAATACTTGTTGCCATCAACAAGCCATTTTTCTCCGCCAGATATCGTCCACTCTAAGCGATCGATGTCAATAGTCCAGGCCCCAACAGCGGCTTGATAGTTCATTGGAACATTGTCAAAAACTTCTGTCGTATTTTTTGTGACATTTAGCATGAGCACTTTTACAGTGACTGTGCCATTAACACCTAAATACTCCGCTCCAGACGAGTTCACAACTGAACTACCGCTTATTATGACAACGCTGTCATTATATGTGTCGAGACACTGAACTGATTGCATTTCGAATTCCTTTAGATAAGGTCAGTTTTTACCAATTTCTCAACGAAAGAGTATAAGGCTTCATTCGCATCTTTTTCGGAGAACTTGATTGTTTTGCAATCAATTTCATCGTCAAGAGTAACTTTGATTTCCTTGAACAACTCTTCGTATTTTGCGTTTGTATCTTCAAGAGCTTTTGTGAACTCCGCTTCGTCAACACCGTCTTTAGTTTTGTAAAGGTCAACTGGTATGAAGTCAACAATTAAGAGGAATGCACCCTTTTTCTCGTCTGTGCAAAATTTAGCCTTTAGCTCTTCAACTTCTTCAAAATAGGGTTTGAGCTTTTCCCGGTACACAGCGTAAACCGGCTCAATTGTCTTTTTAACTTCCGCAGAATTTCTCTCGAGAGTAATTTTCGTAGCAATTGTGTACTGAGCTTTAGAGTCATGTGCCTTCATCTCAGAAAGCAAGTTGTCGATTGCAATAAGATCTTTTGTCTTCATAAAATACACCTTTCAAGTAAAAAAACAAAATACATTAAAAGTGTATTAGCTGGGTAGTGTATACTACATTTTTAAGAGTTGAAGATAGGATTGAGAACTCAACTCTTTCAATGTCAGACATTCTAACCCATGTCGCCCATGACCCTGACACTGAGATGTAAATATTCCATTCAGCTGTCTTGTTCGGTATCACAACTGTTGACCCGTTTTTCAGGAATACAGTGAAGTTTGACAATGTCATTGTTGGTGATCCGGTGGCATCAGTCATTACCGGAGTGAACTCAAATGACACAGAATAATCCGGGCTATCCTCAACAAACTTCATTAATATCTTCTTGTTTGTAGGGATAGTTCCAGTCGATCCAATGACAAGGTCTGGAATAGTGTCTTCATCTGGAGTTGTTTCAACTCCTTTTATCAAAGGTCCTCTGTGTGTTATGCTCTTGATATTGTGAGCAGGAGTTGTTCCTGACGATCCTTCATAAACATGTGCATAGTAAAGACCATTCCCAAAGACTATTCTTGCATCAGGAGTGCCGATAAAAGCGTATTCATAGGAAAGAGTTGATATTACCTTCTCCTTTGATGGAGACACTATTACAACCTCTCCACACTCAATAGTTCTTATTGAATTGCATGATACTGTCATCATGACTTTGTCACCGTCAGAGAATGTTCGGACCATTTTTATGTCGTTTACGAATATCGTCCAAACTCCAACTTCGGTGTTATGCCTCATCGTGACACCTGTAATTGTTCCGGCGTAACCTAACTTGCTTGTAACGATTTTCACATCTACAATTAGCTGGTTTGTCATGCATATTGTCGAGTCAAGGTTTCTCACATCCCATGAATCAAGCATGACAACAAGGTCGTTCTCAATATCTATTGTTCTTGCAGAATACACTTAACCCTCACATAGCAAAGTTCTCTGTTGATCAAATCGTTTTCTTCGGTGATCCCGTAAATTCTTTTTGCTATAAAAGTCTTCACTGAAGGGTAGACAAAGAATCGCTCCCATGCCTTTGTTTCTTCCATTAGGAACCCCATTATATCGGCAGCCCAATCGTAGCCGAACAACTTAAGGATGAAAGCTATGTCATGAACGAATGAAGGTACAACAAGCCTTTTTGACCAAGGCTTTATGAACCATCTCACAAACTTTGGAACTGACGCTCCATCGAATAAGAACCCTGGCAAGCACCCAAAGATGTACAGGAAACCGTCTCTTTCAAATTCAACTTCTACAGACTCATTTACTCTGTAATGATTGCCTTTATAAAATGTTCTGTTATCGAGATTTCCTGTAACTTTTACCATTTAGATATTCCATTCAAAAGTGCATGCGTTAAACACGCTTGTTCCGTTTTTGGATAGTGTAAGATCTATGTACCCATCGGTACCGACATCTGTCCACTTTGTTGTTGCAACACCTAAGTTAGTCCAATATCCAGAGCTTATCGTACCTGCATTAGACCTTATAACATCGCCGGCAGCATTACACACTTTTAATAAGAATGTAAGATTTGCGCCAAGACTACTTGCTATAATAAAGTTTATTGAAAGGCCTGTATTTGCAGCAGCAGGCTGGTTGAGGTAGATCTTATACCTTCCAGGCCCACCATCTCCTGCTGCAAAAGCAGCTCCAGCATTATTGTTGTTAATGTAGAACGTCTGCTTAAAAGGATCGACAACTGGTGTCGATCCAGCGGACCAAAATGCAATTCCTATTGCCACTGTTTAAGCTCGATCTTTGTAATGTCTTCGATGTCTCTCGAAGCAAACACGGACGCCCGTTTTACAGCGTAATCCTCGAACATTGCACAAAGTATTCCGGCCATCTTTTGATTCAGCTTTTCATACTCAGTTGTCTCTAAGATGTAAGGCTCATGCCCATCTTCGTCAACACGGAGCAGATACCCTCTGTCATGGCCGGCGCTCCCTGCTACGGCAACGTATGGAAGGTACATGTTGATAGAACCAACAGTGTTTCCTCCACCTCTTACAGCAACCTTACTAACTGGCGGATTGATTTTTGTAGGATCAACATCTATCCAAATGAGCCCGTTCAATCTTGTGTAGTAGAGAGTCTCAATCTCTATCGCCTTTTGTACCTGAATCCCTTTTAGGATTACTTCAAAGTCTTCCATTTTAAGCTCCTGTTCTTGTTTTAGCAAAAACTATTTCATATTTACCGCTTGCAACACCGACGATCGTGAATGAGAATACGCCACATCCAGTTCCATTGGCAACTGTCAACCACAAATCAGCATCAGCACCGCATAGAAGAGTGACTCCTGTTCCTGCTGACAAGACCACCTTCGTAGTATCAGATAATCCTCTAACAACTAACTGGAATGATTTCCCAATAAACCTTGTTTTTGGCGTTCCACTTGCACTTATTGATATTGGCTTTGTAGAGCCAGGCGTTGTTACTGTGTGTGTGTTAAGCGTGACCAATTTATTGACACCGCCAAAAATATCGAAGTCATACGCAGTTAACCCAGGAGATCCAGTTATCTTGGAGTAGTTCGTAGTTGCTCTAACCCAGCCTCTTGATGCTACTAAAAGGTCATCGTTATCCTCGTAGTCATCAAGGCCGTAGTCTACAGTTGCTCTTGCAGTAACAGCAGAAGTAACAGAGGACGTGAACTTAACAACTGACAATGCAGGCTCAGAGTCTGACACATTGTCTCCAGCAGGTCTTAAGAACAACCCAAGCTTAAGAGCTGTTGGCGTCATCCAGATGTAAGGAGCCAGCCCACTCGTTGTAGAAATAAGAGGAAGAAGGCCAGTAGATTCTCTTACGGTCATTTTCATTCCATGAACCATAAGAGTGTCGTACTGCTCAGCTATTCCTCTTATCATAAATCCGCCAACGTATGTTCTAAACACGTTTGACACTTGAACCATTCCTGACATGTTTGTCGTAGACCCAAGGCCGTCGCTTGTTGCAACATCACACAATTTTACATTGAATCTCGCCTCTGTTGTTGCACCGATATTAGCCTCGAAAAGGTAGTACGGTGTTCCTCCAGATGTTTTGAACATTGCGAATATGTTAGTACCAATGTCGAACGTAGAATTTTCGCTTGCAGTTCCGAAAACTGTTTTTATTCTTGTCTTTCCAGAGTCTCTGTAGATCGCTCCGCTCGCTCCGAAGTGTAATCCGTCAGATGTACTAAAGCTGCCTTCAGCATGGTCTCCTGAAAGTACCAGGCTCCGCATCTGCATGAACCCTGTATCTGAAGCTGTTGTCCCAAGCTGGTGGTACGCCATCGCTATTTTAGTAGGAGCCGCCCCTGTAGCATTCCCGTACAGGAATTGGAACAAGAGTCTTTTTCCGCTGACCAATTGAGATGTTGTGACAATGTTTGAGTTCCAAAACCCAGAGACGGCAGTCATTGTAGATGACCCTGAAAAAGCCAGTCCAGTAGCAATACCGGATCCGTTCTCGTTACTATAAATTCCTACAGACCCTCCTACAGAAAGGAATGGAGTGGTAGGAACTGTAACAAGAGAAATTTCACCTATCACAACGCTTGTGTGACCAAGTCTTGTTTCAACTCCTGTAACATAAGAACCTGTTGCTATGTATCCAGCAGCAACAGTTGCCCATGAGGAGTCTGACAAGTTTGATCCAATAGGGTTCTTTTTTGATGAAATAGTCAACGCTATTGCGTTGAGTTCGCTTTCAAGAGTGTATTCTCCAGATACTTTTTTTACAAGCGTTCCGCTGTGTCTGAATGTAGTATTATTTTGAGATGTGGTTCCATTCTCATATATTACAATGTCATTCCCTGCTGTAGTAATATTTCCAGCTGACTTGATCGAAACATTTGCACCAACCTGTTGTGCAACAAGCATCATACCTGCAACGAGGCCGGAAGCAGTTCCACTGGAAGAGATTGCATCGTTGATATCTTTTATCGTTGCAAGGTCGTCGTCATTTACAGCTTCGTAATTATACGTTCTTAGATAGAACTTACCGTTTGCAGTTCCAGACTCTAATAGGTCAACGCCTTTTACATTGATGTTTACATGATCTGAATTTATGTAGAACATGTAGTCGCTTTTTATCGCTCTAGCTTTTAAATGCGACAATCCTAGATCTACAAATCCACCACCCAATGTTATAGATGCGGCGTTAGTATCTTCAACAGAACTTATAATTGTTTTCTTTGTTATGGCTGACGCAGAGAGGTAAACTTTATTTGTTCCAACCTCAAATACTGCTGAACTTGCAGTCTTAAGCCCATTAATGTTTATCGCATTGTGCCCGTTGAAGTCAATGTCACCATCCATTTCAGAGGTTCCATCAAGCTTAAGGAAGTTTGGTATATCGCTAAACGCGATAGACTTAACGAGGCCAGACGCTGTTCTCCCAACAAAAGAGTTTACCCCAATTGATACGCTTTTTGGTACACCATGGTCGTCAGCGGTGACGACGCTGAAATTATTAAGTTGAGTCGCAACTATTCCAGAAGTCCCTCTCCCGAGCAGTGAGCTTTCTGGAACACTGATAAACTTCAATGTGCCACCGTCATTTATAAGCACAGAGTTTGATGACGAAACTATCGCCGACAGAGCGCTTGTTGCACTGACTGACCCGATTATGACAGGGCTGTTGTAAGTACTGCTGATAAGAGTGTGCTGAGCCGAGTTCAAGTGGAAGTACTCACCAGACTTGCCACCTTGGATAGACACGAGATTATTATGCAAAAACTCACTTGTAACTCTTCGTGAAAACGCTCTTGTTGCTATGACGTCACCGTCATTTGTAAAGTCTGCAGAGCTTGCTGGGGCAAACAAATGTGTCCCATTAGAGTAGAACAAGACAGTGTTACCATCTTTGAAATTTTTGCCAGATATTCCAAACCCTGATGCGGCAGGAATGCCATCAACCAAAACAAGAATTGACGTATCAACCCCAGGTATTTTATTCTTTACAGACGTTTCCATTTGTTACCCTTCTAAGTACAATTCGTCAATTGAGAAATACGAACCCCTATGAAGATACGTGTCAGGAACTTGCATGTCCCCACCTTCTCCAGATCTTGTTATAACACCTTTGAGAACACTTGTTCCTATTGTGAAGCTTGAAATTACCATATCAACAGGTATTATCACGCCGGCACTCGTGTTTACTTTTATGTTGAATCCATCTCTTGTTGCAGATGTGTAGGCTATCGCGAACTTTTCAACATCATCTTCAGAGTAAAATCTAACGAACTTGCTTGTGTCAGCATTTAACACGCTGACAATGCCAAGGCATATCTGAGATCTTATTGTGTTGTTTAGTATTATCATAGTCTAAAAATACCTCTTCTCACGATTCTCGTGGGGAAAAATTCTCCTGGAAAAGCCCCGGAGATCGTATAGGTTATCTCGTTTGTAGAAATATCACACTGATATTTATTAAATCTCTCGGCGCCAGGCTTCCCAAACATAGAAGTCTTCGGAGATATTTTTATCATTCTTGCAAGGGACTGTCCTATCGACACGGTGCCACCAGGAACAACTGAAATGTCGATATTTGAATCAAAGAACTCAGCATACGTATCACCATTAACATCTTTGTACAAAACAAATTTCGGTGTAGGAGCAGGTATGTGGATCGAAGCTTTTCCTGATATCGATACCTCTTTGTCAAAGTACAATGGATCTCCAATCCCATCGAATTGGTAAATCTCAACGGTAGTTCCTGATATCGACTTTACATGATAAAGCTCGTCTCCTATGAAGATGTCAGGGAGTTTTCCTGTACCTATCTCTTCATAGCTTTTTACGAGGTGTTCGAGTATTTTGGACTCCTTCTCTATCTCTACGACATTGCCATTGCTCGAAACGATTTTAATGTCGCACAAAAGCCTTGGGAATCCATCGAATGCTTCTCCGTCGAAAAACACTCCTTCATTCCTGTTTGACTCATAGACACCGATGACAATTCCATTAGCTTGAGCCGTTGGCTGGCCATAGGCAGAGTTAATTGCACCTTCTGAGATCTTTATACTCCTAAGGTCTGAAACACCGTCTGTTGACGATTTTATGTACCCAGCGGTTACAGTGTCGCGAGCTGAATTTTTGAACATCGCGCTGTTCTGCTTGAACATCTCATGACCTTTTAGAGGTATGTTCCTGATGTACAAAAAGTCATCAACAACTTTGTCAATTTCAATTACAGAACCGTAAATGCTGAACTTGACACCATCTATTTCACCGCCATTGATATCAGGGTCTATGTCGAATGTCTTGCCGTCTGTAATGTAGAACCCTCCATCACCTATTTTGCCTGATACGAACATCTTCAGGTTCTCGAATTTTATTATCTTAGAAACTCCCTCGGACGACACGATGTACCCTTCAGCTTTTCTGAATCTTCTGTAAATGTTTTCATGAAGTGTTATCTCAGTGACTCCTTCATAATTCAGAAATGCGCCTTCGTGATAAATCATGTACTGACTATCAGGGTTGCAAATGTCGAAAACCATTGGCTTTGCCGACTCTATTCTGCAATCAACTTCAACAATGTCAGTGTAGAAAACTCCTGTACCCATGTACCTGCGGAGCTTTCTTCTCATTGTATCAGATGATATCTTCAGCTTATCCCAAAGAGACTCGAACATAGCCCTCTCTGAAGAGGGCATGAATTTCCATAGAGAGGATAGTTTTTCCCAACTCATTGTTTTACCGCGCTTATTTTTACGATGTTGAAATACTCTTTTGGAGTAATGTCGATAGAAGAGTTGTCTATCGAAACTCCTGAAGATATGTACCCATTGCTCTGAAGCCACATTATCATTAAGTACGGAGAGAACTTAGTTGTCACGGATGAGTCGAAGTAATTCTTGATACCTGCAACAACGTCACCGTTTCCGCCTGCATAAACAATGTTCACTTCAACATCGTGAGGAGCTTTGTGTCTTACCAAGATGTCTCCAAACACTCCGCCTTCAACGATACCGTTGAACATTTGCTGCATTCTTCTGATCCCGGGGTAAGACTCGTACCTGACCTCAACTGTGTCTTCGTAATAATTCGGGGTGTCAATCACTATCTCCTCGTCAAGAACCCCGGTCATTTCGCTTGCATAGAATGACTCTCCTCCTCCTACAGACAAGATCGCAGACACAGGGTCACCTTCAGGCTTCAATACAAACAAACCGTCAACACCTCTTTGCAGGACGACAGATGTAATTGCCGGAGTAAGAGCACTAGACTTTGTGTGGACGAACATGTCAACTTTTGTAAGGCTGCTAAACGCACCGGTGTCGATGCTTTTTACAGACACATACCCAACATCACATCTTGCATGAACAACTGTTGCGTCTCCAGCTTGTCCGGTGAACTTGGTTCCTTTTGTCGTACACATTATGTAAATGTAATGTCCAGAGCTTTCAAGGACGGTGTAATTGTCAGGCTGCTCAATCGTGCTCTTAGCTTCGATCGTCTTCCACTCTCCAAGAGACAGAGAGCCTCCGGACGGCTTCCACACGAACACTTCAGAGTCGTAATTCACCTCTCCGTTGTAATACGACTCAGAGTCTATGTTGATGTCGATATCGTGAGATCTCGAAGGATTGTCAACCTTTATCTTGAACAGATGGAGAGGTCTTGTCTTCGTCGTGTCGTTGATTATTACATCAGAAACTCCACCGGAGTATGCAACGTCCGACCCATCAGATTCATCGATGATCTTTTTGACGATTACAGAGTCGCTGTACGTGTTGAGTGACAGGCTTTTTGCTCCTTCCATATCAGTTAGAACGACTGATATTTGTCCGTCTTCGCATGTAAGATCGACGAAATACTCTGCGATATCCACAAGGCCGGTTCTAAGAGCATTGAATCTTGTAGTTGATACCCCTGGACTTGTTTGCATTAAAGACATATTGCCTAAATCCATATCGTGATCGATGTTGAAAACGATCATCCCGTTGTGAACAAAGTACGATACGCCTATCCCACCTTTCGATCCTTTTGCAAACTTCAAACTTCCTTCTTCACCGGTGAGCTTGAACGTTATTTTGACTCCGTCTTTTTTCCCGCCAGTGATGTCAGATGTTGTAAGAGTGGCTTTTACAGATCCATCTAAAAAGTAGAGTCCGCGATACATTTCATCAGTATACTCAGATGACATCGTGAAACCGTGGTCAGCATCGTCAGATGACTGGTACGATCTAGCTGCAACAGAGTTAGGGATTGCCTCGGTAGTACTAACATTTGAGTACTCAAGGAACCGGTTTGTTCCGGCTGTTGCGGGGAAGAAGTCAAAGTACGCAAGACTCTTCACCATTAGCGTGTTCTGAAATTTCCCAAGAAACACCTTATCATCATTCTGGTTGACATGAACAAGGTCTCTGTCAGTTCTTGTTATGTAATGAGACAAAACGAACGGGAACCGCTCTTTTATCACAGAGTTTATCCCTCTATGAGTAACGATGTTTCTGTCTGAATTGCTTGTCTTGATACGATTCAAAAGAGACGCGTTGTCTTCATACTCAGCCCCGTTGATAAAGTCTTCCATGACTTCGGCAGACTTGAACTTGAGAATTATGTTCGATATACTAAGACTGTCGCCCTTTACAAGAGTGTAGTCAGACCCGGATGAAACCGCTGCAATGTAAATATCGACATAGTACCCTTCACCGTCTCTTATGAAAACAGATTTTGGATATGAAGACGGGTAGGCTACGAACTGCTTATACCCAGTTGAGAAAACTGTCTTTGTCGATATTATGAAGTCCTGAGGGTTGTCTGTTTTTATTCTGACATACCCACTTGCAATACTGCCTCTTACTCTTGAAATTCCGCTTCTCGCAGCAACGGTATCAAGATCGCTGTCGTTAAGGTTTTCCCAGTTGTCAGAGTAGATTATCTTCTCTATCGCAACAAGTTCAGAGTAGAACTGATTCATAGTTTCGCCGAGAGGTATTACTGCAAGCTCATCGATTGCATGCCCTCTTGCCACAGGAGTCTTTGAGTTTTTGTTAAAAAGATCTCTTATTAGGTTTACAAAATTCACTTAGATTCCTCTTTTTGTTATTGGTACTCTCAAAGACAAGTCAGCCTCTGATTCTCTTTCTATCGGGACCACTTCTATCGTTGCGGTTATGACTCCATTGATAACTTTCATTGAAGAAAGGTATGCGTCTTCAAGCTTTTCAGTGTCGGGAAGAAGCCCTTCGGTCCTGTGCATCGCTTCAATCGTGTCTTCTATCACTGCGATTATCGCTCCTGTAAGAAGCGTGTCATCCCCATTGATAGATGTTGTCCCGATCATTTTCGATGCGTTCCCTCCATCTGGAGCCATCATCAGAATTAAGAATCTGCTGGAAAGGCTTTCGTTTCCAGTGCTGTATGAACTTGTGTCAGAAACACTGACTGAAGACCCTTCGTGTATCGTTTTGAAATCCATATTATAAATCCGCTCCTGAAGTGTTTCCGGCTATGTTATTCTCTGAATCACCCATTGAATTCAACCTATCGTAAAGATCGTTTTTACTCTCCCTCTTCTTGCTTGAAAGCTTTCCAGACTTTGTCAATTTCGGCTCTACACCGGTGACGCTCGAAAGGTTTGAAGGTGGCTTTAAGAGTGCTGCAACATTTGTTGCGATAAGATTTTTAGAATAGTCGCTCAACCCATCACACATAGTAGGAAGTCCACTCACACCTTTCATCATCGCACTGAACATACCAACCATGCCGATTACATCCATTCCAAATATGTTCATCATGTCAAGGTGTTCAAGAATGTCAGCAAGCTCGTCAGTCAAAGGATTTCCGACAGAAACGTAAGAGTTTAGAGTCTTTTCCACAAGCGTATGATGTGCCTTAATGTTTCTTATGCTTCCGGAAACCTTATCAAGAATATCGCCGTCATTAAGCGTCATTATGCTCCCAATAGACTTTGCGATACTCTTAGTAAGCTCTGGGTATGAAGTGTTTGAAATATCAGAATTGGTCCACTCATATCCACCTGTCTGAGACTTAATCGATTTAAGAGCCTCGATAAACGCTACAAGATCCTCATTTTGGTTTGTAAGCAAAAACTCTGTGTTCATCATCTTGATCAAAGAGTTTGTTATCAGCATTTCCATTACGAGATCGTTCGAGTAAAGTATCGTGTGTGCAGCGGTTATGTGAGACACGACCTTGAACTTATTGTCCTGATCTTTTATAACATTGTCTTCATCAACCAAGATGAATTTAGCTTTACTTACATTTTCGATCACATGCTCAAGGTACGCTGCGATATCCTCTTTACCCTTGCCTTTTGCGAGCATGTCGAGAAGGGCTGCGATTATGAACTTGACAAACTTCTCCATCCCAATAATCGCTTTTACTGAGACTCTTTTTCTCGCGTTCGCTCCTGATGCGTTTATCACCTCTTTAGAGATGTCTTTCAATGTTACGCCAATCTCAGTTACGATTGCACCGGCCTGAACTGCCATTTCAGTAGCAGACTCATTGAGAACTGTTAAGAAATTTTTAGACACTTGAGCTTTTGCAGAAAGCCTCGCAGAATCATCGAGAATCGCAGAAATTTCCTTTATTGCTCTATCACCCTCTTTGTAGACATATCCGATTGCCGCGTCTCCGACACTGTCTTGCATTGTAGGGATTTGCTTGACAGCAGTTGTCAATGCGTTCCTGAATCTTACAAGATGATTTTGTATCGACTTCCCAATCTTTGAGTCTGCCTCTTTTATGAAAGTAGAATCAAATCTTCTGGCAAATTCGTCAGCGTCTGCATCAAAGCTCTGGTTTGTGCTGTTGTTTCTTATTCTCCACATGTTGAGCTCTTCATACAGGTAGCTGATGAACGGGTCGCAGTACCTCTCCTTGACTCTTTCAAACACAGCGTCTTCTTGAGCCTGCATTTTGACTTTCATCTTACTGCTCAGAAGAGATAACTCCGTTGGGTTCAAGATCTCGATAGCCTTATCAAGATGCTTGTGCATCGCTTTGTAACTACCTTCGTTGAAATACCCGATAGAGTCGTCTTCTGGGTTGAGCCCGGTGACAACTTTGTTCAAAAGTATTAATGCAGCGTCAATTTCTTTTACAGCTTTTTCTATAAGACCTTTGAGATCACCCAGTCTTGACATGCCTTTTAAAGCTCTCACAAGGCTTATGAGGTGAGCTATGAGCTGATTGATCTTATCAATGCTCTTCCCCTCTTCCTTGCTCAAAGCAAGCGCTTTTCTATGAGGAATCGATATGAGTCCGAACACCGTTGATGGGCCAAGCATGAAAATCGCGAGGAATTTAGACAGGACCATTTCGAGAGCTTTTGACGCTAGTGATGCAGCGGCTCCTGCGATGCTTTGCATCATTGTTGAAGCCATCCCAGCAAGAGCCGCCAAGATCTCAGCTGGAAGGAAATTCAGTATTCGCTTGTACTTTATCGCGTACACAAGTTCGAGTATTTTCTCGAACGTTTTTCTTATCACAAGTCTTACTTCGAGAATGGTCTTGTAAACGCCTGAAGCTGTGGCTATGGCGACACATATCGCCTCAATAGCGCTCTCACTCTTTTCTATAAGCTTAAGTATTTTCGGCTTTGTTTCAGCTACAGAATGTTCTAAAACATCATCTCCGTCACCTGAATTTGCCGCCTCAATAAGTGCCATTGTATCTCCCAAAGTAATTTCACATAAAATAACTATTGTTATGGCATTGGTGTTTATGGAATAACTATTTAGAGAAGGAGGTGTTTATGAAACACTTGATAAGCGTACAAATAAATGTCATGATCAGTTTTGAATCTGACAACCCAAGAGAAGAGATATCTAAGATAGATATCAACATTCCTTTTAAATACCGGAAGGAGCTTGAGAACTCTGTCGTTCTGCTCTTGTCAGAAGGTGACACTGTGAATGTGCCCGACCCTTATGAGGATGGTTTTGATGGATGGAAGCATTCATTTATCGGGACAGTTCTCGAATTTGTTGGAGAAGGTGTCATCAAGGTAATTGACCAAGATGAAAACGTCTTTACAATTGAATCGTGGAGGGTTGACCGTGTTGAAATGGACTCATAAAGCAGGAAAGTTTTTTGTTGACGGTGTTGACTACACTGAAAAGATACTAAAAATTGCAACTAAGCTTGATGGGACGATTGTAACATTTGAAGGCCGCCAGTTCGCTGTTACAATGGAAGAAATCATTGTCAAGAAGGCGAGAGGATGTGTGTTCGGGATGACAGACCACAAAGGTGGTTGCAAGGTGCTTTCGAAGCTTGACGATGTTCCAAATGAAGAGGAGTTTATCAAGCTTATCGAAGATTCGGATAATATGGACTACGCAAAAGCGTTCTACGTTGAAACGAAAGATCAGCTTGAGTGGTATTACATGCCAAAGAACAAAAGGTTTTGCAGGAGGCCAGTATGAACAGAATTGTGTTAGACCCAAATTACCCAGTGGCGTCATGCTTTGTAGGAAGCAGAGTGCTCGGTGGAGATGAGATAGCTGCTGCTGAAAAAGGTATCTTCATTCTGAGAAGAGGTGATGACTCTTGCTCTTTTGAGAACCCAATGACTCTTCTGACTCCTAAATTTGACCCGTACTCTGCGATGAAAAATTCGATCAAGGTTGATTTCAAGGATATGAAGGGCTTGCTTATCAAAGGGATCATAGGATCAATCGTTATCCTTGAGAATTTCCAGCACGCTCCGGTAACCGATGTTACTGTAAGCTTTGACAATCCAGGGATAAGATTGTTCTCTTGTGATTAAAAAAGGGGTTGTTAATTCAACCCCATTTTTTTAGTTATCTGTAACTCTTTATCCTGTCAGACATCTTCTTCTTCATTCGCGTGATAGCCATTGGGTTGGTATTCAACTTAACGGCAATCTCATTGTTCTGAAGCTGAGGTCTACCGCCGTACCCAAAGGTGTATTCAAACACAACCTTTTCAGGACCAGTGAGCTCATAGTACAAATAGTCAAGAAGAGCTTTATCGACATTCTCAAACTGAGTCCCGTTGCCGTAAAAATCAAATTGAGCAGCCGAAGCGTTTGTCTCCCCGCCAAGCTCTTTCATCATTCTTCCGACTTTCACCTTGTCGATCTTCATCTCGTCAGCCATCTCTTCAATACTCGGCTCTCTACCAAGTCGGTCTTCAAGGTTCCCCTTGGCAACGTTGAAGGTTGAGAGTTCGAACTTTCTATTCTCAGGTATCCGGCCTGATGTCAACGACTCTACCGCAGCTCTCTGGATCTTCTGCATGTGATTGTACACATGAGTTATCGGTTGAGTGTTCATCTCAGGATTGTAAGAGTCGATCGCTCTTTTAAGCTGAGTGTTCGCTTGGAGTTTGAGTGTCGCCTCGGAGATCCCGCCCTTTTTATAGCTGTTCACGAACTTGTGCATGACAGGTTGGTATCTTACGAACAACTCAGAAAATGCAGCAGGATCTTTTTTTGTCTGCCAGTCGTTTATCCACTGCTCTTCTTGTGTCATTTGTTAAGTCCTGGTTTAAATGCGTTTTTCAAATTAGTTACAAACCCAGGGTTCTTTTTGAGAAGGTATTTTGTACCAGCGATTGCGCCGGCTGCTAACCCGCCAATGGCGCCAATCTTTCCGATTGCTCCGCCAGCTTTTGCAAAGCTGCTTGCAACATTGCCTTTTACACCTTCTGTGAACTGGCTTCCAATATGTCGAACGCCTTTATTGATCCAACCCTTTTTATGAGCTGCGTACCCAAGGCCTCCGGCGCCAAGAGCTCCAAGTGCAAGTGTGCCGGATCCGTCGAACGCATCTCCAGCTATCTTTTCCATTGCAATTGATACTTCGTCTCTCATTATTTTTCTCCTCGTTTTATCGTGTCATCTTTGCATTGCAAAATATATGATTCTACAACTCCATACCGAGAAGTGTTTAGCGCACCCTTTTTAAGGAATTTCTTCGGGTAGATATTTACCTTCCAATTAAACTCGCTTATTGGAACCGCTTTTGGTTTGCCTTTTTCGTCCAGAATCTCAACACGAAAGTCAGTGTAAAGAGTTGCATACACATCTTTTATAGATGCGACATCTCTTCTTACGTAGTTCATCGCAGCAAGGTAACTTTTCGGGGCGCCGATGTTTTCGTACTTCTTTTGAACAGCCTCATGGATGGTGCCGTAATCTCCGATAACATCATCAAGAGCTATCCCTTTTGACACATTGAACGCGGTGTACAAGTTCTTGTAGATCTCCTTTGTTCCATAGGCTTTGTCGGCGTATGTCTCTGCGACAGACTTGTCTCCAAGAAGGTCTTTTGCATATCCGTTGCCATCGAAAGACGGTTCTCCTGACAAGAAGTCGTATGATGACGGCTCATTTATGTATCTCGCATTGTTTAGCGTTACAGAAGTAGACGCTTCACAACTATTCGTTGTAATATCGATTACATGCTTAACGGTTTGAACGGTTCCAATTATCGACCGATTTTCGCCGGTATTGCCATACTTGTCAGCAACTATGACTCCAGGGAATCCTGGCATGAGATACGGGTTGAAAGACATGTTACACGTTGCAACTCTTCCGGCGAATCTTGCGTTTACGAATTTAACGACAGCGTGCTTTTCGAGTGTGACATTCAATTCAGTGTTTGCTGCACCGTTCTGATATCCTGCAAGCTCCTGGCTAACTGTGTCGTAAAGCACGTTAATTCCTTTTAGCATTTCCTCTTTTGTAAGAGCTGACGCGATGCTGTAATTTGCCTCTGGTTCGATATGCGTTGTAGCAATCTTACCTGGTATTGTTATGACCTGTGTAAGCTCTGCTCCGGTTGACTGATCGAAGTAACCTTGAACATTGAAGTACGCCCTTGTGTAGTCGCTATCGTAGTCGAATTGCGTCTCAACTCTTTCGTACATGCTTGGGAACATTATGTTGCAAGCTGGAGGAGCTGTGAAATCAAGTGGTGGTATCACGATCGTTTCTGCTATTTTCACGCTATCTGTTCTGATTACTGGTGGACAACAGACGCCAAAAGGCTTCATTGAGAATAGGCCGGCAGCTCTGAACATTATCGATTCAACAGATGAAGTGTAAGAGGAGTTAAGAAGGTGACTACCGATAAGCTCGTTCCCGTATTGCATGTTGAAATATTTCACACTCGCAGAGTTCGGGAATATCGCCATCTTCTTTGTTACATCGAGCCTGTTGTTGAACTCTATCGCCATTCTACTTCCGCTGGTTGCAGTGTCCCACACGCCGTAGATTATGTTCTTGAGTGTATCCTTGGTGACCTTGGTTCCTTCGATTCCGCAGTTTTTCAAGAGCATGAGCCCGGAGGTGAGAAGGTTGTCCTTGGTACTGCTACTTGTCGCCTTCTTTTTTGTAAGATCGGTGTTCAAGCCGTTTATCGCAAACGGAGCAGAAGACTGGAGCGTTTCGTCATCCATGGTAAAAATTGATGGCGTCTTTCTGATGTCCATTCTGAAGTCCCTGCAAACAACTGAGACCATTCTTCCAAGGCTTGAGTCAACTTTGTACTCCATTGAGGTGTACCCATCGAACAACAGGTGAAAAAGTCTGTTGCTTCCGGTTCCATCTTCAAACCATCTTCTGAAGAATACTTGAACCATGGACTTTACCGGGATGAGAGAAACCTTGTCGTTGTACGGTATGTTTATACTTGCAACAACACCCTCTTGAGTGCATTGAAGATTTATACTTGAAAAGCTGCATAGCTGGCCTTCCAAGTACATGATAAATTCGTGGTTATATGAATTTTTATCCATTGCTCTTCTCTGGGTTAAGGTACCCTTCTTCTCTGTGGTAAACTTCTCCACCTTCACCGGTTGACCGGATCCATCTGACTTTTCTAACGAGCATGCTCATTGAGAAGTTTTTCAAAGATACATTGTCTGCATTCGCTTGGACATTAATTTGCATCATGTACCCAATGATTACCCTGCTATCAAGAACCATGACGCATTTACGCTTGTTTGCGATCGGAGATCCTCCGATAAGGTTTTCCTCGAAAGCTTTCAGGAATGACTGGTAGAACGGGTATTCAGGAGAGTCTATGAGAATGCCGGATAGAGCTATCATCTTCGGTGATTTCCCCATGAAGAAAACGTTCCAGTCTCCTCCGAAGTTCTGAGACACTTTGTTGATAGACGCCTGATCTTCAATGATGTTTGTCACCATGAAATTGGATAGGATTCCTTGGTACGGACCACTCTTGTCAATTCCAGAAGATATCGCTGCCCTGTCTTCGTCTCTCTTTTTTCTTACAGCTTCAGATTCCCTTGCGTCTTGAATGTCTTGAACTATGCTTAAGGCCTCTTCAGACTGCTCTGTTTCAGTCGCTGTAAAATCCCAAGTACCTTCGTAAACATCCTTATTTTTATCTTCGGTAAGGATGTTTATGGTATCTGGCTTGCTGTAAGAATCTTCTATTTTTGCAAGGTCTGTTTTAGCTCCTGTAACAGATGGCTCAGAAGGCTGCACAGCTTTGGCTTCAATAGAAGGAGGAGAATCTTGTGAAGAGATATCTATCGAGTCATCAACAGAAATGTACGGCAACTCATCGACATTTGTCGCGGCGCCGTAGATAAGAATTGTTGCAACCTTTTCGGTATCAAATCTAGTTATCGATCTTGACATTTTTTACCTCATCCACACATTGTTCCAGTAGTTCATCTGAGGAGGGTGTGCTCCAGCAATCGGAGATCCTTTTCCGGAGTTCATTTCATTAAAGCCTTGAGCATCTTTTCTTGACTCAATATCTTTTTGGAGATTTCTAAGAAGCTTCTCAGTGTTTTCGGCAGATATGTTTTTCCCGTCAAGCTTTAAGCCTTTTCTTGCGGCTTTGTAATCTTCGTCAAACCCGTCACTAAGGACTGTTGCAGCGCTTCCAAACCCTTTTCCGTTCAACACCTCTTTCAAGGCGTTGTCGATAGCCTTAATCTGATTGTCGTAAACAGCTGCTTTAGCGTCAGAGGTTATAAGAGTTCCGTTAATCTTTTTCATTGCCGCTGCTTGAGCGCTCTCTATCGATTGACCTTCGTAGAACATGTTCGCATCTGCAGTGTATCTTCCGTTATCGCCTCTATAAACATTCTTGTAAATATCCTTGTGACCATTAAGGAAGTTGCTTACAATGTTCGCATTGTTGGTAGCATTTCCGTTTATTCCAAGAAGTGCCGTGGAAGCCTGAGATGTAAAATTATCCATTCCGGCTGGATTGCCACCCATTGAACTCATGTAGAACTGGTTCAATGCAAGACCACCTCTTGCAGCGTTCGACGCCTTAACATGCCCTCCGATTTTTGTGAAAATAGTTTCGAAACTATCTCCGCCTTTGCGGAATAATGAGCCTTTTACTTGAAGGTCTATGAGGTGCTGCCCTTGCCTTGACTCCTTGAAAGTTCTCCCTTCAGCATCAAATGGCAATATACTGTTCATAGCATCTTCAAGAGCTCTCGCTGTTCCTAAAGCGTCACTCTTCTCAACTCCGTCGAACATGCCGTATGGGTTTTCTGATCTTGCCAAAGAGATTACCGCAGGAGAAATTCCTTTGGCAGCATTATTCGCTTTCATCTCTTCTTCTGCTGACACTTTTGCGTTTCTATTTGAAAACATTTTTGCTGCTGCATTCAACTTGAAACCAGACTTCTCAGAGTACTTCAAATTCGCATTAGCTCTTGTGAGAGCTTCTACTCTTTTGTTCGCGTCTTTAATCCCGCTTATTGAGTATCCGTAAATGTCATTCGCATTAAAACCTGCACCTGGGATGAGCCTGTTAGCCTCTGCCACAAGTCTTGACGATTCTGACATAGCCTTTTTTGAATCTGTCAAAGCAAGTCTTGCAATGTCTTCCATTCTTGTGTTGAGTTGAGGAATTCCTCTCAAAGAAGCTTCGCCTTGTGTGATCGATCCAAGCTTACCTTCAAGGCCTCTTACGACTACCTCTCCACTCTGGATCCTGCTTCTTAAAAGACTCATTGACTCTGGATTACTTGATATGCCAAGAAGATTACCTGACAGACGTTTTACGTATGTTCCGTAATCCCTGGCAGCATCTTCATCTGATACCTTTTTGTTTTTCACTCTGCTTAAGTATGTAGACTCATCCATTCTTGCGAGCTTAGAGATATCTTCAGCTTTAGAGGTTTTATTGATACTTCCGACATCCATCGCCTTCGTTATCGCATCTGCAATAGCTTTTTGACCTGAAGCGTCTCCTGGAGCGTAAGACTTTTTACTGTCGTACTCTCTTTCAAACTTGGCTCCTTTTTCGGAAAGAGCACCCTTGTTTGCAGCGACATACTCCTTCATGACTTTTGTAAGCTCTTCCTGAGTAGCCTGAGTCTGCTTCTGAAGGTATGAAGCTCCTCCGGCAGATGTTAGAGCGAGAGTTACGGCCTCTCCTCTTGACTTTGGCTTCTTGTTAACAGCATCTTCAAGCTCTTGACCTTGAGTCGTGAAATCAACCCACTCGCCTTCCCCAAACCTGAAGTTTTCATCCCCAAACATTCTTCCAAGAGTTCCGGTCATTCTGTTGGCTTCTTTTGAATTTCTAGCCATAGACAGTTTAACAAAAGCGGCATTCGCTTCTTCAGATGTGAGCTCTCCCGATCTGATTCTTTCAGCCATCTTCTCTTGCAGGTGACTTACGTTCGTTCTCTTTGTGCTTTTTGCATAGTGACTAGCGAAATCACTTGCTATTGCACCTGTTATCCTGACTGATCTATCGCCGTTACCGAACGTGTCGTCAATCATCTGCTCTTTTGTAAGCGACATCCCGCCGTCTGACAAGCCGAAGTTTTTAACGTATGAACCGACAGTTGTGTACCCGAGCTTATTCGCTCCAAAGTTGTTGAGCATTCCCATTGTGATAGAACTAGAGACGTCTGAGATTATATCGCCAGCTCCAAGTATTGCTCCGCCGGCATTGTAGCTTGCTCTTCCAACACTTCTCTTGAAGTCTCTGTATCCGAACACTGCCTTCTCGATCATCCCGCTTCCGATACGTCGGTACGAGCCCATCTCATTAAGGCTTGCAAGCATATTTGCAGAACTGATCCCAGCCTTGTAACGATCCATTCTAGGATCTGCTGCAAGGAAGTCGTTTACTACGAGAGAGCTGTTGTGGTCACCACCGGAAACTTCTTGAGCAAACGCCCATCTTGCCGCTTTATCTGATGCGAATGATTTTGATTTTCTCCATATCCCAAATGCTCCGTCAAGCAGAACTTCTGGTCGCTCCATTGAGTTCACTGCATCTGCCTTGTACTTGTTCCAAAGTACCTTATCGGTACCAAGCTTTGCCACAAGGTTCCCGGTTGCTGTAAGTGCTTCAACTGGGCTTATTTCACCGTTAACCATTTTCGCAAGCTTCTTTGGATCGATTGCTCCAACACCGTTTTTCAAAGTGCTGTTTTGGTCAAGTATTGCAGCGATACTCTTGTCACCAAGACCTGAAGCGATCGCGTTCATTGTAGCTCTTCCAAGGATTCCTGACGCAGTGTCAAGCCCTCCTGCGCGGTTAACCGATGCTGCCATATCTGAATTGTATTTGTATGCTGTGGCAGCCATGGCTGTCATGTTTTGGAAAACTCTTGATCCAGTTGCTCCGGTGAAAGAAGTTCCTGCAACCGATTGTGCGCCTAGCGAGCCCATTTTCATCATGTTTTCATATCCTAGACCCGTTGACATGCCTAAGCCCTTTGCGGACGAAATAGCCCCTCTTACCTCGGCCAAACTTGAGTAGCCCATAGACTTCATTGTTTTCATGATCGACATGCCATCTTCGATGGTTGTCCCGAGCATTTTCACAACTTCTTCAGTCGTCTTTACGAGCTCTTCAAAGTTCTTCTTGTACTGCTTGATCGTACCACTGTCTGCTGAGCCTCTTTTGACCGCTGACATCATACCGTTTGAAATGGCAATCTTGTGGATAGTCTCTTTCGAGTCGGCGTTGAAAAACCCGCCTCTCTCCTTGTAAGATTTGAAAATGTCTCTTCCGAGCATTCTGGTCTCAATATCGGTCTGTCCAGTTAGTCCTAGAGCAGCTTTCGATGAGTGGATGTCGTTGATTGTGTTTGCGATTTTCTGTCTCTGCATGAGGTTCGCTTCAACTCCGCTTTGCAAGAATGACACAGCAGGCTGAGCGATTATCATTGGCATTGCAAGTCCAGTCAAAGTTCCACCAACTCCGGCGGTAAGTCCTCCCATAAGACCTCTCATTTTGAGGCCTCCTGTGATACCTTTCCACACTCCAGAACCTGCAGCGAACGTACTGGTGTAAATCGCTGCATTTGCCAATGCACCTTGAGTTGCACGAGACTGTTCTTCAGCTCGCAAATTGTACCCTAGAATGTTTGCGTTGGTTCTTGTACCGAAGTTGTACTTAGGAGTTCTGATAAACTCATAGTGTTGATCTTGACTGATTTTCGAAGGATTAAACTCCTTCGCTCTGTCAAACATAGCTTTACCAGCAAGAGCAACTCTATCTGTCGGACGCATGCTAAAGTCAGGGAGTGAACCGGGGCCTTCAGCCATCGGATCGTAACCTTGTCCGTCGAATTGATTATATCCAACTCCGACACCTTGAGCAATACGAGTTGAGTTCATTTTAAACCTCTAACTGAGATGGTCATATCTTTAACTTTTTCGAAAGTAGCCATAGCCTTTTTCATGTATCTCTTAGACTCAACTCCGTTCTCAACGAATATCACATCTTTGAGATTTTTCATAGCTTTTTCCATGTCAACTTTCCCAGAAGCTATGAGAGGAGTCAGGTACTTTATAATTCTCTCTGACAGGACCTTATGAATCAGGACAAGTTCTAAAAAAGTACCAGGGTCAGGCAAGACCCCGGAATTGTAAACGATCTCAGCTTTGGCCCATCCTGATGTGGTCCTTAAGACTTTGGGACGATATTTTCATACCCAATCACGATTGACATCATCGCATCGAAATCAGCTTTTTGGCGTGACATCCACTCGACAACTTGGGCTGGAATACTCATGCTGATCGTGTGGGCTCTTTTGTTAATCGCGGAAATGATCGATTCAAGCTGTTTTGAAGCGTTTTCCAGTTCACCCTTAGCACAGAACGTCTCGTACTTCTTCACGGCTGTCTTGACGTTCCTAGCGAGCAATACGGGGTCGTTTGGAATTATATCGGACCCGTTGATCTCTGAAACCGTCAAAGCGACCAAGAAAAGTCTTCTTCGAGAGTTTATGATCGCATCGGTAAGATCGACGCCTCCGCTAGAGTTTTTCTTCGAGTCAATGAACCGCATAGTCGCGACGTCAACGATGTCGTACTCGGCTGGTGTCGTTGAACAGATCTTGATCGTGTAATTTTTAAACCGACTGTGACTCACAGTCTTTTCCGCAAACCCGTTGAACAAAAGATCCTCTGCGAGCTTGAGATCTTCTTCGGTGATATCGTCCTCTTCGTCGTCAAGGTCTACACCCTGATTGGACATGGCTTCGTTTGCTTTCGAGATTAATTCTTCTTGAGAAACATTCTCTTCGGCGACTGGTAATTCTTCGTCAAACATTCCTGGCATATCTGGCCTCCCTCGGCTGAGTAAAAAATACATCCACTTGCTCGAAATGTGAGATTTTAAATGATTTTTTCCAGAAGTTGAATTTAAGATGCTGTCAATGAAAGGCTAATTTGGAAAAGCGTATTATTATCTGCTTATCGTGTGCACGGTTTTAGAAAGCTAGTGTGGGCCCGAAGTGTGTGCACCCATGTGTGTGAGGGTGTGTGCATGTTGCATGTCATACACCGTGTAAGCATAGATATACATTATATATTATATATTATATATTACTATGTAGATATCTATATATTATATATAAGAACTTCTTATGATGTCTATAGCAATTTTTGTGCCAATAAAAAATCAACGACTTAGGTGCTGTCTTCTCATTTGAAAATGAAAATCTTGAAAGATGAAATAGATATCTGTTTGTATTAGATATTTTTTTATCGATGAAAAAACAGGCCTAAAAATTTTTTTCTATACAAATGTACAGTACTTTTTGCATTTTTCCTATTTTTGAAAAACCCGATTTTTGACCAAAATTTTCTAAAAAATGCCGTTTTTGGGCAAAAAAATTTTCTTGTACAGTATTGTACAGTATGCAAATTTTTGACTGTACAGTGTTTTGCGCACATGTTTTTTGTGTTATTAGGACTTAGTTTTGGGAAAAACAATAGTGATGAGGGATTTATTTTATAACAAAGTTGAGGGATTCATGGAAATTTCTGTTCCATCTCAGGAAAAACACACATTCAAAAACGTAGAATTCGTTCGAGTTTCCCATAATGGGACAACAATGAACTCGTTCAAGGTTGCAAAAGGAAAGGAATCTGAACTTATCAGAATGCTTTCCGAAATGCACATCGGGCAAGATTGTGGGTTAATTGACCCAGACGGAGTGCTCGGTGAAGATACTGAATACAAGGTTTACCTTGAAGGTGACATTGATATGGACATCATAGAAAGTATCGATAAGGCTATCGGCACCTATGAGTGAAGTCGTAATGTACACTGATGGCGGTTGTGCTCCTAATCCTGGAGTTGGAGGCTGGGGAGCCATTATGATGCATGGAATCCATATTAGAGAGTTCTCTAAAGGATATGCAAAAACAACGAACAACAGGATGGAATTGCTTGCTGTCATCGAAAACCTTGAACGTCTTAAACGACCGTGCAAAGTTGAAGTGTACAGCGACTCCGAGTACGTGTGCAATTCCATGAACATGTGGATTCATGGATGGGCGAGAAGAGGTTGGAAAACATCTTCTGGGAAGACATGTGAAAATGTCGATCTTATGAAGAGAATGTTCGATCAGATGAAGATCCACAAGACCGAAGCCTTCTGGGTAAAAGGTCATGACGGTAATGAGCACAATGAGAGATGCGATGAACTCGCAACCATTGCGCGTGATAATGCAATCAATGTAGATTTGGGTTATGTTAAAAAGTAGGAGGTTACTATGTCAGATGTAAGCGGAATCAACAATGTAGTTGATGCTGTTGTTGCGAAAACCGGTGTTACAAAGGCCGAAGCAAAAAGAGTTATTCTCGGGTTTGTCGATGTTATCAATGAAAGTGACAAAGTTCAAATCGCAGGTTTTGGATCGTTTAAGTGGACAGATGTTGCTGCTCGCCAGGGTACGAACCCGTTCAATGGTCAGCCCCTGAACATCCCAGCGAAGCGTGTTCTGAAGTTCAAAACTTCTAAGAAATAGCTTTCAGCATATTGAAGACGCTCTCGGATGATTCATCCGAGTCTTTAATTGTTTATAGGTGCGCTTCTTGTAGATCCTGATGAGATTCCGAGTGATCTGGTTTTGGTAAAACCAGATAACTAAAAATCTAATCAGGATCTCCGTAAGCATGTCCACCAAATAGAATATGCATTGATGAGTAATTCCAGGGTGAATCGCTCTGGTCAAGTTATGTTAAGGCACCCGGTAAGAACAGCGACCATGTCGCGTTCTTCACCGGGACTCTCCGCCGCTATTAGAATGCGTGTTGAATATGTTCTTGGGTTGACTCGGCTCAGGTATTAAAAAGTCTTGGGTACGAAACAAATCCCCGATTAGTTTCGAACGCCCAATTAGAACACGGAGTAGGTGATATGTTTGAGCTTATTGTTTTTGAGGCTGAGTGGTGCGGTGCTTGTAAGATTTATAGAGAGATACTCGAAAGAATAGAGGCTGACGTCACTTTCTTAGATTCATCTATCGATCCTGATGTGAAAGCTGTTCCTCTCACGATTCTTAAAAAAGACGGTGTAGAAGTTAAGCGGAAGTTCGGTGCAATGACCGAGCTAATGCTTCGCGACTTCCTGTCGTAAAATGATGTACTGATGATGAAATACCGTAGTGTCTCGCTACGGTCATCGAGTGGTATTGTTGAACACGCCGCGACGCAGATGGCCTCTTTTTCCGGCCCTGCGGTCCGGAGGAAAAAGTATGGCTCGCGTGACCGATTGTATTTCTGTGTCCAAGATTAGAAATCTTGAACAGAAATTCTAATCAGCCCCGCTCGCCTGACCATCTGACGTCGCGGCGTGCTTCAATCGACAATTAGAGTACATTGACGTTTTTACTGGAGAGTTTCTTTCCAGTCGGTTTTTTACTATTGGCAGTGTCCTGGAGAAGTAGCACACCACAACCGGTGCCAGCCTAAAGGCTTTTACCGGTTTAGGTGAGCACTCTCTCCAGGAAACTATCTGCAATTAGAATGTGCGTATTGACGTTGTGTTATCCTCAGCTGATTCGGTTGAGTCGTTTTGTTCCAAGTAGGCGTAAATTTCCCGATTGACATCGTTGGGCCGCTTTCCCAAGAAGGCAGCTTCCTCCCTGGGCTTCGCCACGGAAGCAACCTTCCCGGGCCGCTTTCCAACATGTCATACGGGATATTTCTGCGCCCAAATAGAATACGCTGAATTCATTGAAGAGTTATCCTGTTCTGTCTCGGGCCAGGTCTTCCGTGTTACTTGGGCTGTAGTCCAGACACCCTGACACATAAGTTACTGTGCTGCTGTTGGCAGCACGTAACACATGTCGTCAGGGTATGTCTGGACTCCATCCTATCGATTAGAATGAATTCTCCCATTGATGAAGTATTCTTGAGCGATTCGCTTAAGGTTAATTTTCCGAAGTAGCAGTGTATGCTTACTATGGCAATACTACGCCGCAGGCTCCCTCGCAGCGATCGATTTCGACAAGCTCCGCTTTGCTACGCCAATCGAAAACCGATCGCTGCGAAACGCCCCGGCTACGCTCTGCCATAGCAATCATCTTCCTGTTGCAATTAGAATGGGCCTCGTGCTTTGAAGAGTATTTCCATGTCGTTTCGACTTGGATCGCTATTGTTGACTGCTGATGCATCCAACAGACGGCCCTGGGCTTCGCAAGGCGCTACCCAGGGCCATCCATGGATACATCTCCACAATTAGAAAGCACTACCTTGATGAAGTATGCTGAACTGTATCGGTTCAGTTTGATATTGCGCTTGCTACCTGATGCAGCGGATGACCACCCGAGACCTGGCCGCTTCCAAGGAAGCTATAGGTCTCAGGACGTCTTTCCGCTGCCACAGTGTAGTCGATTAGAAGGTAGTTTCATCTTGATGTTGTTACCAGTCCGATTCGGTCTGGAGACTTGAATTGTTTGGGTTGTACCCAGACGGATGACACCTGAGGCGCCCCTTACCAGCAAAGCTGGTAAAAATCGCCTCCGGAGTCTTCCGTCTCAGTACTCACACCCGATTAGAAGATGATCGGCCTGTAAGCGAATGCTTGCAGGTCTTTTTTTTACTTAGGAGTTAAAATGAGGCCTTATGCCCGCAGGTCTGTTAACGCTCTTGATACAGATGGATTGTTTGATAAGCACTCGTGTTGCTTCAAAGTAATAAAAATGGTAAGACTTGGATCCCTGAGATATTTCCAAGGCTTTACTGACAAGGAACTATACGAAATGCTTGAGTATCCGTATCGGATTACCCATGACAGATTTGTCTTCGTCTATGTTAATGAGCAGGTCCTCCAGAACGCCAGTGGTGTGACAGTTTATAACAAGGTAAAGTCACTTCTTCATAAGGCGATCTTTTACGCAATGCACCATGATTGCGGCGGATCATTTGAGGATGACGAACTTGGACAACTGCCATTCAGCTTTGAAGTTTCTGAACATCAGCCAAAAGCTATTCGTCCAGAAACTATATTGTTCACCCATTCCGGCGAAGATGACATCGACGGCCTTCTTGATGAGTACTGCTTAAAGTTTGAGCACATACCAATCAAGACGCCTGTTGTGTACGAAGGTATCGACGAAATAGCCTACGCTGACTACGTGAGAGCTAAGAGAAGAGTCTTCGGAGATGATTGCAGTGTTGGAATGGCGACAGTTATAACAGGTGTAAGAAGTGATCTTCTGAAGCTTGTTAAAAAAATTGAAGTGCCGTGCATAGCAGAATCGCTACGCTCGGTTTTGTTGCCTTAAGGAGGATAGTTTGGTAGTTGGTGTAATTTCTGGTAATCCAGTTGTAAACGAAGATGGAACAGTAACGGTCTCAGGCGTTACTATGCCATCAAGTGTTTTTGAGAAGCAGTTTTTCAATCTTGTCAAAGACGACAATAAGATAACCGAGGAAGACGTTAGTAATTTGGTTGAGTATTCAAACGCCCATAAAACAGGCGAGAAGACAGCTGTGATTACGGCGAAAATAATAACAGGATTCGAAATCGTAACAACTTCTTCATGTGTAAGCCCTGAAGATTACGATAACGATCTTGGTCATAAGTACGGACTCAAAAAGGTGTGGCCGGCGCTCTATGATTTTCTTGGGTTCGTTGTTCAGTGGGGTAAGGAAGGGGTGTCAAAATGATTGAAACAATTTTGAAAACCGACCTTGCAAAAGAACACTGGGGACGAAAGTATGCTTACATTGGTGAACGGAATTTCTTTGGTACAGCTCGCCGAGTTTGTACAGCTCTTGCATCAGTAGAAGATGACAAAGAGTACTGGTTCAACAGGTTCATGAAGACTATGCTCAAATTCGATGAGGACTCAATTCCAGTTGGTATCAAAAGCTCTACCGGAGGTCGCGTGACAGCGAATATCGGGACAGAGTATAATGGTACCACTTTGATGAATTGCTTTATCTCTGGGCCTGTTAAGAATGCGAAGATCTCCTATACCCGCGGAAATGGCGAGATTGGGATTTTGATCCCTGTAGAGATTAATACTCCGGAAACCCCGGACAACATGGCAAACATCTTCCTGACAATCATGGAAGAGGCTATGACACTTTCTTCTGAAGGTGGATGGGGAATGGACTTCTCATGGATTCGTCCAAGAGGGTCGAAAATCGGTGGATCAGGTGTAAGACATCCTGGAGTTCCAACTTTCATGGAAGTGTTCGATGCGGTCGCTGGATGCGTTGTTAAAGGTGACGGAGATGGGTACCGAGATGTTTTGACTAACTTTCTCGACCAGGACTCAGTTGACAAAGCCCGCGGAGAAGTTATCAAAGAGATCCGCAAAGGTGCTTTGATGGGAGTTCTTCGTGTTGACCATCCAGATATTGAGGAGTTCGTAAAAGCCAAGCAGAAGTCTGGCGTCCTTACGAAATTCAACATGTCAGTTGGTGTTACCGATGACTTTATGATTGCTGTTGCTGAAGATAAAATGTGGGATCTGGTATTCAATGGTGTTGTCTACAAGACGGTGTCTGCGAAAGCCCTTTACGATCTTATTATGGAATCGACTTACAACCGCGCGGAACCTGGAATTTTGTACCTTGATACAATGCAGCGAAATAATCCTGTGTCGTACCTTGGCCGTGTAAATGCTACGAATCCATGTGGCGAGATACCTGGAAACCCTGAATTGACAACAGTTTGTCTACTTGGTAGCATAAACTTAACTCAATACATCGGTCTTGACAGGACATTTGATTTTGATACTTACTCGGAAGATGTGAGAGTATTCGCAAGAATGCTTGACAATGTTTGCGACATTACAAATCTCCCGTTACCATCTTATGACTGGGCTGTGAAAAACCTTCGTCAATATGGGATGGGTGTTATCGGAGTTGGATCTGCATTGTTCATGCTTGGTGTGAGATATGATTCTCCGGAAGCTGTTGAGTTCGTAAGTCGAATTACGAAGATCAAAGAGAATGAGACAATGCGGACATCAGCTCTTCTCGCAAAAGAAAAAGGCGCTTTCCCGGCTTACAATGCTAAGAAGCATCTTAACACTGAATACTTCCTTTCAGATCGTCTTGATGAAGATGTGAAAGATCTTATTCGGGCCCACGGAGTTCGCAATGCAAAGACTACCACAAATGCTCCTACTGGAAACACTTCGGTAATCCTTGACAATGTGACAAATGGAATCGAACCGGTCTTCATGACAGAGTATATCAGAACAGCTGTGTGCAAAGAGTATCCAGCCGGTCTTTCTGATGAAATGATCTACTCTGACTTCAAGAAGGTAGAGATTGGTGACAAGGATAAATTCTTCGCTTATGAAGGCCAGTATAACGGTGAAACGTATTACTTCGAGCCTGACAAAGGCGGAAGAGGACTTTGTAAGAAGTCTCCTGTCAGAGATTATGGTTACAATTGGGTTCTTGAAAACTTCCCAGAAGATGTTAATGCTGACTACATCGTGACAACGAACAGCTTGTCTGTTAAGAGTCATATTGATGTTCAGGCTGCTGCGCAGTACTACTGCAACCAGAGCATATCAAAGACTGTGAATCTTCCGAACAATTATCCGTTCGATGATTTCAAAGATCTTTACATGCAGGCATGGAAGCGTGGTCTTATCGGGATTACTACTTATCGCGATGGCACAATGTCATCCGTTCTAAGTAAGATTGAATCTGAAGATGTTCGTGAAGTTATACCGGAAGACTTGAAATGTCCTTCTGAGTTAGTGAATGGACCAACTTCTGTAATTCGTAGAGAAGGCGAGAAGTACTACATTAACTTCAGCTATCTTCCTGAAGATAGCGATTTCAAGTTCCCATTCGCGATGTGGATTAATACAAATAATCTGCGGTCTGAGTTGAAGTACGTTACGAAGGCTGTTGCAAGTCTTGAGTCTATGGCTATATCAAAAGGTGTGTCTCCATCTATTGTAAGCAAGACTGTAAACAAGATGGATCACCAGCCTGGCCATAACAAGATTGCCAGGATGGTCTCACTATGCCTTCGACACAACATATCAATCCCTGATATTGTTGGAGCGATTAAAGGCATAGAAGGCGATCACATCTCGTCACTTTTGACGGCGGTAAGAAAATTCTTATCGTCGAAAATATCCGACGGGGAAAAGGTGGTTAATGACAAATGCGTGTCATGCGGATCTGACAATATGGAATACTCTGCTGGGTGTTCAATTTGTAAAGACTGTGGATATTCCGGCTGCAACTGAGAAGTTGTAAGTTGGAGTGTGCGGCTCTATGTGAAAACATAGGGCCGTTTTTTTAGCCATATTTTTGGAATAATTATATTGAAGGAGGTGTTTATGATAGGAAAAGTATTCAGAATTGGTACCAACAATCTTACTCAGCACAACACCAATATTGGCGCCATTGTAGTGCGTAGAGGGTCGCCAAAAATAGGCGAATATTTTTTAAGCGGGAACCCGATATTCGCGTGGGAAGCTTACGGTAAAATGGATGGTGAGTATTGGGTTTGTAAGAAGTGGAGAAAAGGCGATCCAGTTCCTACTAACAAAGACAAGGAGCTTCTGAAGATTGCCATATCAGAAACTATAACAAAAAATTGCAAAGGGCTTAGAAAAGATGAAGTCCTTGCTGTGATTGACGAACTAAGGAGTAGCATAGATGCGCTGTAAAGAAGTTGATTGTATTTACAATGGCAGAGTTGTTGATGCAGATGGTTTTGGTATCTGCTACGAAGATTATGTTGATGAAACTACAATTGAATGTCCAGGTGCATGCGTAGTTGACAATGATGAATACAGAGAGCTTGCAGGAGTTGAAAGAAAGGAAGTTACAATTGAAATTCAAGAGGAATAAGCGCGTTGTTGCTCCGTTAAGTGACGATGTTGCTCCGTTAAGTGACGATACTGTAAAAGAAGTTGAAGTGATGTACTTGAATAACGGATCGGGAATTACCATTGCGTTCGGTGAAAAAGTTGTCAAAGGCAACATTGAAAAGTATGTTGAAATGGTAAACAAATGCGAATTGTATTTCTTCAATAAGCTCAAAAAGATAAAAGGTGCGAAAGGCTTGACTGATCTTACTAAAAAATCACCAAGACTTGTAAAGCGCACTAAAGAAAGTGTCGTCATACCAATATTTGAAAAAATTGGTATCATATTCTTCAAAGAAAAAGTTGCAGGATATGTAAGAATTACAGATTTACACAATATCGTAATCGATACTCTTTTTATCTCAAAAAAGTACAGAGGTAGAGGGATAGCCAAAAAATCGATGGAAATGATTGAAGGAGTTTATCGACAGAAAGGGAAGAAGTCGATACAGCTCATCACAATTTCCGGTGAAGGAAATAATTTGTTTGAAGATCTTGGGTATGACAAGGTTTTCATAAGAAGAAGTAAAATTTTATAGGAGTAGCTCAAATGAGAACAAGAGAAGAATTTGTAGAAGAGTATCTGTCAGACAAGTGTATGTACTGGACCGAAACTGTCGAGGACACTAATAAAGTCCTTGAAGTTGCAAAGAGGTTTGGTATCAAGTTTAGATCTGGCCACGAATGCGATGCTGTTGAATGTGCAATGTCGTTGCTGACATTCTTCGTTAAAGACGGTGTAACTTACATTCAAAGAAATGATATGTGGAACCCGGCGTATGGCTTAAATGTCAGAAGTGAAAGATGCATGTTTGCCGAGTTCCATGAGCTAAAGCTTCCCAGCAGCAACATAATGAAAAAGACTCTTTCTGTTAACAGGTATGACTACGTTATCTCTGTAGAATTGGATTACAGAATTGAAAAACGTATTGGTGGAGCTCACTCTTGTCTCATAACTGCTGTCGGAACTGACGGGTTCAATGTGTCTAAGATTGTGCCGTACAATACTGTTGCAAATGAGGCTGAAGGTATTATCAATCAAATAAGACATGGGTCTTGCAGCGTTGATAACAACCTTGGGAAATTAGGGTTTGTAAATGAATGAACTTATCTATAAAATCCTTCGCAAGCATTCAATTTCTGAAGAAGAGTTCAATCTTACAGGTAGGGCTAATAGACCGCCAGTCGCAGCAAAAAATAAGCAGAAGAATCAGAAGCCAAAGTCGCAAAGGCTGAAGAGACTTGCTGAGAAGAAAGCGAGAAAAATGCAACGTGGAAAATAACAAGGAGCAGGAATGTCAGTAGTAATGTTTGATATCGATGACACACTTATCAACAACAACACGATTGAAAAGGTGATGATAAAGTACGGATGTGAGCATGCTGAAGTCAAGTATGACTACAGACAGATGGACATCCCTACAGAGGCGATGGATGAAATCGAGATGATGTTCAATAGCGATGAGCACGCTGGTGATTTCCTCCCAAATGAAGGCATGGAGGAATTTGTTTCAGAGCTTGTAAAACTTGGTCACGTTCCGATAAGCGTTACAAAAAGACCGGACAGTGTCAGAAGGTCAACGAGAGGGATGATGAACAAATTTTTCCCTGACATAAAATTCATATTCTTCGGGAAGAGTGAAAAGTGGCCTTTGATCGAAGCTTGCGATGTGACACATGTGTTCGACGACTCTTCGAGCGTTATCATGGAGTTGCAAGAAAAACCGGTAAAAGTGTTCATGATGAGCAATGAGATGACAGCTCATAACCATGAGTTTGTTAAAGCCGGCGGATTCAAAGTTGAAAAGATCATTAACAGGATCGATGTAAAAAGGATTATTGATGAATACTTCAGAGCAAGATTCCTTGTTTCCGTTGACGGAGAAGTATTTGTTATCACGCAGGATTCTGGAAACCAATACAAAAACTGTAATGGTACAATTTTCAACTTCCCTTCAAAACCATCTCCTCGTGAGGTGTACAAAGGAATTGAAGTAATCAAGGAGCTTTCATGACGTTTGAAGACTTTTGTGAAAACGTAAATTCTCTTGGCGGTGCCAAGAGGATTTTCAGATTGAACAAGAAATTCTACTCTGACAACAAAATCAGGGTTGCGACAATAGTTAGAGATGTGAAAATTCTCGACTTTGATGCTGGGAACTTCATCATCACAGGAATGACTGCAAATGGCGTAAAGACCTATGAGCAGATAAATCTTTCTATGACGAAAGAGGAGCACTTCTTAGACTTGAAGAAAAGACTTTGCAAGATAATTGATAGCGACATCTCACTTGAAAAGATGAAGATCGCAGCGTGTAATCGTGTAATTAACGAGAAGTATGAACACTTCGACATAATAACGAAAGCGGATCTTTTGAAAGGATAGTTTTATGAGAGTGTTCATAATAATTCTCATTATAGTATCGCACCTCGCAGTGTCAAAGCCGATCGAATACATAAGGGTCGGATCCGGCTCTTTGTCGTCCAAGAAGGATAGTCGTAAAGACGAGTTTGACTTCGAAGAATACGCAAGGAGGATTTCTACCCATGAGAGTGGAGGAGACCCGGCTGCTGTTAGTAAATCCGGTTTGTATATCGGGCTTTATCAGATTGGAGACCTTGCTCTAAAGGACATTGGGTGGAGAGGTGTTACCGTCAGGAAGTTCAGGAAAAACCCTGAGATCTTCACTCAAGAAGATCAGCTTAAGGCACTTGAAATGATAACTACCAAGAACCGTGTGTACTTGAAAAAGTACATTACTCTCTACTCCGGACGCGAAGTTCACGGGTACAAGATTACGACTGCTGGGATACTTGCCGCTGCTCACCACATAGGTGCTCGGAAGGTCAAGGAGTTCTTGAAAACCGGAAAGGTTTCAAAGGACGGTAACGGAGTTAAAATGACATTATTTCTTAGGAGGATGCATGATTTGTGATTTTTGTGATGCGACTACAGACGCTGTCGAAATGTCAGGTAACAATCTTCATTGCTGTACAGAATGTTTTAAAAGTCTATTGTACCAACACCTTTCAGAAAAGGGGAAGGAGAACTACGATAGACCGCGTGCTGAGAACGCAATTTTGTTCAACGGGCTCGACTCATTGAATAAGATCAAGGATTGTTATGTGCTCGATTCTGACAACAGAATTGAAACAACTGCTGGCAAGCCTAAGATATTTCTTGGTGATGTCATTTTTACCGTTGACAAAAAAGTGTTTATCTACCCAAAAGAAGAATTTTTAAAGAAATTCAGATGGTCTGGAAGGATGTTTTAATGCATGTAATAAGCGTAGCTCAAAAGCTTGAAATAGCAAAGAAGAAAATAGCATGTCGCGATATGGTGTTTGATGCTAATGAAAAGTATGTTAAGGCTATCGAGGCCTACCAAGAGATTTCTAAGCAAGCCATGTGCGACCACCCGAGCGACATGATAACGGTTGAGACTGTTACAACAAAATGTAAAAAGTGTGGTTATGAATGGATGGATTGAAAGTTGGTGATGTGCTCTATTGTGCTTCAAGCACTCTTGCAAAGGTTGCAGTTACAAGCGTATACCCTGGATGCGCTACCGTATCTATTGAAGGCTGTAAGGAAATGAGTGCAAAAACTGTTGATGGACACATCAAAGTGACAACACCTTACTTTGAAATTGATGCGTACAACACTTTAAATGAAGCGTACATGGTGAAGCTCGAAAAGATCAAAGCAGATCACGAGAAAGCGAAGCGCGACTATAAAAAAGAACTTGGGCTTCTTATGGAAAGCGTAAGGAAATTGGAGGCGGAGTGTTAATAGCTGACTTGTTCTGCGGAGCCGGCGGAACTTCAACCGGAGCCATGCTTGCCGCCAGAGAGCTTGGATTTACCCCAAGATTGACTGCTGTTAATCATTGGGATATGGCGATCAAAACCCATGAACTCAACCATCCAGAGGTTCGACATATCAAGGATGAGCTTGAGCTCATTGACCCTAAGGAGCTTTTTCCTGAAGGTCGTCTTGACTTGCTCTGCGCGTCACCGGAGTGTACTCACTTCTCGAAAGCGAGAGGCGGGAAGCCAAAGGATGACCAGAGTAGATCTGGGGCTAAGAGAGTTATTGAGTGGGCTGAAGCTCTTGACATCGACAATATTTTCATTGAGAATGTTGAAGAGTTCAAGACTTGGGGTCCGCTCGGAAAAGATCTTAAACCGATCGAGAAGAAGAAGGGTGAGTACTTCAACTGGTTCGTAAAAGAGATCAAGCGTCTCGGATACAGTGTTGAACACAAAGTTGTGAACTGCGCTGACTATGGAGATCCTACGACTCGGAGTCGGTTTTTCCTCCTTGCTTCCAAGAAGTCGAAAGTAACTTGGCCGGACCAGACTCATTCTGAGGATGAGTGGAAATCAGCTAGATCGATAATCGACTGGGAAATCAAGGGCGAGAGTTTGTCTGACAGGAATAAACCGCTGTGCGAAAACACTCTTCGGAGAATTGAACACGGGATCCGGCGGTACGTGTCTCCAGAGCTTGTTGATCCATTCCTTGTTATTTTGAGAGGGCAGAGTAACTCTCGCAGTATTAACGATCCGGTTCCAACTCTTACGACTGGGCAGCACGTAGCTCTTGCAGAACCGTTCTTGGTTAAGATGCAAGGTACGAGTAACTCAACCCCTATCGACAAACCGATCCACACGATAACGGCAGGCGGGAATAAACATTTCTTGTGTGAACCATTTGTTGTGGCAAATTACTCGCCAGGGTATTGCCGTGATGTAAACTCTCCGCTTCCGACTGTTACCGGGGCTGGAACACAGTTGTCCGTGTGTGAACCGTTCCTTGTTGAGTATTATGGAACAGGATCGTCAAAGTCTCTTGACAAGCCGCTTCCAACCGTTACAACTCACGATCGGTTTGGGATTGTTGAGTTGAACGGGGTTCCTCATAAGCTTGAGATCAGATACCGGATGCTTCAGCCCCATGAGTTATCCGCGGCGATGTCGTTTCCGAAGGATTACAAGTTCGTCGGAACTAAAAAAGACGTGGTTAAGCAGATCGGAAATGCCGTCCCTGTGAACGCTGCGAGAGTCCATATTAAACACCTTTTAAGGAGGCCTGAATGTTAGCGAAAGAACTTGTGGCAAGTATGAGAGCCGCAATCAAAAAGAACAGCCTTGAACTTGACAGACCGTGCTGCGTCTTCCACTCTGGAGATGAAGACAAATTTGCCATATCTGAAGTGAAGTCTAACGAGGGTACCGGCGTAACAACTATCTACTACGACGAAGATTTCGCAACAGGGCTAAACATCGGAGAGGTTCTTGATGTGCTAGACATGTGTGAGTCCCAAGAGATTGAAGTTGTAAACGCAGACACGTTCGAGTCTGAGAGTGTTGAAATTTCTGTTGATGATTGCCTCGACACTTCAATTGACATCAACATTAGCTGGGGTGAAGAATGAAGTACGTGGTAACATTCGGAGGCAGTTACTTCATTAACGAACTAGGAGAAATTGTTAGAGACTTCAATCTTGCGAAAAAGTTTACCATTGGAGGAGCTATCGCAGTAGCAGCAAGATTGAACAAGGAGCCTAAAAGCGTTCTTGGAATAGCAAAGATATGGGAAGCTGAAGTTAATCATAAACTAATAACTGTAAAGGTGTATAGCGATGTCATCCAAAGAAGAAAAACTGTACGAGATAAGTCAAAAGTGTAACACAGTTACGATTAGTGTTCACTTCTTGAAGTTGTTTACCGTTAAAGCTGAGTGTCGAGCAAGTCGTCCAGGGATAAGACTTGAAATCCCTGCGTTTGCAAATACGGAGTACTACACAAGGCAGTTTGATGTAGAAGGACAGAGAGATATGGTTCTAATAAACTTCCACAAAGGCACCATGGAATTCACAGTCGATGTTGACAAAGAAAACTATGTGGAGCACATTGAGTCAATAAAGGTTCGTGTCAAGAATTTCGTTGAAGGTGTTGAGAGAAGATTCTACCAGGCGAAGGCTGATTTCGTAGCTGGGGAAGAGGAGCGACGCGCAATTATAAGTGAGAGAGAAAGGAGAGTGGATGAAATCAGAAGATTACTTTCTGAAGAAGCTTGATGAAGCATTTGACGGGAGATGCTCAGTCGCACTTGCCAAGAATGAAGCTGCAAAGATTATTAAAGAGTCGTGTGATGACAAGACTGAGATTACAAAGTTGTATATCAACCTTGCCCATTCAGCATTCGGAATTGAGTGCGATCCTAAATATGAAAGTGGAGCTACTCTAAAGGTGAAATCTCTGTACGAAGATCGGGACAAAGAGAGTATAGCTCGAAAGAAGGTCTTAATTTGGAAGCTAGTTTCAATCTCTCTTGCTGTGACAGCAATATTATTGGCGGTGTTCAAGTGACTAATCATGAAAGAAGAAGATGTTATTAATTAACATTTTCTGGTATAATTACTATGAAGGGAATATTAATGGTCACTTCGCTTTTGCGGCTCACGACCGTGATTGTTGTATGCATGCAACTTGTGTGCGTGTATATTAATTAAAGTGCGTCCAGGTAGGCGTTAAGTAACCAAAGCTTGGCATCGGGGCTATGAACAATTGCCGGTGTCATTAAAATTAGCGTAGCCACAGGCTTGGTCGGTGTCTGATACAAACCGACCATTTTTCCAAGTGTTACTGCAACCCCGAGCGCCCACTAAGTAAAGTGGTGTCGCGGAGGGGTTCGGAACGCTGTAACGATGTACGATCGTGTTACAGCTAGAATAGGCGTAGTTTGTAAACTACGTCTATTTTTTTTAATAATTTTAAGGAGTGCCTATGAAGTTTAGATCTTTTGTTGAAGCGGGATCGGTCCATGTTGAGTTCGAAATTGAGCTGAATTACAAGTTAACAATGTTCAAGCAAAACGGTGTAAAAAATCTTCGCCTTGAAAGTTTGAATCCTGAATTTAAAACGGTTTTCAGTGCTGATGACAAGCGGATTCCAAAGATCTTCAGGGATGATATCTCAAGAGTATCTGGAAACAAGATAGAGTACATCTTGCAAGGGATTGAAACCCCAGAACAAATACTCGATCTATACATGAATTTTGTTGACTACTTGAACGATGAGTTCAATAGACGGCAGAAGGCTTATATAACTAACATGGAAGATGCTAGAAGGCATATTAACGAGCTCGAAGACGCCTCTGAGAAGATGGCTTTAGGGTTAACAGAATTGATATCACAAAGGAGTGATAAATGAAAAGTATTTTGCCTGCGCTACTGTCAGTAGCAATGTTTTCGCCTATGATGGCAACGCCTTATGAACAGAGCGGAAGCGGTGGTAAAAGGCCGCAGTCTACAAAGACAAAAGCTCAACGCAAGGCTCGGATTGCCAAGAAGAAAGCGAGAAAAAAGCATGGATAAGGTGTACACAATTTTAGAGGGGCTCCCCAGAACTCATGTCGTCAAAGACAATAAGGTTGTAATTGACGGGGTTTCTTACTCCGGTAAGAATGAGTCTGAGCTAATCAAGTCTCTTGAAAAAATTGATTTCTACACTGATCCTGCTCACGTTCACAAGCTTTCTTCAAGGATTTTAATTAACAGCGCAAAGTCTAAAGCTGACAAGGTTTGGGACCAACATGCTGAAAGACTTATAAAGTTGAACGAGTGGTACGACAAGTGCCGTGAGGAGAAGTAATGACTGTTATTTACGTTCTTACAGGTAACGATGTAAAGCCTGTTGAATCGACAGCGAGATCGGTTGATGGTAGTGACAAGATTGTTCACAGAAGAGCAATCTACTATGCCAAAAGAGGTATGGATTGCCTTATCGATGTTAAAGGTCGAAAGACCAATATTCAATTTGAATTCACGGCGAAAGCTGCTGTGGAAAAGATGAAGTCCATCATAATGAGCGATCACAAATACAAGGTAAAACAGCTTGAAAAAGTGCTAAACACTAAAATCGGGAAACTAAATGAATTGCTGCGCTAACAAGATAGAGTTCAACTGCCATAGAGATGAGATAGTTGGATTTGATGGTACTCGCGAAAGACCATTCTCAAGACTTTCGTGCGGAGATAATATCGCATCTTTCGATACCGATACAAACCCTCCTACAGATGCTTTGAAAGAGATTTCTGAAATCAATAGCTGCACGATCACTGATAATTGGTATGACTCATTAACAGGTCGCGCTGGAAGAGTGATAGTTGAAAATGGAAGTGTTATCGAGAATTTTGAGCTCCAATGGGAATCCGGCGAAGACTACTGCAATTTCCTCATTGAAAACAATTTTGTAGAAGATATTGGATGGGCAGAAACTTGTATTGTTTTCGGAAACAAAAGAGTTTTTCACTTTGAAGACGGGTCTGTGTTCCTTGAAGATCGTAATGGTAATACGTCTCTTAGGAATGCGTCTGGCACATTCTTTGGAATTACAAGAAGAACTGAAACAAAGCTTCTTCTCGACTACAAAGATGGTGACTTGTGCATGTTCGACATACTTGCTTCAGAGAAGGTCCCAACAGGGATGACATTCGAAGAAGCAGCTGAAGTGTATGCAAACTCTATGAACGCGGCTGACGGTGACGTGTGTGTTAGAATAATGCAGACTGAGAAGAAGTTTATCGGAGAACCAATAAGCCGCGGCAGTTCTGCTGAGGACTATGCAAAGCAGGGTTCAATTGACTTCTTCTTCAACCCAAGATACGATGACAAAGAGCACAGTTATGATGATTTCATGGAGGATCCGGAAGGGTACATAAAATCAAACACTGTTCTTGAAAACTTCAATGGATACAGTTCTGAAGAGTTAGCTGAAATTGTTGAGTCCTATAAAGATGGTTTCATAGCGTCTGCTATGGAATACATGTCAAGACATTAAAAAGGAGATTTGTATGAAAAGTGTTGGAATTATTTACTCTGGAACGCCTGATAAAGAGTATTTCTTTCTTTGTCCTGTTGACGATATTGAAGTTGGCGATTTTGTAGCAGTTGAGACTCGCAACAATGGAATTAGCGCTGTCAGAGTTAATAGTGTGACAGACGATACGACTATTGCTAGTGCATGGGTCATCGACAAGATCGATGTCGCTTCTCACGAAAAGAGAAAGTCGGACGCGATCAGAAAAGCGGAACTTAAAGAGCGTATGGATGCTGAGCTTATCGCTATTAAGCAGCGTGAGGCTTATGTTGAAGCCGCTGAGAAGTCTGCTGATATGAAGATGCTTCTCGAAGAATTTGACTCTATTAAATAGAGTTGAATAATGGTAGGGCCGGGTAATCCGGCTCTATTCATTAAAGAAAAATTCTTTTTTACCATCTCGATAAGCTCCGGAGACAACTCTGGTCAAAACGAAATCGTAGTGAAGAAGTATCGACATCATAGATGGCAATGTTTCTTCGGAAATTGATATCACAGGCTTATTTGTCCCAAGAGCTTCAAAGCACTTCTTGAACAGCTTTGGGCCATACCCAACTCCCCTTAGCCCATCGTAAATAAAGAGCGTGCAGATCTTCTTCTTCTTATGATCGATTATGGCGAATCCGTAAGGAAACCTAAGAATCTCCTTGCTCGGATGTTGAAGAACTTTCTCTTCATACCATTTCAACGCTCCAGGATAAAGCTTTGATATGTCTTCTGATATTGCCTGATATACTAACATTTCTTAACTCCCATTTTTTTAGAATATATATTAATTTTTTGAAAGGATAAATTTATGATAAGTCAAAAACTTGCAGATTTCGCGAAGAAGACAGGGATAACAATACGAGAAGGTGGAGACGTAAAACAGCAAAGCGCTGCAAAGTCTGACACTTCAAATCCAATGCACACTTACTACGGAATGCATTATTACAACACCGGTAAAATGCCTCCTGTGAACCTTAATAGCTGGGTGATATTTTATCAGCAAGCTTGGAGATGTGTGTGAAAGACTGGACGCTTGAAGACCCTAAAAGAGCTGAGCTGTTTAAGAAGCGAAGCGAAAAGCAAACTGGTATTCCGTTCAGCCATCTGTACTTTGAGAACAGGAACTGTGTCCACTTTCCTTGCCATAAAGGTGTAGATCTAAAAGAAGGGTTTAACTGCATGTTCTGCCGTTGCCCGTATTACTACAAGTTGGAATGTCCTGGAGGTATTGTTGCAGAGAATGGGTTCAGAGACTGCACTCCTTGTACATATAACCACAAGTTAAGTAATAGCGTTGAAATGTCTCAAGCGTATGTAAAGCCGGAGGAAATGTGGGAGTAATTGCTGTAGCTGCCGTATTGATATCGTTCGCCAAGATAGTTAATAGGAAGTCGAGAAGAAAGCTTGCAGAGATGTGGTATCTCGGAATACTCCCTTACAAGCACAAGGATGATCTCATGCTTACAGAAGAAGCTGTAAGGATTAAGAATATGAAGAAATTCATAAATGCCTATTGGCGTTATTTTTAAAGCAAAACTGGTATAATAGTATTGAAGGGGAAGTTAATGGTGACTTCTACTATTCAAAGGACTATGTATGAGTGTATTATCAGCAATCAAAAACGCATCAAAAGCTGTAGGGAAATTCACCGGCGATGTTTTCATTGCCATAAGCGACGTGGCTACCTCTGACTATGAAGCGAGACAAGAGGCTCGTCGCCTCTTAGGTGAGGATCTCTTCAAAGCGTGTGAAGAAGATCTTCGCAAAAGAAATCTCGTTTGGTGGCCTAACGCTACTGAATGGGTTAAACTGAAGAAGAAAGATTAAGTTCAACATGGCCGGCAAAATTTGTCGGCCTTTTCTAATTCAAAAGTCCATGGAGGACAAAAATGATATCAACAAGAAAAGCAATCGCAACAATCGTTGCAATCTCTGTTACATCGATAGCTGTGGTAAAATTCTCAGCGGTTGTAGTAGAAAAAATGAGAGCCAAGCTCTCACAAGGTGCAGACGAAGTTGCAGATCTAGCGTCTGTAGCTCCTGATCCGGCGCCAGAAGTTGTAGTAGCTCCAGCACAGGATCAGGGCCAGCTTGAGATGGATCAACTGGATATTGAGTTTGAGGAGCTGCAGGCTCAGCTCAAGACGAATATGTCTAAATAATCAAGGCTCCGGTAAAACCGGGGCCATTTTTTTAACATGGAGTTAATATGAAAGAGTTTCAAGGAATACCGAAAGAGACTGCCTCAGGGGAAAAGCCAAAGTTTTTTTACAATGCGATCGAGACTCAGGCATCAGGAACAATGATGTCATACAGAGATGCCTACCTTGATCTCGCAGCATCTTTCCCGACCGCTTCAGAAATGGAAATTGCAACTACTGCGAACGGTGCTGTTGTAATCGGCCATGCTAGAGCTCATGGTAAAAAGTTCATCTTTTCAGATAAATTGAAAGACGCTCTTTTTAGCACCGACACTCCGAAAGACATTCCAGAGATCAGACTTCCGTTCAAAGCTCTTATCATTGAAGAGTGGTGCATTGCTGAAATCGATGGAGTAATCCGAGGGATCAGAATGTATGGAGAAGGGAAGCTTGACTTCATGAGATTCAATGCTTCCGAGAACTACCATGACGTCCGTGAGAAGTATAGCGGAATCATAAACATGATACTTTACCTTACCTCAGAAAAGCCAGACCTTGAGAGAGCTCATAGAAAGCCACAGAAGGTGAAGGGTGTGAAGCGGTCAACTATCTCTAATGAGGTGATCTATGTTGGTCGTAATTACAAAGGGATGAAGAGTTCTCTACCGGCTGGATCTGGCAGACAGGGTTTGACAACCAGGTTCGCCGTTCGCGGCCACTGGAGGAATCATGTAATCAAAGATGGGCACAAGAGGATCTTCATAGAACCTTATTGGAAGGGGCCGAGCTTTCTTGAAGCTATTGAAAAATATTATGTTATGAGGTAATTATGAATGAAGAAAGATATGGAATGCTTGTAGTTATAGGCGAATTAGCAATTAACGGAACAAAGTACAAGAAGTGCTTGTGTGATTGCGGTGCGGAAAAGAATGTGCGAAGTTACTCTCTTAAAAATGGAGATACTAAGAGCTGCGGATGTTACCGAGTAAACGTAAAAACTATCCATGGATTTTGTGGAACGAGGCTGCAGGGGATATTTGAGAACATCGTTCAAAGATGTACTAATAAAAACTCCGCAAGATACTATCGATATGGAGGGAGAGGAATACGCATCTCTAATGAGTGGCCGTCAGTAAAAGAGTTTGGTGAATGGGCTTTACTAAACGGGTATAAAGATTGCCTGCAAATTGATAGGATTGACAATAATGGAGATTACTCACCTGAAAACTGTAGATGGGTAAATAGAAATGTTAACCAGCACAATAAGTCTGCTTATAACAAGCACTCTAAATATAAGGGTGTTAGGAAATATAAGGGTAAGTGGAATGCCAGAATAACTGTAAACTACAAGCAGATTAGTCTTGGTACCTATGACAAAGAAGAAGATGCTGCAATTGCATATAATAAAAAGGCTATTGAGATATATGGTAAAGACGCATCTATAAACAAAGTGGTTTGACATGGGTTCTAAAATAGATATAGTGGGAGAAAAGTTTGGGTCGTTCACAGTCGTTGAAATGGCAAAGGTTGGGAATAAGTACATCGCTATATGTAAATGCGAATGCGGAACAGTTGAAAGAATATCGACATATAGACTTACAAGGAGTATCGGAGACCTAAGGTGTAAAAATTGTAGGTTGTCAGGAAGTGATATCACTGGTGAAGTTTACGGTGACTTTACTGTTATAGGAATGGACGAGGAGAGAGGTAGTAGAAGGAAAGCGATAGTAAAGTGCAAGTGCGGCAGGGTTGAAAGAAAGTATTCGTCTCACCTTAAAAAAGGAGCCACAGTAAGATGCGGACACTGTGGGAATAAGCACGGGATGTTTAGAACTGGTTTGCATGAAATATACAGAGGGATGAAGTGCGCATCAAAAGACTTTGGAATCCCAATGTGTGAAGAATTCAAAAGGTTCTTTACATTTTATGAATGGGCTATGTCTTCAGGGTATAAGGAAGGTATGCATATCACAAGAGCTGGTTCGAAAGAATTTTCTCCTAGGACGTGCTCATTCTGCGAAACAACATCCCCCTCTGCTCACAACAGTCCTAAGAAATCTTTTACAACATCTATATACAAAGGTGTTCATTTAAAAGGTAGCAAGTGGAGGGCAAGGATACACCAAAACCGCGTAGTATACGAATTAGGGGCATTCTTTGACGAGAAAGATGCCGCTCGCGCCTACAATAAGAAAGCTCGAGAACTCTACGGGGATCTTGCTTATCAAAATATTATCGAGGAGGATTAAATGAATATTGAAAAATGGTTATACAACGAGCTCTCAGAAGCTCAGAAAAAAAGAATCTTATCAGAGTTCGAAGATAAGATTGTCAATGAAATTCAGAATGTCAATCTGATCTCAAGCTCTCTCGACTTAGATGACCTTGCTCAGTCTGTTATTGACAGGATCAACTATGATGAGTTGGCTGAAGTTATCAAGAAAAACATCTTGTCTGGAGTCAAGAGTGTTAAGCTTACTTCTGAAGAGCTTAAGCCGTACATTCTTGAGAATCTCCAACCTGTATTCGATGACTCGATTAGAGATATTGATACCGAAGAGATTTCAAAGGCTCTTGAGATGAAAATATTGGAGGCCATGTGAATATCAGGAAAGAACTAGAAGAAGAGCTTGCAAGACACAAGGCTGCCTCTATCGAGATCCTCGAAAGAAGAATGCCGGAAGTTGAACAGCAGATGATGGGCCTCAAAGTAAGGGATGACTGCAACGCTATCATTGTTGATTCCGTTGTGATAAATGTTGGCAACCTGACTTACGGACTTAGCGGGAAATGCATTAGGCTCTCAGACGGGGAGCCGTCCAAAAAGGAGTGTAGATGCACAATGTTTTACAGCGCTGCAGTAAACAGAAATAATGCCTCGTTCCTCAAGAAGATGAATGGGTTTGACAAGAACTTCCAACTTAAAAACCTGATGGCTCTTGCATGAGACAGTATCCTCTGATGAAGAGCTACGCCGAGATGTCAGCGTATGCGTCAAAGCTTAACGCATATCCTGAGCGCGGAGATTTCTGGTACGACCAGTATTTCGGACTTAAAGAAGTGTACGATCCGAAAAAGGATATTGTTCTCAAGTCTCAGATTGAGAGTAGTATGAATATGAACAGGGTTTATTACCAAAGGTGGAGAAATGGTTAAGATAAATGGTGAACCGGTAACAGCTGCTAATGGCGTTGCTCGCAAAGGTGATGTTGTAACAATGTCAGATATTGACAATCCATTGTTCATGAATGCTGATGGTGCAACGATCATTATTGGAAGCAATGTTATGACGACAATTTCTATCAACGGAAGTGACAATGTGATCAAGGGTGGAGATTACGTTAGACTAATTACAATTGGTGGGGCCAATAATATCGTTTCAGTTGGGCATAATTGTCATATCAACGGGGCTATGAATGGCGCTATGATAGTAGCCGGGAAGAAGTGTAAGATCGCCATTAAAGGTGTCGGCAATCTTGTGTCAACTCTTGACGGAGCAGACATCAATGTTAATGATGAATGCCTCGTTCATGTAGCGTGCGATTCAAAAGTGGTAACCGGAAACCGAAGTACAATCAAATCTTTCGCAAACGTGTCAATTGACACATGTGACGAGTCGATCGTATCTGCTCACAGAGAATCGTCTATTGCTGCAAACAGAAATTGCACAGTATCAATCATTGGTAACCAAGGCATAGTCAATGTGGGTGCAAATGCAGGGTCTATCGCTACGTGCTCAGGAGTATTTCACGAATTCAAAATGAAGCACCGTGTTCAGTTTGAAGACGGAGAGTTCACTTCTAAGCGAAAATACACGGTCGGAAAACGGTCGATAACTCTGACCGAGGAGGAATTTCTTGAATTAATGGCACAAAGGGAGACTAAATGACATTTGAAGAATTTTTTGATGTGTACAAACCGATTGAAAACCACATCGATAACAACGCAAGCTTTGAAGGCGTTATGTTCGAGACGTTCGGAGAAGAGCTTGAGTATGTTTTGAGTGCAGATCCTAAGTGCGTAGTGACATACGCAGATGGTGATAATGGTACTTACATATTCAGCGGGTACCACTTGGTAAACCGGATTGGGTATTTCATTACCTCTATCCCGGTAGAAGAAGATTTGTGTATTGAGGTTTCAAATGATAACGAGGAGGTTATTATGGATTATGTGAACGGATCAAAAGCTGAGTACGAAGCTCTTGAAGGAGAAATTCTATCTGGAGTTGTTACTGAGAAGGTCGCGGTAAATGCGCTGGATAAGCTCATTAATGAAAATGAGATCGACGCATTTATTGATACTTTGAAAAGTATCAGGTCTGTTGTTGCAAATGAGTCTGAAATATTCACATTCATCTTTAGAGCGATCAAATCAAGGATTGCTATGGGTGCTTTCAGAATCGGCGGTGTAAATGCAGGGTTAATGGTCAGAAGTAAGGATGAGCTCGTAGAATTCATTGAGTTCGTTAGAAGAGCTCTTGATATTGCTTCTATGAGTGCATTCGCAAGCCCGATTGCCTCAGAAGTTTCAAATAAGCTCATTGAAGATCTTGAGGTGCTTGTGGAAGCTGGCGGCGGAAAAACAAAGGCGCAAAGCCTGGAAAGAATCCGTAATCGTTGCGACTATGATGATGAAGGATTTCCAATTCTGTACCGCGTTTCAGACAATTCGGAAACTACCATCTGCCCGTTCTGCGGAGGAACTCACCTGCACGGCGGTGGCGACGGACATCGCGTTGCGCACTGCTACGATAAAAAGGTTGAGTACATCAACAACGGAAGAATTGTAAAATGCAGCAAAGGGTACTCTGTTATAACAGACAGAAGTAGTGCTCTAAACAAGCCCAATAACTACAGTGAAGAAGTTTACAAAGACTCTTAAGTAATACGCCGTGCAGGAATTGTTCTTGCACGGCATTAAGGACTATTTATGAAGTACACAATATCAGCAACGATCGATGTTGAGGCGAAGTCTTACAGGGACGCTATTGCTATCGTGAAGAAAAAAGGTTTCAAGTGGCCTACAGCGGTCACCCTTCCTGAAGAGACACTTCGCCAGGTTGTCGATGCAGAGAAGCGGTACACAGTGTCAAGAGAAGGCGTTGTCATGGTTGACAACGATGGCAAGACAAGTTCTTTAAAGCTTGTCGATGAGCGATACGGAACCGTGTCAGTATTCTACGGAAAAACGAAGAAGACGAAGAAGATCCGAGACCTTGTCTGGGAGGCGTTCGTTGGAAAGATCCCGTATGGAATGAAGGTAATTACTAAAGTCGAAGGGGACTACTCTCTCGAGAATTTGGAGTTAAGATGAAGTGGCCATTTAAGAAAAAGAAGAAGGTGAAGTTTGCAAACTGCGTTCGGTGCGGAACACCTTTGACTGATGTTGTCGGGTGTAAATGCGGACTTTTAATAAAATCGCTTAACGGATCTCCGGTAATAGTGTCTCATTGTGATTGTGGAGGAGAAGCCGTGTGCAGACCTGGTGGAGACTCTTCTGAGTGCAACCTGTGTGGAAAACATCATTTTGCCACGGACAGTGGGATCGTGTTCTACGGAAAAGCGGTCAATGGGAGGTTCGTTGATAGTTAGAGTAGAGACTTGCACGATATGTTCCGGAAAAGGGTGCGACCTGTGCAACGGCACCGGAAGAGAAGAGGTATCTGTCGAGGGCCGGATTAGATCTGCCATCCTCTATGCGCAGACTGGAAAAGTTGATAGAACAATTGAAATGTTAAAAAGTGTACTGGAGTAAATAATGTCAGACGAAACAATGCTTAGCAAAACTGTAAAAGTGGCACGCAATTTAATGAAGATCCAAATCAACGACCGCATTAAAGAGCTTGACAATTTCATGGACGATCTGAATCGTGAGGCTAACACTCTCCATAAAAGGGTGTATGAGATATCTGAGTCGTACTGTTCAGATGCTCTTGCTGGCAACAGAGCTGCGTACAAATTTTACCTTGCATTGCAAGAGTATGTTCACAGTATTGATCCTGAAGATATTGATGAAGATGAGTTTGAAGCAGAGTTTGGTAATGGAAGCTCTAGTGATTTCATAATAACGCCTTCATCTGTGATTGATGCCAGCGTTAGAAGAGTAGGTGACGAAGCTCCTTATTCGTATGCGTTGCACTACACGTTTAAAACAGGCTACATTAGCTTTATCAAACCACAGAGTTTCACTTTCGATGTAGGCTTTTCCGATGAAGAGCTCAAGGTGATTGCAAGAAAGTATGACAACAGAGACAAGTACGATAACGCCAGAAACGAGATAAACGAGCTCAAGAAAAAGCTTAATAACATGGACGAGGTGATCATGCGTGTTGAAACTGAAATTCTCATTGGTGAGATCGGGAATGACACAAACGCACTTTCTACCGTACAAAGCCTTGTTGACAAGTATATTTCAGGCGGAAAATTGCCAGATGTAATTGCTTACAAGGAGTAAAAATGATGAAGCCTCTTGGTGACAGGGTGATGGTTAAACAGGTTGATGAGAAGAGTAAGACGGCTCTTATCATACCTCAGAACTTGGTGAGAAGAGAAGAGTATGCAATCGTGCTTGGAGTTGGTCCAGACGTTAAGCATATCGTTGAAGGCGATAAAATCTACTTCGACAGATACTCTGGCACAGAGTTCAAAGATACCGGATATTTATTCCTGCACGAGAACGAGGTTATCGCTAAGGAATAGTGTTATGCGTCAGTGAAAAATGTTATAACTATATTGATGGCACCTGATTAAATGATCAGGTGCTTTTTTAATTTCTACAAAAGGATTTTGGAATGGCTGCTAAAAAGAAACCGACTCAACACTCAGCTATTGAGCTCCGTGCTATGGAAGACAGAATGATCGCCAGTGACGCCCTTCGCCTATGTGCTGATAGAGTTACTGAGTCTATCAAAACGGCGACTGACATGTCTGACAAAGAGATGAAAAAAATTGAAATCCTGCGCAGAACTGCCGGGGCGATGACTCTTTCGTCATCAAGGATTCTCAACGGAATCGGTCGTTAATTATTAATCGGGAAGAGTACGTAACACGCCAGTGCTACTCTTCCTTTTTTTTAAGGATTGCAAGATGGAAAAGAGATGCTTGGCTTGTGGTAGAGAAGTTGCGAAAGGTAAAGTATTGTGCGCTAACTGCGACTGTAAATCGAAAGACTTGTCAGTGCCTGACTTTCACTTTTTAACAGGGTCTAGGAGGATGTTTATAATATCGTGTGTTAAAGCAGGAGTAGAGTCTCTTGATGATAATACCATGGAGAGATACAATCTTGCTATTGCTAAGAAATGCCTGTGCGGAGAAGACTCCTTAAAAGGAAACCTCCATTGTGAAAAGCATTCAAGGAATAGTCGCTACAGAGGTGTGTGTGCATCTAATACAAAAACAATAATAAAAAAATGCGCAGTAGATGACTGTGAAAGAACTACAGATACAGGTGACTATTGCTTAGATCACAGGTGCAAATGCCCTTCATGCGGAAAAAGAGGAAGCTCATTTAACGCATGTCAAAAGTGCAGCACATCTATTAGGAAGGGTAAGTGGACAGGGGTTGAAAATATTTTTGAAGGCATTGACGGTACCATGACAAGGAGGAGTATAAAAGGCGTGACCATAAAAAAGAACATTGGGAAACTTTGTCCTAAATGCAAAGTTAGAAAAAGCGCGTTTTACCCTGGCGAATGCAAAGATTGTAGCGATATAAAAAACGGTGGCGGAAGCAGACGTTTTGTAGTAGGGTTAATTCCTAAAAGTTTTAGCGTTGATGAATGGTCAGACTCTTGTGACAAAGCTTTCGCTGAATACAAAAAATACCTGATAGAAGGTGGTTACATTGACGAATCAAAATGCCGTCCTACCATATACGAAAAGTCTTGCTGAGCTTTCCGAAGATCTTATCGACAACCTCGGAATTTGCGAGTGCGGCGCCGTAACAATCTCGTTTACAGATGGAACTTCTGCATCAATGCCTACGAGCGAGTTTGAGTCCAAGTTAGGGTGCGAGCTTACAATTGACATGATCAATAGCGACATGTTCTCTGGAAGGTGGTTCCAGTGTAACCACTGTGTTAACGGGTGGGGTATTGACCTGTGCAAGTGCGGGTCAGGAGAAAAAGCTGAAGAATGCTGCGGAAATCCTTCGCAGTGGATAGGACCGAAAGGGGCTCTTGGAAATGGGAATGAAAGAAATTTTCGCTGAGATAAGCACGTCTAAATCTCAGATGATGATACTATCGGAAAGAATCGACACCATTGTAGAAAATGCAATAGATTCGATCGGGCAGAATCCAAAGATAAAGAACGTAAATGGCAACTCTTACACTATCAATGTGTCCGACTTGACTGACGACCTCAATCTTCACTCAAGGCATTACGACTTCAGATGGTGGAAGAACTGTCTCAAGAGTGAGCTTTCAAAGAAGGCCGATAAGGAGAAGTACCTTATCGAAGTCATGAAAACAGGGAAGATTGGTTCGATGAAAATGAACCCAGACTTCTACGAAGAATTAAAGAAGGTGTTCAAGTGAAAAAGATAGTAATTTCAGATACAGACTATGAGAAGGTGATGCGGTACTTAAAGTACGCATCAGAGGCAATGGTTGAAGAGCAGCATTATGAGTTGGCCAGAAGCATTAAGGAGTCAGCTAAAGCTGTCAAGTCTTTCACAAAGAAAAGTGTGAGGGTGATAAAATCAGAAGGAGACAATGTGTTTGCTGTGACGAAGTTTGATGTTGATAGCATCGAGCTAGAGCCTAACGTCACAGACTTCTTGAACGGGTATAAAGTTATTTCAAACTCCCCTCTTAAAAGAGGTGACATTGTCGGGTGGACAAAATGATAACTTGTCACAATTGCGATCGCGACATAGAAGAGGAATTTGACGAGGCAGTTGAATCGAGCCGGCTTGACAACTGGGACGGCTATTACCCTGCTTCAGAGACTTCCACTGTAATCATAGAATGCCCTGGATGCGGCAATTTTGAACATATCGACTACAACGTAGAGACTGGAGAAAAATGCGGAAACTAAAGGTCAAGAGTGTGAAGCGTGTGAATGCCGATTTCACACTTTTCATTGTTGAAATCAAATCACACTTTACAGTGAAAGCTTGCTTTGGAATGATAGATGGAAAGGAGGTGATGCTTGAGACTAATGGATTGTACGGAAAATTCGGTACTCTCTCTGTGATTAAAGATCCAGACATAATGAGAGCTGTCAATAAAAAGCGTGCTCATTCAGGTGTTAAGTATGCGTCAAAATACGATGTAAAAAAAAGCGCTTGAATTACCAGGGCCTGAAAGCTATTTTCCGCTAATGAAAGAAGGAGGTGTTTATGCAATTAGTAAGAGCCGATAACTCGGTTGAAATCAAGCCTGGAGATTTTGAGTGGGTTGAGCTAACCCATCCTAGAGTTGAAGAGGTTGAAGTCCATCTTAGAAACAGAAGAGTCAGTATTATTGACACTAACGAGTTTGACATTCTCCTGTTAAACGAAGGTGAGTATCCGTTCCATGTTATCAAAGGTGATTACATTGGTTGGTACCATGAGGCTGCGTCAAATATCGCTGGAACAAAGATCAAAAGAAAGAAGTGGTTCAATTTTGGAAAAAATTAAAGTTCTCATTATCGGAGACATGATTCCGCACTACCAGACTCCTGGGAGCGCAGGGTGCGACATTTGTTCAGCCGAGGAATACAATCTCATCCCTGGTGAGTCAAAAGTCCTTAAAACAGGTCTTATGATGGCAATCCCTGAAGGGTATGAAGCTCAAGTAAGACCTCGCTCTGGACTTGCTGCAAAACACGGTGTCACCGTACTGAACACCCCGGGTACAATTGACAGCGACTACAGAGATGAAGTTGGCGTAATCCTTATCAATCATGGAAAGAAAGATTTCCACATAAATATCGGAGAACGAATTGGTCAGTTTGTGTTCGCTGAATATGTTCAAGCTGATTTTGAAAAGGTTGAATCACTTGATGAAACGGAGCGCAAAGGTGGCTTTGGACATACAGGAACGTAATGGCTACAGCGTAGTCTCTATCAAGCTCGAAGATAAGATTGTGTCGATTAAGTTCGACAACGTCTTTGACAAAAGCAGCATGTTCTACTTTGAAGGAAGAGGATATGACAGCGGAGCATTTATCGACAAAGGCGGAGAGATTGCAAAGTACGATGCTTTGTGGAAGCTCCTCGACGATGCAACTGATGAAGATCAGACAGCCGTTTTCAGAGAGCTGAAGTTAGCCGGTGTTAGACCGGTGAGTAATATGTAATAACAACTATGGAGCGCACCACGCGCAAACCCGCTACCCGGTATGGGCCAAATGGAAAACATACGCAAGAGTGGCGCTCCGCATATATTTTAGTTTTGCATTGTAATTGGCTAAATAGCCGGAAAGGTTACCGTATGAGATTTATTATTCTCGCCATCTTGCTTTTAATTGCAAGCTGCGCAAAGATCGAATCCACTGGAAAAGTTCCTGTGGGCGACAGTATTACCATTGTGGTCGATTCTGTTGACACATCAGTGTCTCAGATTGACAGCGTCATCGATAGTGTAAACTATTTGATCGACAGTTCTAGAGAGATTGTTCCTGTATCAGATAAAGACCAGAAAGACAAAGATGTTGGATGGGGAAACAAAGCCGATTCAAATATTAATTCTGACCGGATCCCGAGTATTAAAGATGTTGAACCAAAAGATGTTAATGGGCCAACAAGTATGATTGAGAATCGAGGGCTCTTTCCGAAGGGCGATTTTGTAAAAGGTTGTTAACATAAATAAAATCTACAATGCAAAAAGAGACGCAATCCCAAAGGGTTGCGTTTTTGTCGCTAGGCCTTCAAAGTTCGGAAACCCTTTTGTAATAGGCGTTGACGGAGACAGACTTGAAGTTATCGAAAAATTTAAAGAGTATTTCTACGCTAACGACAGCTTGAAAGAGGCTGCGATAAAAGAGCTCAAGGGTAAAGACCTTGTCTGTTATTGCGCCCCTGTAAAGTGTCACGCTGAGATACTCATGGAGTATGCAAATGCCGAGCAGAATTCTTCCGTTTGACACGGAAACAACAGATTCAAATGCTGCGACTTGTGGTCTTCTCACAATATCCGGAGCAATCGTAATTGATAAAGTGATACAAGAGTTCTTTGACTTCAGAATGAGACCTCACGAAGGATGCTCAATGAATGACAAGGCTTTTGAAGTTACAGGAATCAACAAGGACGAGTGTCTTACTTGGCCTGACCCTTTGGAAGTGCTTAACGACCATCTCGTCCCTATGCTTGGGAAGTATGTGTCAAAGTTCAAGAAAGACCAGTTCTTCATCCCGATGGGTTACAACAGCGGGTTTGATAAAGATGTTTTATGGAATTGGTTCCACAGACTTACTGGGTATGGATCTGGGGCTTATGTTAAAACATACGACCTTGATATCTTTGCTCCTGTAAAGTATCTTTGGGCCGCTGGAGTGATCCCGCAGGACATCGAGAACTTGCAACTTGGAACAGTGTGCAAACACTACGGAATCCCTATCGAAGCGCACAACTCATTATCTGATATTGTTGCGTCAATTACCCTTAACAATACCGTGAACAAGTCCCTCAAAATTGAAGGTCTTGATTGCACGAAGATACGGAGAAATTATGAATTATGAAGAAATGGGAGTTCTTGAAGAACTCAAAACTGAAGGAGCAGCGGTTGAACGCAATAAAGATGGTAACGACAGTGATCTTAGCGATCTCGGCTACGGCGGAGCTGATCTGGAAGTTTCAGAGTCGGTCTATGTCCAAAGAACAAGAGATCACGAAGACGAAGTCGGCGGAAACTTCGGCGGGGTTCTTTCGACGGGGTCGCAAAGAGGTCCAAGACTTCCGCAAAAAGCGGTAATCGATACTGGAATGAACTTGTCTGGTTTCGCTGTAGAAATTGACGGGAACTACACTCCTGTCAATGATAACACCGCTCACAACCTTGAGTCGGTCAAAGCGCGGTTCACCGACGGGAAGTATCTCGCGATAACTCCTGGAGGGGGGATGAAGCTATGCAAAATCCTGGAAGGGAATCCGACGGTGGTACACCACGGGAAGAAGATCGCGTCCATGGTAGACGGAGAGTGGTTACAGTAGAAGTTCACGAGGATTTTTATGACAAGTTCATAAATCTCGTAGGCAACTTCAATGCAATAAAAAACGCCGGAGATCCGGCGTTCAAAGCAAAAGTGATGGGAGTAGATTAATCTACTCCCATTTTTTTAGCTATTTACTTAAGCGCAGTCGCCGCAACTGCAACAGGTACGATTCGAGAGTACGTGATTGAACACGCTTCTTGAATAATATTCTGCTGAGCACTAATGCCGAAGTTGTGTGCTGAGATCAGACAGTCTTCGAAGTACAACATTGCAACGTTATCCTTCTTCTGATCTCTGAACATGAGACAAATCCCATGAGAGATATCAAAGAAAGAAGAAGCAAGGTTTGCATAGAAATTACCTGAACCAACCTGAGCCACGTCTGCTTTAGTGAAGTTGTCAGTAATAGAGTACAAACCTCCTCCTGCAGCATTTGCAGCTGAAGGGTTTTCTGTCCCGCCTCTTTGAGCTGTTAGAGCCTTCATGAGAGAAGCTCCGTCAAAGAATGCTCTTGCAATCTGAATCTGGCCAACTGTACGACCAGGCACAACGTAGTTCAACTTAGACCCAATCTCAAAGATCTGCTGAATGTTCTTCTGTTGTGAAACAGAGAACTGGTCAACAAGACCAATTGGGATAAGCTGTGTTGTTTTAATTGCTACGTCATTTTCTGCAAGCTTAGAAGGGCCTGCAAGAATCAGTACAGTCCCAGCTTCAACAAAGTCTTCAGGCTTGAACGTCCCACCTGTTGCTGTTGCTGTAGTATTGACGTGATTGGTATCCCAATCCCATCCTGAAATGCTAGTAGTTTCAGCCATTATTATACTCCCACATTTATTGTGATGTCATAGTAGTTACCAGCAACGAATACCGTTCCTTTTACTCCAATAACGATTTTGTCAGCTACTTTTTCGTCGCGGTTAATGCTAACGATAGTAAGCCCAGAAATGTTTTTACCATCAACAAGAGCACCTGCTGCAATTATCAAAGAAGCTTTAAGATTCTTGATAAGCTCAGGAGTAATGTTGTACACACCGATGAACTTGCGAGCAACTCCGCGAAGAGTTTTTGCGCTAATGTCAACCTGCTTGGTGATAGACCACTCACGAGTGAGAACGTCTTCCATATCGGTTGTAAGGTCATGGCGAGATTTAACTACGTTTGTAGTGGTAATCCCATCCTGAACGATAATATCGATACCGCCAGATCCGATCTCGTCAAGCAAATCAACATCCCAGTAGGTGTCTGTTGCAAGTGAAATATTCGTGATTGAACCGATAGCAACACCGAGGTTGGTAAACGACTGAGAAGGCTTCTGACCATCATCAAGACCAGCGTAGTAAGCTGTGATGAAGTATGGAGGAAGAGTCATCTCTTTACCGTTTACTGTACCAGTGAAGTATCCTGGACAGATAATCTTCGCACGTCTGTTTGAAAGAGCTCCAAGAGCTTTTACACGCTGAGATTTTGCAAATGCTGTTCCGATAGAGAACTCAGCAGAAGCAACTGATCCAGTGAACGTGACAGGTTTAACCTGAACAGATGTGGCTCCTGGTGTTCCGACAACTTTTGTAGTTGCAAGAGTTTTACCAGCAGAGTCTTTCAGGATTACGATATCGTCAATGTCAGTTCCAGCAGGGGCAACCATAGTAAGAACGCCGGAAGCGTAAGTCCCGTTTACTTCCCCAAGAGCGTACAAACTCTTCTGATCGTATGTTAAGCGAGCGATACGCTCATGAGCCTGATATGATTCAGACTGCTGACTTACATAAGACAGAACAGATGAAGCGATCGAGAAGTCGGTCCCGAATGCATGCGAGTAAACATCGAACATTTTCATAGCTGCGAGAGCTTTTGTATATTCAGCAGAAATTGTCGCAATTGCAGAAGACAGGTTGAACGCATAAATAACTTTGCCGCCGTTACCAGCGAGAGCCTGAGATGCCATGAATGCAAGTTCGTTGAACGGAGAAACTGTACCGAAGTACTTTTCAACATCGTTGAGACCTGTAATGCGACGGACGTTCTCTACTTCTCCAACATTAATTGCACGATAAGAAGCGCGGATCTGAGAAGATACCGTGGTTTTAAAGTGATCATAATTTCCGGTGGTTGCTGTAGCAACTCCGCTGATAAACACGTTTGTTCTAGCCGGGTTAACACCAATTACTTTGAAGTAAGAAGTGCCGATTTTAACAGTGTCGCCAACAGATGCTGTTCCAGCCGCTACGGTAAGCTTGTTTTCGCCTACAACTGCTGTGAAAGCAACATTGGAGATGAATTTAGCGAAACCTGCAAGTCGAGCTGCTTTTACGCTTGTGATAACAACAGTTGATCCGCCACAGCTTGCAGTGAATCCGAACACTTTTGAAATGTCCAAGTAAGACACGTCTGTAGTGTAAGATGCTTCTGTGTTGATCTCAATTGCATATCCGTTGTTGAAAACGCGCTTCACAGAAGCTTTGTATTCAACATTTACGCCAGAAATATTAGAAGTGAACTTCATGATATCACCGGTTTTTACAGACGAGATTGGAGAGTTAAGCAAAATTGTGTTTGCAACAGTTGGTGCAGTGCTTGTTGCTCCGATAACGATCTTCTTCGCAGTCGCATCGTTCGTAGCAGCAGTTTCAAGCTCGATTGTCAATCCATCAGTAGATACTGTTTTGACACGGCCAATCGATACTCCGTCGCGAATAACTTCGAGACCAGCAAAGATTTCGTATCCAGTAATACTCTGAGTAAGAACAACTTTTCCACCTACAACTGTAGATACAGCTGAGTCTGTTCCGAAGTATGGCATTGATGCAGACAGTACTGTTCCGCTAATGTCATAAGACAGGTTTTTAGGAATACTGATTCCAGTGGCAGAGAATGTAGCATTGTCAACAGGGTACTGAGCACCATTTGTTGATACTACTACTGTTGGTGCATAGAAGTCAAGAACACGCTGTCCGGCAACAGTCTTATCGAACACCACTTTTTTATCAGTGTTGTATTTAAGAATTGTGTCGAAAGCAGATCCAACTTCTCCAACGGAATCATTTTCAAAAACTTCATAAGAAGTACCAATGATAGCCGCCGGAAGACCTTCTACTGCAACCGCGCCAGGCGCAGAGCTGAAGGTCTGCTCAACGGCCACATTAGGGCCTTGGTAATTACTCATACATTCTCCTTTTTAGCTATCCAGTGAATTCCACTGGTATTCCAGATTATATTGTAATTTTTCGTAGTACTAGGTGCGAACGTTGCATCTTTAAGTAAAATGCTATGATCGCTCAAAATGCTTATTATTTCATAACTTGTTCCATCGATATTTGCGTAGTAAAGCTTCCCTGGTTCAAGGAAGTAGTCGTAAGAGTAGCTCTCACCAAAGGTCTTGTTCAAATCAGTTAAGACATTCGCATCTAACACGCAAGAGCTCTTGTCAGATATCTTGTCGTATCCAAGAAACTCGGTCATATTGAACGGGTCTCCTGCGGTGTAGTCACGACTGCTTATGTACATTGAAGAAGAGAATGCAGGAACAGACACTTCATATCTATGAACTACTGAATCCACAACCTTTGGAACCTCTTCTCCAACGCCGATTATCTTGAAATTTCTCAAGAATCCTGACTTGTGGATTATCCCGTGTCTTTCAGTCTGCAAATACTCTGCTATGAATTGAGCAATGTTAGATGCTTCGATAGAAGATCTTGCTCCAACTGTAAACATTACATTACCCTCAAGTGGAGCGGATTTTCTTTCGAGAGTGATGTTATCACCTTCAATGAAATCGTCGATACCAACTCGAAGAAAGTTATGAGACCCTCTTCTGACAGTTATGTAAGGAGAGCTTAATGGAGTCTCATTGTTTACGACGAATACAGAGCTAATTCTAATTCTCGATACCTTCTGGTCCTTATTCCACAAGTACATTGGGGTCACCAACTCCTCATCAGAAAAGATGTGCTGAAGATAGCTTATAAGCATACTCGTCAGTTTACCAGATGGCATATCGAACAAAATTAACCCCCATTCGTTCAAATAAAATACTTATTGCGCAGACCGTCTGTCTCCGTAAATCTTTTTCACTTCAAATTCATATCGGTCTTTTGCTTTTTCAATAGCAGCCTTCTCGTTCTTCCTGATCTGCTTGACACTTTCCATGATAGATGTGAAGTACGAAATTGTGTACTTCTCTGTTATCATGTTGATGTTAGGCGCCATATTGGATGAGCTTGGGATTTTCAAAAGCATGCCGTCCCACACAATATGATGGATTAACCGGTTTGCCTCAGAGCACCACTGATCAAATGCTGCTGGAGCAAGATCGTCTTTGAAGTCTTCGACTATTGCATGGCAAAGTTCTTCGCCTTCAGCAATCGATTCGATCAAAAGCGACTCGTACCCTTTAAGCTGAGAGTCGTTTACGAGGGTCTTGTTGGAGCACACTCCACCTTCTCCGGTAAGACAATCGATGCTGCCGAGGCGTTTCATCATGTCCTGTCTGAAGATGTACATCATGTCGTATTTCATAGTCTTAAACTTACCTTTGATCGTATTCCTGATCGAGGTAAGAGTATCGATCGTGGCAGTTCTTCGAGATGCTTCGAAAGCGTCTCTCTGAAGCATTACAAGATCTGTTTTGTACGAAAGAACTTTTATGATACTGTCAATGTGACGCTCATGTGTCTTTTGAAGATTCATGATCTCAATAAGGTGAAGCTCTTCCTTTTCAATAAGCTTCTCTTCGGCTTGAGAAAGATCGTTTTTCAAGATCTTTATTTCAGCATCAAGAGAAGACTTTACAGATGTGAGCTCCAAAGATATTGACCCTATCTTTGAGTTTCTATCGGTAACAGTCCGGTTTCTTCTAACCTCATTGAAAATAGCGTATGCTATCGATGCAACAAGGAAGATGATCATTTTATGAGTATCTGAAATATCTACCTTTCCGAGGGTTTCTAAAAACCAAGCTTCCATCACATTACCTCTTCTGGAGATGTTATAAATTCATGTATCTTATAGAATTCATGATCTCTCTCGAGTTCAACCATAGTTATAATTTGGCTCGCAACATGGTTTGAAGTTGATCCAGAATTATCTCTTGAAATAACCGGTAATTTTGTTACTTCAACAGAAGTTATTAAGAATCTCTTCCCGGTCATCTCTTCTATTGCATAGTCGTTTGTATCGACAAGAGGATAGTTTGACAACCTGCCTTGAAGCGTATCGGTGACCATTTCGCCTTCCGGGATTGCACCGGATTTCTTAGGGTCAGAACTTACCGATATAAAAGCAGATATCTTTTCGTAGGTGCCAAGAACATACCCAGTGCTGTGGCACTCTGGACAATTGCTAAACTTCGCTTCGTCTCTGAAGTGATCCCAGCAAACTGGGCATCTTGCTCCTGACTTTGCAGATTTAACAATCCAGTAGGGGTTCCCTTGGAACAGTCTGTTAAGAGTTGTCTCGTTATAGATTATTGTTCCGAGGACGCCGTCGTAATTTGATTCGAGATGGACTATTCCAGAGTCTGCTATCATTACACCAAGAGCATCATAGACCTTGATTTTATAATAAGCAGTCCTGTTCGTGTTTCTTATGATCCTGTTGTCTGTGTACTGAGTATCAGTGCAATTTGGACTAAGGACAGAAAAACCACTTTCAGGGTTAAAGCTGAAAAGCACCTCAGCATAAGCCGAGGTGTTTACAGGCTCCCATGATATTACACGGGAGTCGTTTCCATCAGATATTACATTAGCCTTTATTCGCATACGACTTCGCAAACTGAATAACTTCAGCGGCAGTGTATTGCTTTTTAGGATCGAGTCCAGATGCGCTGATATCGTCAGCTGTTCCTTCGTTGCTTACAGCAGGAGCAATCTGAGCTGCGATCTGCTCTTCAGCGGCACCATCTTTGCCTGGAGCAGCAGGAGCAGCCGGCGCTACTGGAGCTTCCGGCGCAGCTTCTACTGGGGCCTGTTCTACTGGAGCAGGAGCAGCCTCAGCTGGAGCAGCCGGAACAGATCCACCTTCAAGCATTCCTTTTGACACTTTTGCAGCGATTTCTCCGGCTGTAGCTGCAACGATCTTGATCGCTTCAGGGTGGCCAGACAATGCTGCTTGCATCAACTCTTCTGACAAAAATGCCTGCGCAGCGAGAGCTCCGTAATGCATCGCATCAGTAACAGGGTCGCTCTGTGGCATCTCTTCTTCAGTAGGGATAGCTTCTGGATCTTCCTTTGCAGGAGCAGGCTGTTGACCAGTCTCTTGTCCAGGATTCTCCTCAGGAACTGCTTCATTGAAAACTTCTGTATTTTTAGACTCTGCCGCAACTTTCAAAATGAAAGAGTCAAGAGAGTCAACTGTAACTTGGTGGTTCATACGGTCCCCCGGTTATATATGCGTAAGGAGACGGACATCCTCCGAAACCTCTTGCAATATTTACACTTAATTTCATTTGATAGAAGTTCTTTTTGAGAGACTCCATCATACTAAGAAGTAGCTGAATCTGCGGAAGGTACTTGTTTCCATCTTGGAACTTAACAGTGATTCCGCCGTTATTGTACTGTAGGTCGTTTCTTGCATTGAGAATGTTGTTTGATATCAAACAGTGTACCGTAGCAAGAAGAATGACTAGCTGAGGGATTGGAAATCCCTCGTAAGAGTAAAACCCTACGACCGGAGCCATAGAGTTTAATTCTGCCATAGCCATATCAAGATACAGACTTAGATCCAGCTCGCTGTTTTCTTCCCTGAACTCCAGAAGTCTGTTCAACTCCTCCTTGTCCTTCAGGAACGCTCTCAGCTTCTCCACATACTCCGTCTGTGTCATCTGTCGCCTCATCTTGTTTAACTTCGCTGATGCAGCTATGGATGATGGTTGCGATCAAAACGTTTTTGTCGCCATGAGAAGAAATCCCATGAGGAACAACAACGGAAGAACCATCATCAAGCATTACTGTCTTGCTTTCACCAGTATTATTCAGCAGCATTAGCAGCCTTCTTTGCAGCAGCTTTTGCAGCTTTTTCTGCAGCTTCAGCAGCTTTCTTTTCAGCTTCAGCAGCAGCTTCCGCTTCTTTTGCAGCAGCTTCTTCAGCTTCTTTCGCAGCGCGTTCAGCGTCACGTTCATCGCGATGATCTTTGATGTCATCGATGATATCTTCTACCACTTCAACAATGTCTTCGATCACATCTTTCGCAGCTCTTACAAAGTGAACGATCGAACTACCTGTGCTGATGATATCTGTAGCAGACACGCGAACAGTATCTCCAGGTTTTACAGAAACGATACCGCTCTCTTTGTAGATTTCGCGGACTTGGTCTGTAATATTTTTCATATTAAATGACATAAAACCCTCCTAGGTTATTACAAAAATAAATTAAGGCTCAATCGAAGAGTGTCCGATTGAGCCTTTTATTTGAACAGCTACTAGGCTACTTGATTAACAAGTAAGACCTTTGTAGTAGTTCTTGATGTTCTGAGGGAGAACACCATCTGTTGCAACAGTGATGTCATTTCCACCCATTGACGCGCCAGGAAGCGTGAGAAGGGCTACAGAAAGAGCATTACCGATACCGTAACCAACAGACATTTTAGTTTCCCACTGAAGGAGACCAAACTCTTTTTTGATTTCGAAACGAGTTTCACCAAGGGTGAAAGCGTGTCCGAGGAAATCTTCAGTAGTGAATGCCATAACGTGTCCACGAGGAAGAACGTTCGATTTGATAGTCTTAACGATACGAGTACCGTAGAGAGTTTCAGAACGGAGACCGTTGATAATACGGTCGGTACCGAAGCTATCAGCTGCGTTTGGAAGCAGTACTGCAGTTTCGTAATCTTCCTGAGTCATGAGCATCAACGCAGTTTCTTTGCGTTTGTCGTCAGAACCTTTGATACCAGATGAAAGAGCGTTTTTCAAAGAAATGAAGTCACGTTCGTTCAGTTCGAGATCGTTTGTAGCGTGGCCTTTTACAGCTTTTACGCCAGTTGCATTGAGAGCAGACTGAGCAGCAAGAGCAGCACCAACGAGACGGAGGAAATAAGTGTCTTCAAGCTTATGAAGAATCGGAACAGATTTTTCCTGGATACGTTTGGTGATCGGGTGGCGATACGCACGAAGGTCTTCTTCAGTGATCTGGAAACGGTCAGTAACAAAGTTTACGATAGGAATGATATAACGCTCACCCTTAACGTAACGACCGTTAGGTACACCGAGGTTGTCAACTGCAACAGCAGCTGCGCCAGCTTCGATTTCTTTGATCATATACAGAGAGTTGTCTGCAAGGTTAACCTGGCAGTCAGCAGCTGTAATTGGTACAGGTTTAAGAACTGTACGGGCAAAAGAGCCTTCTACAAGTTCTGTATGGATGTACTCACGGATACCTTCAGATACGTCTGAAGCGTTTTTTTCCATACGATCAACGATCTCAGCATTGAAAAGGGCAGGATTGTTCATATCAAGCATTAAGAGCTCCTATAATAAAGTAATTTTTTCTTTTTTGGCTAAGGGGATTTCTCCCCTCAGTCTAAAATCATTAAGCAGCAATGAACGGAGAAACTGTACGAATCTCGTAAGTTGATGCCGCAGCGTCAATGGTTACAAGCTGAGCAACAACAACTTTGCCAGCAGTAGCCTTGATCATCATACCTTCAGAGTCAGCAGCAGAGCTTACTGTAAGGTAGTCACCATCAGCAAGACCAGTTGCGTCGATACAATCGTCGCCAACGGTTCCACGGATGAAACTTTCAATTACAGAAACACGTCCACCTTTTACATCGAAACCTTCATAAGCGCTACCAGTCACAGTTGTGCGGAGCATACGAACGTTTTTGATTGTAGATCCAGTTGTTACTTTTTTAACTTTACCACCGACAAGTTCAACGAACTGACCAGCTTTACCAGTGAAAGTGTCAACATCTACAAGCAGTCGTGAAGACTGGTCGATAAGAGCGATTGGCGTAAAAATATCAAGAGCCATGAGTTACCTCGCGAGTTTTTCGTTAATAAAATCGTGCATTTCTTTTTTTACTGGGGTACTCTGACTGACTCCGTCAAACATACTACCCATGTGGGATGCGATCTTAACCGTCTCTCCGGCAATATTGCCAGAAGAAAAAAGTTCAGCCACTTTTTCTTGAACTTCAGAATCGTCCAAGAGTCCCCGGTTGAATAGGTCAGTGACGGTCTCTGTTACAGAGGCCGCCTTAACCATATCTTCAATTTTGCGGTCAAGAGCGCGAATAAGTTCGGCAGCCTGTTTGACGAGAGGATCGTTTGATCCGTCGAGCGCCGACGCATCAAAAGCAATCTTTTCCAAACCGACTTCAAGCCGTACAATTCGTGCTACGTTCATATTAACCAGCAATTCCGTGCTTCGCAAGAAGCTTAAGGAAGTCAGGATCTTTTTTGAGAGCAGCAAGAGATGCGTCAGGAGCCTGTTGAGCTTCTGATACTCCAAGAGCGTAAGCTTCTTCAATTGCAGCAGCGATCTGTGCTTCCATTGTAGAAGTGTTCTCCTGAGCCATTGCTTCAGCTTCAGCTTCAGCAGCAAGTTTTTCAACATCTGCGATAGCCTGTGCTTCGCCAGCAGCTTCTGCTTCAGCGATATCAGTAGCGATTTTTACATACTCATTATGAGCAACGATGAAATCGTATGCTGTAGGAGCTTCGAGAGTTCCAGAAGCAAGTTTTTCAAGAGTCTCACCGAATACGTAACCATCGTTGTCACTTGCAACTTTTTCATGGTCGATGTAGCGAGGATTTACAAGGCCTTCAGAAGCAAGCATTGCGAATGCATCTTCAGCAGCTTTTTCCATCGCGATTTTTTCGATCTGATTAGAGTAAGCGTTCGCAAGAGCAATCCCGCGAGCTTCCATGTCTGCAGCAACTGTTGCATCGAGAGCAACTTTATTCATGTCAGTGTTGTTACGTGACATGTCGCCGTTTTCACCAGTACCATAAGCACCAGGAGTTCCAGCGTCGCCCATAGCAGGCTGTGCAGCCATTGCAGCAACAACATCAGGATTTCCGCCAGCAGCAGCAAGGCCCTGGTCAGAAACAGCAGCGGTAGCCGCAACAACAGTTGGGTCGGTTACAGGCGTTGCTGTAGGGGTAATTACAACTTGACTTTTAGGAGCCTCAGGAAGAGCAGCTGGCTCACCCATAGGCGCTTCGAGAGATGCGGCAAGTTTTGCCATGATCTGCTCACTCAGAGAGCCGGTGTCAGAGGCGACCTTAGTGTGCCCTGCACCTGATAATCTTGCAGCCATATGCGCAGAAAGATTGTTAGTCATAGAATTTTCCTTTGGTTAAGAATCATTTCGTTAAAAAATATATATCTATTGCAGCGACTTGATCAACTTATTTTTAAGAATCGGAAGTCCTGCAAAACCTGCTGTCCCAACAACTGGCACAACTGGGTTTCCAATAGTAGATGCAGTAGGCGACGACACCCCGCCTTTTGCCATATTGCTTTTGTTGTAAGAATGCGCTACATAGGCAAGAGGGAACAAAGTTGCAGCCGCTATAATTGTGTTGCCAGCAGCTTGTTCTTTGTACCCAGCAATTTTCATAAACTCAGGAGTTTTTAAAATGCCAGCGTAGCTCATAGCCGGAACATACGAAGATGAAATAAGGTTTTTCGCTTGAGCTTCATGAAGCTTAGCAAGAGCACCTCCACCAATCATAAGTACAACGGCAGGATTCTTTATAATTGCTCTTGATATCTGTCCGCCTGTCATCCCTGTGGCTTTAAGCTTGAGACCTTGGTACAATCCAGCAAGTGCTCCGAAGATCATTGCTTGGTCATAGAAAGGAGACATTGCCATTGGAACCGGAATAGCCGGCTGGTTTATTTCAGCAGCAGTTTTTATGATAACCGGATTCATTCTGTTGAGAATGAAAGGAGAGTTTGAAGATCTTTCGATCATGAGATCTTTTATGATGCTGAAGATTGACCCGTTTATAGACGGCTCAGCTTTCACATCAATAGCATCAGAGCTTTTCGGATCAAAACAAATGTTCGAATCGAGAAGTCTTTTTGCAAGAGCTCCTTCCCCATTGCTCGCAAGCATTACATACTGAAACTCACGAGGACTAGGATGGATACCAAGGCCCAAAAGAGAATCGATGCAATTACGAGCGCCAAATGCTGATATTGATTCAAGGATATTCTGTGGAATTTCCCGCTCGCTTTCAATAGCAGCCAGCGCGTGCCCGTTAACGGATCTTTCAAGCATATCAGCGGATATAACGCTACCGTCTGTATCGCCAACAGAAGTCCCGATCTCCTTGTCAATTTCAGCCAATTTATCAATTTGCGAATCTGTAACACCGTAAACCTCTCCTAGGTCAGCTGACCCGATAAAACTGTTTTCACTCGCGACTTTCCCAAGAACGAAAGCAGTGCGGTCAGCACCGATACGAACTCTTGAAATGTCAAAGAACTTAGGCTTAATGTTTCTTGCATAGACCTTTTCTCCTGGGAGAACCTGTCTACCAACCTGTGTAGACCACAGCTTAGCCTGTTCATGTGTGACAACAGATCTCAAATGACTTGTAAGGTGGGTACAGTACTCAGCTCGAGTTTTTGCTTGCTTGCCACAAATTGAACACTCATCAGCAACTACTCGACACCCCATACTTACGGCAACAGCCTCACCCGCCTCAAGAGCCACCACAATGTCGCTACCGCTAACAACATCGATAGCAACAATAAGTTCGACACGGTCCATATCAGCGTTCCAATACGCATACAATACCTCTCCAAAAGAAGGATGGTGGTTTTTATTTGCATGGTGTTTGAAGAGCTTTGCGTAGTACTCGAACGTCTTGTACCCGTAGTCATTAGGAGTGCCCATTGCACTTCTAAGAGATACGTGGCTGAGACTCTCTCTAGGGAATGAGTCGCCATTATTGTTGGCTCCCCAAGACTCAAATGCCCCAACAGCGTTGATCACTACATAGTAGCGATCTTCGCGTTTGGTCATCTTGGAGATGTATGACAAGATATCAGGAGCAAATCCTAAGCTGGCAGTTTTGGTGAGACTGTCGTCATTAATTGATACGATTCTCTGCCCCATACTGTCATCGAACGAGTCTACTTCAAAATATTTTATCATCACAATCTCCTTGATTCCCTAAAAAATACTATTTGCCAGCTTCTTCGCGAAGAGTTCTGTTAAGTCCGCGATTATTACCTGCGATTGCACCAGCAGCAAGACCGAGGCCTCCTCCGATAGCAGCTCCACCACCAGCCCCGTAAGCGAGACCTAGTAACGCAGAATCTTTAATTTCTTTTTTCGCAAGAATCTTTGCAGCTTCACTGGCAAACTCAGCGCCTGTTGCTTGAGTATTTCTGATCTTACTAGCCTGACCAAGAGTAAAGACATTTTCAAGAATGCCAGCTTTTTCTCCAGCTCTTGCTCTGTAAGCTTCGGCAATGTCTTTTAATGCTTTTACGGCACCTTTAGTGTCTTTGTGTTTAAGTGCAGCCATGATACCAGCTCCTGCAAGTCCAGCAGCGCCAGCAGCTCCGGCAGCTCCACCAAGACCTCCTAGAATTCCGGTTCCAAGAGCAGAGCCGGTGGTGTTGCCTTTGTATGAAGCATACGCTCCAATTGTGTTTTTAGGAGTTTTCCCTGTACGATGCTCGATAAGAGCATTTGTACCTTTCATCTCTCCATAGATACCACCGGCAGACAATCCAGCAAGTCCGAGAGCTCCTGCACCGATTGCAGCAGCATAAGGGACGTGAGCCTTCTTCATTCCAATTGAAGCGATTCTTCCGAGGATTGCTCCTGCTGAAGCCCCGAGAGCTCCGCCAGTTAATGCTCCAAGGCCAGCGCCGGCTCCAGGGCCAGCAGCTTGTGCATACATTCCTGGAAGAATGCCCATTTCTTCTTGTCCTGCGATTTTTTCAAGCGTGTTGATATACGCTTCTTCTGCGATTTTCTGTAACATTTTACCGTCCTAGAATTTGGTTTAACTTATAGTGAGAAATGTTACTCAAAGCTTGCTGAGCAGCAATAGCTCTGTAGTTCGCTTTAGGAGTATTAGTAAACTGTACAGCCTGCATACGGCGATCTCTCGCGCGAGCCAAGATATCCATGGCTCTGTTGAGAGTTGATTCATTTTTCAATCCAGCTTTTGCAGCCATGAATGCTGCTGGTTGCGCAACCTTATCCATTGTAAGCTCCTGAAGAAATTCCTACAACGTCTCTGATAGCACTGTTTACAAGTGTGCTTGACATTGTTGGTTTAGAGTTGTCTTTGATATTTCCAAGCGCGGTAACCATGTTTGGATCGATTCCGTTGAACTCTCTCATACGGCTAACCATTGTGCCTGCAACGATTGGGTTGCGAGCAGCCATTGGTGAGTATGTCTTAACCACATTGAAGTAGTCCCGAGTCTCAGCATCATCAGGAAGACCGAACTTCTTGATCATTCCATGATACGTGCCAAGCTCAACCATAGCTTGTTTTGCTGGGCTTGCAGCATCGCTAAGAAGCGTTGCGCCTGCGCCAAGTGCAGCAACTGGGAGAGCGTAAGTCTTGACGCCGTCAATAATGCTCTGGAGTTTGCTTGGTTTAGCGTTCCGGTTTTTGATAGCATTTACGATACCGTTGTCGAGAACTTTCTTCCCGAACAAAGTTCCTGTAAGAGTCTGAAGAGCACCTGCTCCAGAGTTGAGAGCTCCAGCCGCAGACTGAGCCATAGACAATCCATCTTTGAGGGATGTGCCAGGAGCAAGATCATTAAGACCTTTTCCAATGACAATTGCTTCTTTTATAGAAGCCGCGCTATGACCTTTTAGATTTGTCATAAGATTTCCAAGGACGTCGTTAGCCCTGTCAAAACCTCTGTTGAAATTCATATATTCTCCTAAAAAAAGTTGTTGCTTCCGCTGTTTGTAAAACTATTCATCTTCTCTGCCGGATTGAGATTGGAAGGTAAAGGTCTTCCGCCATTTGTAAGCTTAGTTGCCGACAACTTCCCTGCAATCGCCTTCTTATCACCAGGGATAAATGCGAATGTAAGGGCAGGGCCAACAGCTCCGCCAACCATAGAACCTAGACTAGCCGTCTTGTTAAGCATAGCTTTGTCTTCGGCAGAAAGAGTTTCAAATGGACGCTCATTCTTTATGACTTGGTTTCTGACCTGGTTCCTATATGTAGGAGAGACGTAGTACCTTGAAACAAGGCTGTTCATCCCACCTGAAAGACTTAACCCTGTTGCAATAGCTCCTCCGACAACACCTGTCTTAACTGTTGCTCCCCAGACCTTTTCTCCGACTGTGTTTCCAGCGGGGCCAAGGCCACTTCTGACAGCTCTACCGATCTGAGTTACGCCATTGCCAATGTGGCCCAAGATTTCTCCGCCAGCCCCAAGGAGACCGGATCCAGATTCGAGCATTCCCGCAGTTCCAGAAACAGCGCCTTTAACGACAGCTTTTGCCACCGACTTATTCCTGACAGGCTTGACCTTTTCAACCACTTTTTCTGGAGTTCCGCGGATCTTGCTAACGTACCCGTTAAAGGACTCGTCGAGCCCTCTAACTATCTTGGACGCTCTGTCGAAATTACTTGGCATTTGCGATTTCCTTTGAAAGCTGGTTATACGAGCCTTCAATGTCATTAAATGCGCTTGTCAATATAATTTCCTGTGCAAGTTTTCTAAGACCAGTTACGAACGGGTCATTATCATTGAGCTGATATGAGCTTGCAAGCTTCGTTGCCATTGTTTCGATCTTGTGACCTTCAGAAGCTTTTTTCTCGAGATGCTCAGAGATATGGCTTACGATTCCAAGTGATACCACCGGACTTCCGGTCTCTTCCATGAAAACATCTGAAGCGATTTTGCAGATATCGAATGCAGAGTCGTGGTCTACAATAGCCATAGATTCTGCAAGCGAAGCAACTTTATCCATGAGCTTTTCAGCACGCTGATAACTTGCGAGTTTTTCGCTGTTTGTGTAGTAAGCAAAGCGACGAGCTTGGTCAGCCATCCCGCTAACAGCAACGCGATATTCGTCATCGCTTGCAACCTTTGACATCTCGGTAGCCACCGGTACGACACTGGCGTTGAAATTTGCCGGAGCCTTCTGGTAGTCCAAAGTTGAATTTGGTGTTGACATAACTTTCTCCGGCGACGCAAGGTCGAAATTGATGTTACTTTTATCTTCGGACCCATGAAAGAGAGCAAGGTAAACTTGCTTGTTTGACTCTTCGCAAACTCTCTTAAGGACCTCTTGATTCTCAATAAGACCCTGCTGAAAACTCAGCCTGATAGAGTCATTGAGATTGATTTTGCCATTAATAAATAATGACGATACTGCATAGGCAATTTTATCAATAGTCTCTTTCATTGTATATCCTCCTTCATTAAAATATATTACTGCAAACAATAGGAGGATTCCATGATTTATGATGAAGTAAAGACAATGGTTGAAAAAGCAATCAAAGGATACGAAGGCGATAAAAGAGAAATGGTAAAAGACATTTTCAGAATGGGTGTCGTCGATACTATTATTGCGATGAAGCGTAATAGTGAAAAAGAAGATGGCCTAGAGTTCGACGCTTACACAGAATCTAAAAATGTAATGATAGCAGCGTTCAGAGCAGCAAGTCTTGGAGATGGCCAACATTCCGTAGAAGAGTACGAGAGCATTTTTGAAGATGAAATCAAGTCTATTCTTGAGTTCTGCGGATCTCGCCACGGCGGTGGGAACCTGGTAACCTGCGGTAGCAACACTCTGGTTGATCTCAACGGACAAAGACTCTAAAAATAAAGGCGGGAGAAATCCCGCTCATCTTAAATGTGGTACATTCTGTTCTCGACAACCGCTTTGTTATAAGCATCGAGAGCAACACCTTTAAGAGGCCCTCTGTTTCTGACAGCATTTCTAATTGCATTTGCAGTCAAAGCAGTTCCGCCTAATGCAACTCCAGCGATCGCACCATTTCTGATTCTTGTAACCTTGAGTAGCTCAGCAGCCGCAGCAGCTTTAGCAGCTTTTTGCTTCATGTGATTAGAGTAAGCTGCGACTCCGCCAGCCCCAACTAGCCCAGCTCCGCCGGCCATAACAATAGGACTGATCCCAGTCTCATCATACGCAATTTTCTCTGTGTTTTTATTCACGTTTACAATCCCCTTTGTTCTTGCTGTAAGAGCATTTCTTTGTGCAATTCTACTTCCACCACTTAAGTGTTCTGACTTTGCATCGTTTATAGCTGACTGAAGCGCATCTTCAGGGCTAGGAAGCGGTTCTTTTTCGTTATCAAATAGTGACATTTTATACCTCTTTAACAAGTCTCTTGTTGTAATGTTTGTCTATGATTGCACTAAGATTTGGGTAATCAATCTTTTTGTAAAACGCAGTGTTTCTCACAATGTTATTGTGACTCATTCTGGCTGGTATTGAACTTCCGATATATGTCTTCAACTCGTTTCCGCCGAATTGTCCGCCATACGTGTTCCCGTAGAATTTCGTACCAGAGTATTCTGCATAAGGCTTAACCTTTGATGCTGCAACCGACTCTGCTCTTGTCGTTATAGGTCGATCAATCCCGATCGCACTGTACTCATCAATCCTTGACTTCTTAAACATCCTCCCAAGACCAGACTTATTAAACTGTGCATGTATCCCGATATTGTTGATGTTCCTTGCTTCATTTGTAAGAACTCTTGTACTCAGGTGAGACATTGACGCACTCCCAAGGAAAGCTTGCCCACTACCATTGTGCAAATGGTGCATTGATTTTTTCGAATCAGACTTAGCTTTAGAGACAGCTCTCTTTAAATCATCTTGAGAGGCACCTGTCAACTTAGCATTAAAGTAAGCATTTCTTACCGCTCTTGTTCTTGTTTGAATCTTGTCTGACTTCATTGCTGATATCGCATAATCTATCGAACCGGGATTCGCTGTCACAAATGGGCTTTTTTCTACTCCTTTTGACAAAGCTGCAAATTCATCAACCTCATGGAATTTTATAAGGTTTTTCAAAAGCCTGTCTTTTTTATTTGACGAAGGTGAGATATGAATCCCGCCGGCGTCCGCGTGAGACCCTAATGCTCCGCCTTCTATGTGGTTCACTTTTATACCGCGTTTGCGATACAGTTCTTGCAGCCCTTTTGATTGTCCTATTGCGAGAGTAGACTTAGATCTAACCCCTCCTTCGGCTCCTGACCTTACCCATCTGTTCACATCTTCAATAGATAGTGTGGAAAGCATTTTCTGTATTTTGCTTGCAGCTTCTTTTATGAACATCATAAGAACCCCTCATTTACATTGTAATTACCAAAGTCGATTTCCGGCTCGTTAGACTGTTCGCCACCACCGAGCATTCGGTCAAATTCTCCTCTTAATATACCTGATGCGATACGAGAGTACATATAGGCATGAAATGCATCGTCAGGGATATTATGGTCGTACATAGTCAATCGAGTGCGATCGCTGTACTCTGTGTAGATACCTGTGAAGTCAGGCATGAAGTTTTTGAACTCATCAAATCTGAAGAATCTCACTTGTTGGCGCTGGATCTCCATGAAAAGATTGGTCATCATCTGAGTTCTTGAGATCACATATTTACCATCAGTTGACCATTTGATCAAAGTCTTCTGAACTCCATTCTCGTAGATCTCTGTGAACCTTTGTGGACCAAGAGCTTTAACAAGGTGAGCGTTCGATGTTCTTCCGTCACCGGTGTCGGCAATGACAAGCTTGCAATTGAACCTTTTGATCAAAGTGATCATATCTTGCAATTGGTACAGCGCCTCTGAGTTTTGGCGACCTGTGTATCTTTTCATGAATATCGTGGTGAATTTACCATTGATGAATGCACCTATTGATATCACTGAGTAAGATGTTCCCGATGCAGTATCTCCTTTACCCCAGTCGATTCCGGCAACGCAAGTTACCGCTCCAGGCTTAATGCCAATACTTGCCAGCCCAGTATCTTCCCTTGCACATGTCAAGTCAGGAACACAGCATGATACAATGTGCTCTTCATTGATTGGATGGCGAGCATTAGCATACGGAAGAGCGAGGATTTCGTTGTAATACTTCTCGACACTATAAAGCATCTGAGTGTTGATTACGTTCACCTTCCAAGCATCGGGTCTCTTTGGATTGTTGATCCAAGGAAGAATGATTTGAGGAAGTCTGAATCCATTGATAGGCATGTCGAATTTTGTGGCAACCCATTGGCCATTATGGTACCAAATAGGTTTCCCGCAGACTCTACAGATTGCTCCGGTTGCACCAATATTCTGTTCATCGATGTAGTTATGCTTGTTGCAATACTCGCACTTTACAACGAACTCATTCTGCGAACTCTTGTTCCACAGTCCGGTAAGAGTGTTCTCCATTGTCTTCGGGGTTCCGGCGTACAAAGTTCTTCTGAACAGCGAGACCGGGATGTTCGGGAATTTTCTACGAAGAGCTTCTCCATGCTCCATTGAGTGACCCATACACTGCTGGATAACAGGGATGTTGTCACGCATAATATCTTGCACCTCGTCAAAGAAGACTTGGTCAGCTGAGATACCTCGAATTGAGTCAGCGTTTCTATAAGCGGATCGAAGGTAGATTTTCGAACCGTTACGAAGCTCTTTGTAGAAAACTTGGCTTGCGATTTTATTGCTTAGGAACATCTGCTTGATGATCGGAGATTCCCTAAGGGTTCCGTCAAGCTTGTCTGTTGAGAATACAGAAACTTGCTGCATCGTTGGAGCAACATAAAGAGATCTGTAACTTGGAATCATCAAGCCTGGTGTTACAAGCTTGAAACCAACTGTAGTTGATTTGTGAGTTTGACGACCGAACATGAGAAGCATCTCATTGTCCGGAGCGTCATAAATAGGTACGAGGTGTCGCATCTTCTCTCTTGGCATTTCAAGAGGAGACCCGTCGAGATAGAAAAGTAACTGAGCTACATCGAACGGGGTAATTTTCACTTAGTGTCCTCTTTTACCTAGAGTCCCCATGAAATCTCCTGATCTTGCGATCATCTCAATAAGGCTCTTTTCTTTTGCTGGGCTTGTAACCTTGTTCGCATGAGATCTTACACTTGCAAGTACTTTTGCAGTAATCTCAGGAAGTCCGGCTTCTTTAGTCATCTCTCCAGAAGCAATCTTTTCGATAGTTCTTTCGTATGCAGCAACATAAAACTGATTCATTATTCCTCCGAATATATCTCCCGCCAGAAAACTCTGACGGGAGTTTTTGATTAATGCGGCTTAATGTTCGAGTGAGTTTTCGACATAAAGTCAGATTCTACTTTTTTGATGATTTTTGAAATCCCATCCATCTTAGCAGCTTCAGCCATCCCTTTTGCGCCCATTGATTTTACTCCGGCATACCCAAGTCCTGCAAGGCCGGCAAGACCAGCAGCAGCGAGTCCGGCTTTACCAGCGGTACCCATCTTGTTCGCTTTGATAGCCTCAGCAACTTCCTGAACGATTTCAGGTGCTACTGTAGCGGCTTTCTTGCGATTGTAAGCGTAAGCTCCTGCACCTGCGCCTGCAAGACCAAGACCTGTAAGACCAAGACCTACTGCGGTGTTGTTTCCACCTTCAGATGCAATTTTTTCAAGCGTATTGATATACGCAGCTTCGTAATACTGATTCATTTTAAGCTCCCATCTTATTTTCAAATCTCTGTGCAGCGTCCGCTCCACGGAATCTTTCTTTTACGTTTGCAGAACTAATTCGAGCTGCATTGTATCCACGAACATTATCGATAGCTTCATCGCTAAACCTCTTAAGAGTTGCAGGCTCAACAGCGCCATCAGCGTGGAGTCCGCGAAGGTACTTAGCGTAATCGACAGACTTGTTTGCAGCAGTTGCTTGAGCAGTTGCGTTTGATCTTGCTTTTACAATTTCAACAGCCTTTTGTGATACTGGAGCTTTGTCAAATGATGTAACTACACTAGGCTGGTCAAGTGTTGCCTTAGCCATTGCCACAAGCTTGTCTCTTGTGCCAGCTCTAACCTGTTCAGCTCCGTCGAATGACTTCACAACAGATGGAGCCTGCGCTCCGCTTCTTGCGGTAGCCATGATGTCCTGTCTTGCAGTTCCTCTTGTAGCTACTTTAGATGCAGCTCTCGACTTCATAATCGCTCTTGCAGCAATAGCTCCGATTCCTGCAACTCCGGTAACTCCGGCAGCGATTGCTCCAGCTTTCCCTGAGATTCTAGGTGCAGCTTTAGCAACTTCAGCAACTGGTACAGCAGCACCTGGTTTAAAGTGCTTGTAAGCGGCGTATCCACCTGCACCAGCAAGACCAACTCCTACAAGTGGCATAGGGTTGAACCCTTCGCCATCTTCAGCAATTTTCTCAAGAGCGTTAATGTACGCCGCCTCGTAATACTGATTCATAACAACTCCTATTTAATAGTTCCATTTAAAATGTTTGCTGAAAGACGGTTGATGGAGTTTCTTGTGTCCATTATGTCAGTCAATCGCTTCCCAGCGTTAACCATGTCACCGGCGCCATCCTGCTTCAATCTTCGCATTACAGAAGCTGAAGCCATTTTTTTAGCTCTTGATATAAGACTGTGGTCTTTTTCTACAGCTGCAAGAAGCATTGCTGATCCGCTTGAAGCGATTTTCTCAAGGGCAATCGAATGATACATTTTTCTACCTCACAAGTTCGGATAAAATATTTTTTGCGTCTTCTCCAGAGACAACTTTGTCTCTTTCGTTAACGTCGTATGTTAAGTTCATCTGCTCAATTCTTTCAAAGAAGCGATCGACCTCTGAGCTGTCGCTTTCTTCAGGTATTGCGCGGTCAGCTTTGATGTAAAGATCGACAGCGGCTTTCATGTTTGACATCTGTGCAGAGCGAAGGTTCTTGAATGACTTACTAAACCCTTCTGTCTCCATAGGCTCGCCGGTCTCTGGGTTTATGACTGTTCCTCGAGATATTGATCGGCTCACGCTTTGAACAATAGTCTTGGCTTCCTCGTACATGAACGACGCATCAGCCTTCACTTTGTCCATGAAGTCACGAGCTTTTGGAGGCTTCACATTGTAGCCAACCTTCCACTTTATGTACTCGTTGTCTCTGAAGATTATTGCCATGCTCGATCTGTCGTCAGACTCTTCCTGGCCCTCCTCAGACAACACGAGTGTATTGTTCTCGAAAGGCTTAAATCTCTTGAGAATCTCCTGAGCCTGGATTCCGTATGTCTCCCAGAATATTTTCTTGTACCACTCAATTGCAATTTGACTCATATTGTGATGGTACTTGTAGTCAAGAACGCTTGATATAACTTTGTGATCTTCATTGTTGTAAAGAAGTGTGTTTATTATGACTGCAACCTCACTATATGTGTGAGGCCATAGTATTGAGTTGAACCTGTCAGCATGGCTTCCGAGCTCAAGAAATTCCATGTAATCAAGAATGTCATAATGCTTGAACCATGCAGACCCTGCTTCACAAGGTACAGGCTTATCTAGCTTTACATAGTCCATGATCGATTCTGGAAGGAGTTCTTTCACATCTCTAAAGATTGATATCACTTCGCTTTCTACAACCCTGTAGCCGAGCGTGTTTAACCGCACAACAACTTGCTGTGCGCTATCACCTCTAAAAAGATGGGCTATAATAAAACGTTTGAACGGAACCATGTCCCTCCCAGATATATTTTTAAAATATAACTAATGGAAGGTGGACACATGATAGAGAAGAATGCGGGCTGGGGCCAGTTTATTGAAGGATACACAAAAAAGGGGTTCGACGCAGTCGGTAAAGCCATTGGTGGAACACAGACTGCTGCCCATCTGAAAGACGCCGTAAAATCTACATTCAATAACATCAAACAAACAAGTGCCGGAGAAGAGTTGATTGAGGGTGTGAAAAGTGTTTGGGGTGCTAACAAGAAGAGAAACGCTCGTTACGATGAGCTTATTGGTCAACGCGCTCAAGCAAGAGACGCTTTTGAAAAAGGTACTGAACAATATGCTCGGCACGACAACAATCTTAAAAAGCTCCAAGGCAGTAGAGACTCTCTTTTCGGAAAAGCTAAAAACTTTTACAACGAAGTTGATAAAGTAAAAGGGTCGGCAGAAGCTGCCGTAAAAGATGATCGCATCACTGGCGGCATTAACAATCTCCTTCATGAAGTAGGCGGGACTCTTGGTGTAAAAGGTTACAGTACTGCTGCTCAAAGAGAGGCTGCGAAAATATCTGCTGCTGCCGCCGAGAGGGACGCTGCTCTTGCTGCAAAGAAGGCGAAATTTGATAGTCGAAAGAAAAAGTTCGGGAATGCTGTTGTTGGCGTCGGAGTCACCGGAGCGATCGGTGGAGGTGTAGCGTTCAACAGTGCTATCAAGAACTCTACGTTCGACGAATACGGCGGAAGCTAAGTTATTCTAGCTCCAATTAAGGAACAACTACTATGAAAGGTAGCATTTAACTTATTGGAGGTATTTTGTTCTATCAAGTATTTTACCACAACGACGTAGACGGCGCCATGAGCGCCGCTCTATTTGTATTATCAAATCCAGGCTGTAAGTTCAACTTGCAGCCTGTTCGTTCTGCAGACAGACAGGTCTATACAAAGCTCATCAAAAAGATCAAAGGTGCAACAGTTGTTGCGATTGATATTGACAGAGCTCCGGGTGTTGATCTTTGGTTTGACCACCACAAGTCCAACTCGGTTCCAGTCGAAGGTGACCTGTTCAACGTTGATGCAAGAAGCTGCTTTCAGATCCTTGCGTCTTATGCTCTTGTGAAAGGCCGCGTAATAAGCGAGGACCTTATCAGAGCAATCGGAGATGTTGACACGGCAACGTACAAGTCTCCTTCTGAACCGTTTGAATCAAGAGATCCGATAAACATCCTGCGGATATGGGTTGCTCAGAATGCTGGTGTAAACAAACATTTTATGAACGCAATCGTCGGCAGCCTTGTAATCAATGATCTTGATGTGGAAAAAGCTGTTTCAGGTGTTGATATCGATAAGATCATTAATCATGATATCGATGCAGCGAAGTCAGCGATGAACGACATTACGATCATGAATGGTGTTGGTGTAATTTTCCAGCATGACAAGGCTCCGATCGCAAGATACGCTGAGTTCTACATCTACAGAAATATGCGATATTGCATTCGGTACACTTACGGAAAAGGCAACAGCTTGTCTGTCAGACTCAGCGTTAGTCCGTGGATCGAAAGCAAGGTTGACGCTGTTGATGTTCTGCGGTCAGTAATCGGAGAAAAAGGTGTCGGAGGCCACAAAGGTATTGCAGGAGGCAAGATCGATGAGGCTGACGAATTTGAAGTAACGTCGGCAATAATCATGAACTTGGAGAGAATCGATGGAGAAGTATGCGATTGATGAATGTGACCCAGTTGAAGAGATGGTTAAACAAGGATCAGAGAGAGGGAGTGCTGTAAATGATTACGAAGGAAAAGCTTCTGAACATCAACTGGGATCTGGCGGATCGGATAATCTCGGACCAGAGCAAGTGGGTCAGGGAGATAAAAATCCCTAAGAAGAGAGGTGGATTTAGAAAGATTGTTGAACCTGTTGGTGAATACAAGACAATTCTAAAATCGATCTCTTTCTTCCTTTTGAAGTACAACACTCACGATGCCGCTCACGGGTTCAAGATCAACAGAAGCATCGTAACAAATGCAAAGCCTCACCTTCGGTCAAGATCTCTTGGAACGATCGATGTGAAGGACTTCTTTGATTCGATCAATGAGGATCACCTGAAAAACTGTCTCCTTGGAAACAAGAAGGTGTGCAAAGCATGTACGATGCACAGTAGTATGAAGGCCGGTAAATGTAGTCCATCCCTGTACAAGAATCAGTCCGGTGAATATATCGGAGTCTGCCCAGAGATCAAGGCTATGTTGATTCCTGACTTCTGCGAAAAATCCGATTATGATCCGTTCCTTTCAAAGATTGTGAACCTTGTGACGTACAAGGGTTACACTCCACAAGGGTTCCCAACATCTCCGATTCTTGCAAATATCATCATGAGAGGATTTGATGATCGCGTTGCGAAATGGTGTAAAGAAAGAGAAATCAATTACACCAGATATGCAGACGACCTTTCGTTCTCTCATGGAGGTGTGACAGATGAAAATGAGGTGTATGGAATGTCTTCTTCAGAGCTTGCAAACATCGTTGTTCCAAAGGCTAAATCAATGCTTTGGGCATACGGGTTTGAAGTAAATCCAAAGAAGGTAAGATTCAGACACCGCGGTGCAAGACTTGAAGTTTGCGGGGTTGTTGTGAATGATAAGCTATCAGTTTCAAAGTATCAAATGAAAATGTTCAGGGCAATGGTTCACCACGCTGTAGTGAAACATCCTGAGAAATTGACAGTTGAAAGACTTATGAAACTTCGTGGCTGGTGCAGTTACTTGATGAGTATTGATAAGGTCAAAGGTAAGAAGTATATGGACATGTTAGCGACAGCCAAGCCAGGGCTTAAGAACGTTAATATGGAGGATACTTATGCCGAAGAAGCCGACTATGGATGGTTTTCGCAAGGTCGCGACAAACTCTCTTGAAATTATTCCTATGGTTGCCGACATGATCTCTGGTGCAATCGACCTGTTCGACAAAATCCACGAGAAATGGAAAGCAAAAGAGGACGAGAGAATTTTACGCAAGTACCGAGGCGCGAAGAAGAAGTAGTCTACTGCAAAGAAGCGCTCAACAAGCGTAACCAATTCGTTTCGAATTGGAGAGTTACTGCCCTGGCCACGCCAGGTATGTTTGCAGAATTAGCCCGGTGTAAAAACCGGGCTTTTATTTTTTTACGAGGTGTTCAATGTTTGAAGAAACAAGAAGAGTTTACGCTCTTAAAGAGATCGGTCTCATTTCAGGAAAAGAAGCTCACAGAGCTATCGAGAGAATTTTGAGAAAAAAAGAAGGGAGCATCCAAGTGCTCAGGAAGGAGGCTGAAGATGATTATGCCAAAGTACGGGAGCATCTGAAGAAGCTGGAGGAGGTGTAAATGACTTGGAATGGAAAGACTAGCAGACCAAGAGGATCTGCTTCTGATTTTAGAAACAATCACCAAAGGATAAACTGGAATGATGGTTCAAATGAACGTACCGGAAATGCTGAACGTAAAGACGATGGAAATAACGTCTCACTCGAGAGACATGAATGTGATCGAGCTGAAGGACAGCAGCGGGAAGACGCTGTTTGAAAGAGATGGGTATCTGCCATCATTCCTACCAGGTGGAGGCGGAGACGATCTCAGGCTGACTGTCGATATCGACACTGGAATGATTTTGAACTGGGAAGTGACAAAAGATGCAATTGAAGGGTGGATTGAAAATGGAGATTAGACCAGGGTTTTCAAGTAACGAGTATCACGATCTTCCTGACCACTATGAGTTCAGGTTTGATGAAAGTGTGATAAGAAACCGCGCTGTTGATATTATGAAGCACGCAGAGATACTTGGCAATGTCGATTCAATAATTGTAAAAGACAAGCTTTGGGAGATGTGCGGCGAAGATGGCCCAATAAGCGAAGATGACTTCTCCGAGACGTTCTGCCCTGCGTTTGTTGGTACAGAGTTTAAATGGTTCTCTGGATCTTCAGTAAGTGTGTATGCTCTCATGAGAGACAAGCACACAGATGATTACATCAGAAGTGACGGGTACACTTTTGAATCATAACTGGAGAGATGCTGCTGATGCTGTTGCGTATGCGACCCAAGTATACGCTTCAACTCCTAGGTCTGCCAGAAATATTTTTGAGAGCTTCTCCAATAATATTTTGGGGGAATTCTTCATTCCGGCAAGTGATTCCGTTAGGAATATGATTCAGCATGGCGGGTGGGACAATTTTGCGGTAACAAGCGATATAATGAGCAGCAATCGCAATTTCAAATGGTTCAGGATTGTACACGTCGGGGGAAGGACTCGGTTAATTTCAGGCCGTTTTCAAGTTGATGGTAGGCTTAACGATGTTGCAGGGCTCATAGACTGCTACATAGAAAACACTTACAAGATAATAATCCCTGCCAATAAACGCTTCGTCAAGTCTGCGGTGTGTGGGCTTGAAGGCTCTGTAGCTACTGCTGACAAGGCGTATTGGTCTAAGCGATGGATGAGGGATCCGAAGATAGTCAAGATTCAAGCTGGGAAAGGTAAAGGGGTATATGCGATATTCGAAATTGATAGTGTTAGATCTGAAAGAGGCGGACTTATAAAAGCCCGCCTCGGAAGACTGCTTAAAATCGGGGAAGATTAACTTCCCCTTTTTTTAGCCAATAATCGATTTAACCTTTTCGACGCCATTTATGACATCTGTAAGATTCTCCATGACACGTTTGAGCGCGTCTTCATTTACTGTTGTCATCCCCATGCGAGACATTACAAGCATCTCTGCAATTTTATCAGCCGTCTCTTTGTAGAGGTCGATATTCTCGACAACATTGAGAACAGTATCCTTGTTGACAGTGTTGAGGCTTAAGACAGCTTCGACCGATCTAGGATCCTGGATCTCACTCGCTTCTTTGATGAGGTTTCTCTCAACAAATTTCGCAAGCGTTCCGAGAGCTTCGTCAATTTCATCAACATTGTTAAACTCAGATGCAACCTTGCTAAAGTCAGGTGGGCATGCTCCATAGACTGTACATGACCCTTTTGAAATAAGCTCTGAAGCGATCTTTTTGTAATTAGCTTCGCTGAACCCAAGCATCTTGATCGCATTCTTCATGCTTTCAACAGTGTAAACGCCGCCCATTAAATTGTTGATCTCTTTTGCGCTGTACCCTTTGATTGAGAGGCCGGAGTCTCCAATTGACACTTCGACTTTGATACGCTCAAGATTTATGAGATCGCGCTTGATATCAGTTGAAGGAGTTATGAAATCATTCTTCTGATACATTTTAAGAAACAGTGAATTTCTTGGGTAGACATAAGTACTCTTCATGTTACCAATAAGAGATTTCAAAGTTGCGTCCTTCACACCTTCGATTCGAATAATGCTTTCAGTGTCAGCAGGGATGAACGCAATACTTTCATTCAAAATGAAAATCTTATCATTTCCAGAGTGAATGGTCTTAAGTTTGTGCATGTGATTTTTATAGATCTCTCCACTGCTTGTTACGATCACAATGTCATCGTCTCTGTCGCACTGGTATTCTGAAGAAGAGTAACCATCTCTTGATCGCTTGTAACTGCTGTACTGGTTGTAGCCGTAAGATGTTATTTCGTACTTTTTAAGAGCTTCCATTATCGTTGGGATAACTTCTTTGCTCATAGTGGTACCGAAAGGCATTCCTTCACCATCCCACATCATTCCAGAGTAGAAACCGTCAACAGAGATGAAAGAGTATTGAACCTCGTTGTAATCTCTATCTCTGTCTGAAGGGAGTCTCTTTGCAATAACAGAAAGACCAATTGAAGACTTCCCAATTTTTTTAGCTATCACGCCGTTTGTTGGGTCTCCAGAGAAATCCTCGAGTGTCGGGTAAGTCTTGATTCGAACTTCTCCAGGGAACCCGATCGGGATTGGGGTGAGTTCATTTGGATCAAGGATCTCAGATTCAAACATTGTTGACATCTGATTCGCCATTACAACAGGAGCTTTCTGAGTCTCATAAAGCGAGAGATTGCTGTTGACGAAAGTGTTGATAGCCGATCCACTGTTCACAGCGAAATTCGAAAGAACTTCAGGAGTCAGCTCGCTCGCAAGTTTTTCAACCATTACGGCATTTGCCATTGGCATTCCGCCTGGCAGTTTTATGAACTTGTTTGAAAGGTCTTCCTTCTTGTACTCTCCGAAGAGTTCTTGAGTCATGAGAGCTTTTGCAATGCTGTCCTTGTTTGCATGGCTGTAAACAGTCTTACCATTGCTTCTGATTATGAACGTGTCGAATGGGCACAGCTCGTAATCTCTGATGATCACAGGGAAGTTTATTTTCTTGTTCCCGTTCCAAACAACGATACTTCCAGCTGCGAAGCCTTGGTTTTCGTCATTATTGTCAACAACCGCGTCATAAGACACGTTTTGAGGAAGCTTCTCTCCGACAGTTTCAATGAAGCTCTTAATGATAGCTTCCTTCCACTCTGCGGAGTTCTTTGACACTTTGATTCCTGCGATCTTCTCGAAGACCGGCTTTGCGATAACACTTTTCATTTAGCGCTCCCCATAATTATTGCTGAAAGTTGAACCCCGAAAGTAGGAAGACCCACTGTACCAGTCGCGGGAGGCACTGGAGGAGGCACAATTATTGATGCCATCTGTGAATGCATTGAGACATTCGACAAGGCAAGCGCCATTGCATACGCAACAGCTTTAGATATCATGTCACTCGAGTCAAGTGCATCACCGGCGTGCGCCGTTGTGTACTGGACAAGAAATGCTTTTACTGCTTCTTTAATCATAAAAATATATCACGGGGTTGGAGGAACGGCTGTTGATTGACCCATAATGGCCGCACTTAAAAGTGTTCCAACTGGACCACCGAGCGGAGTAACGACTACAGAAGATATTGAAGCGTGTAAGCCCGGATCAGTTAGAGCCATGGTTACACCGTATGCGATCGCCTCTGCAAGGTCGTCAATTCCGTCCATTGCAGTTGCACTTGTCTTAGCGGATGCAGCGGACGCTTTGGCAACCAGGATAGGCTTAAGCATGCTTTCAACGTATGATTGAACTGCCATTTGTTAACTCCAGTTATCCCAGAATGTTTTATTCAACTCTACTTGAAAGTGCTCTTTTCTGTTTATCAACTTTTTCATATCTTTAGGCTTTATGTAGTCAATTCCGTATCTAGCTCCTGTAATTGATTTTACCATTTCAGCTTCTCCAGAACCCATTCTAAAGTCTCCATTAGAAAGTTTGTATGGAGTTCTAGCCTGCAAGTTCGACTCTTTACCAAGAATTCCGAAGTTTGCATGTGAAGATGTTGACATTCCGTCTGACAAAATTTTTAAACTGATTTTTTTTACTTCGTCATTCTTATCTTTAATTCTTCCTGAAACTGCACCCATAAATTTATCAAGCTTATTAACAACAGGAATTTTTTTGATTCTATTTCTTGCAGATTCAACCATTGATATAGCTTTTTCATTTACCTCAATTTTTTTTGAAAGAGGAATGTACCCTTCTGGAACCTGCATTTTTACGGTTGGTGGATTATAAATTTTACCATCAAGCTTCATAATTGCGCTCAGCTCATCAGACTCATGTGCTGCACCAGCAGCTGCGTTTAATACATCATTACTTTGCGATGTTTTTGCTGGCTCCAAAATCATTTTAGTTGATTTTAAGTCAAGAGTCCCATCTTTTTTTAGGTTTGTATTAAGATGACTTCCTTCGCCTTTTTTGCTTACTTCTATAGGGATATTGTGTTTTTTAGCATTCTTGTAAGCTCTAGTTATAAACCCTTCGGAATATCTTTCCATTGGTCTGAACATGCCTGGAATTTCGTGCAGACTGGCTCTTGTCTCAGGCTTAAGCTTCCAAAACTCTTTCATTAATCTGTTAGCTGCTTCTTTTACAAAACTCACAAAATCTCCTTTTATGCCGTAGCGTAAACATCTGGCGTTGTATTTATCCCGATCGCAGGAGCGCCGGCGTTCATAGTTGTGAATCCACCTGCTATCTGTGGAGACTCTGCCCCAATAGCAAGTGTTGCAAGCGCTGATGGGAATATTGGTGCAGGTCCACCGATCTGTGTTACCATGCAAAGGTTTGTCTTATTGGTATCGAGCCATGCAAGGAAATCCTCTGTCACAACTGCTTTCCCATTAACCCTGAACCCGTTCATTGCAGTAACATCGACTCCTGCATTCGGATCGATTACTATCGAGTTGATAGACTCAGATCCGGTTCCGTGGGCAAGTGTAATCTTCCCACCACACATGACACTCAATCCATTAGTAGGATCGTAATCGATCACCATCTTATGAAGAGCTACTCCTGGAGTCCCAGCGGCATCAGCCTTGATTGAGAATGACCCGTCGGCACCCATTGATATCATTGAGATGTTTCCGACGACTGCTGGCGTTGCAAACCCACCCGGGCACATCTCATCTGTGATAACCTTGTCAGTTCTGATCACATAGTCTTTACCAATATCGATAGTGACTCTGTTCAATCCGCTTTGAACAGTTCTGTAATAAATCGTGTCTCTTGCAGGTTTCGGAAGAGTGTCTGAGTCGCCATTGCCTCCTACGAAAGGTGCAAATGCTCCTTCGCATACCGCGGTGTACTTTGTCATTTTCAGATCTGTTGACACAAATCTTCTATAGACGAAATTACTGCCGTCAAACCCGAAGTGCTCCCTTGTTGCTATCAGAGGAGCGTCACAAGCGACGACCTTATGGTAGTTTTGAGCATGGTCAAACTTGTAGTTCTGGTAAGACTTCATCCCGCCAGGGATCATGTCTGAGAAGACGACATCAGAAGTTGCAGTTCTTACCTTTCCACTGTCATAGACAATAGTTCCTGCCCCATTCCTTCTGTTCGTGTAGGAGACGTTGTCTTCATCGTACCGATCTTTTGTGAGAGCGTTACCGTCTTTGAAGTCGTCTCCATCGAGGACGGATCCTGTACGGTGACCGATCACCATCATCTTGTAGGCAGTGTCGATATCAACATATCTGCCTCTTGTCGCATCAAAAAGAAAACCGCATAGGGCAGCAACAGCATCCCCTACACGGTACTTGTTATCTTGGAGAAATTGCATTCTCGTGTTCCCAATAATTCCGCCTACTGGTGTTGTAGAAAGATTGACGTCAACAGTAGCACTGTCAACAATTTTAACGATCTTCCCAAAGCATATAGAAGGAACTATTGTATGAACTACTTGCAAAGTTTGTCCTCGATCTTTTTAGTACGGATTTTCCACCCTTTTATGAACCTGAGAAGGTTCGAATTACGAACGCAAATCGAGTCATAAAATTCGTTTCTGACCTTAATATAAGTCTTCACCGATGAGTTATCAACGTCAACTACAGAGTTAATGCTTTTGATCGTATTTGGACCAATCTTGCCATCAACAGTAGTTTTTACACCTAGACGAACCAGTGATTCTTGAGCAATTTTGACAGATCTTGACACTCCGCAGTTAACAGCAGTGTCAAACATCATGTATCCCCATTTTGCAGGCACCTTGTCACATCCAGTTTTCAACCAGTAGAGGTTGTAGTAAATGTCTTCAACCTCTTTTTTATCGATGAACTTAACAGATCTTACCGCAATCTTTTTGCTTTTACGGTACGCATCGTAAACAGCTTTTGTAATTCCAAGGTTCGTCTCTCCACCTGGGTCTTTAGGGTCGTTTGAATACCCTCCTTCAAACGCCAGGACATCCTTGAGAGATTCATAAAACATAGCTTCCATAGTATTCCTACTTTCTGAACATAGGTCTTGCGACCCCGTTTACCATTTTAACAATTCCGGCAAGGCTTGAGCCTTTGGACATGACTCCTGCTACGCTTTTGGCGCCTGAAGCGACACTTCCAGTCGTGTCAGCAACATTTTTAGACGCTCCGATAGCATTGTCAACAATGCTGCCAACTCCGGTTTTTGTATCTTTAGCCGCTTCAACTACAGCGTCACTTGCTGACACAAGGTTGTCAAAAATCTTCCTTGACCCAGCACCTGCGTTTGCAGCCATATCCTTGACGGCTCCAGTTGCAGACGACACATTACTGAAGATATTATTGATGTTCGACTTGTTGGCAGCTACAGTGTCTTTGGTTGCTGCAACACTTCTGTAGAGACTGTTGCCGGCTCCTATTGTGCCAAGGATAGACGCCGCAGCAATTGCTCTTGACGCAATCTTTTGAGCAGATGCTCTTTTGAGTTCTTGCGCTGCTATTGCGGCTTGTCTGCTCTTGAACAGTTGGTTTGATTCAACGGTATTAGCCATGTTGTTCATCAACACAGACGCTCTGTCTCTGACATTTTTAAAGCCATCGGTTTTGTACGCTCCGTACCCAAGTGCTCCAGCGCCTGTTAAAGCGATCGTGTTTTCAAGATTCTCGTTCATCTTTTTTAATTCCTTTCATTACTGCAACTGACGCAAGGCCTCCAAGAAGAGCTGATGTCGCACCAGCTATCCCCTTGTGATAATTATTGACTGGTACGTTTTTAGGCAAAATAAGCGGGTGCTTCTTGACATACTGCTTCATATTTACAGCTTCATAAACTCCGTTTCCTATAGCTCCGGTACCGAGGCCTATTGCAACTGGAATTGTGTTGTTGTCGAATTTTCCACCTACAACCGCATTTGACACACCGTAACCTCCGATGGCAGCAGCAGCTCCAAGAACTGCTTTTCTTCCAACAGCTTTAACTGGAACATGAGTCTTTGCCCACTCAGCAACAGCTCCTCCTGCGACTCCAGCGCCAACAAATGGAACACTTCTTACAATCTCACCTCTGTAAGTGTACTCCCTGTCTTCGGCAATCTTTTGGAGAATATATTCAGACGCCTTACTCATTTGCCAACCTCTTTCAAAACTTCGAGGAACTTATCATTAAGCTCGTCTTTTTTCTTCGCCATGTCGTTCAAATATACATCAGCACTTGCACCTCTACGGAGTGTGCTTTGGTATCTTCTTACAACAACTTTACGCTCTTTTTCCGGGAGAGCATCGTGAGACTTGTATCGAGCAGCTCTTCCGATAACCTGTCTGATACGGTTATTGTTCCAGTGAGGCTCAAGAACCTGAACCATCTTGGTGCCTTTCAAGTCAAGTCCTTCTGCTCCGGCAGATGAAATCAACAAGGCTTTAGCGGCTCCGCTATTGTAGTCAGCAACAGCCTTTTTACGAACTTCATCTCCGAGAGATCCGTTGAATATTCGATACGGAATCCCATTTGCATCAAGCTCTTTAGTCATGAGAGACGTACCACTTTTGATGTAATTCGAGTAGACAAGACCTTTGTAGTTAGGATCCTTTTTACTCGCTTCAACCATGTCTCTTACAGCTCTTTTGACTTTCGACCCTTCTCCATGATTCCCGAATTTCTGAGGGTCATTCGATGCCTGTCTTGTTGCAGACATGAAAGAGTTTGCAGTCTTGAGCTCTTGTGAAGACAGAGGGATCATGTGCCTTACTTTGAATGCTACCAACGGGTTTGCCGTGTGAGCAAGTGTCTTGTAAAGACGCTCTTGAGGCTTTGTCATTCTAACATCAACATACTCAGTCTTCACTTCAGGAAAGTCTTTCTCTCCACCTGGAACGTAGTGCATTCTTCCTTTGAACGCCTTCTTCAACTCCTTTTTGTTGCTTACAAAATTAGAGTCTCTCGCTCCAAATAGCTTTGCAACAACATTAGGCTTGTGCGTCCCAATGTACCGCTTGTCAAACTCTTTTCTTGACATTGGGATGTCGGAGTTCGGGTCAACGAAGTGGGCAAGCGGGGCGAGGTCTGATGGCCTGTTCACGATTGGAGTCGCTGTAAGACCGATTCTTGTTTTGTGCGATTTTGCTATGTCAAGTATCGCTCTCGATCTTTTGCTTGAAGGCTCAGAAATTCTGTGAACCTCATCAACTATGATCGCGTCGGCTGTTGGAGGAGCTTTTTTCTGCGCCTGGTCGTATGACCCGACATTGTAGTTTTCAGCTTTTACACCGGCTTTTACGATCTCTTTTTTGTAGTTCTCTCGAAGAGATGCAGGAGTTACAACATTCACTTTGTCGTACTTGCCTGTCGCCGCAATAGACGTAAAGGTCTTACCTGTTCCGAGACCATGGTAATAGATCATTCCACCATCAAGTCTCTTTATAGCTTCCTTTTGGTGATCTTGCAATTCCATTATAACATCCCATCTCTTTTTCCGCGGGTGTAATTTCCATTAACCAGCATTGCGTTGGCAACTCCAGCAGAAACTCCTCCGACTACTCCGGTGAGAGCACCGATACTTCTTGCCGACATTGGAGCTACTTTCGTAATACCAATGCCGTAGAGTTTGGAAATGTCTTTCGCGCTCTTCATTGTTTTTGAGTAGGCGTGAGCTTTGGCGAAGATATTCTTAGCTGTCTCAGCCTTGCTCATGTTTAATGTCGCCTTAGTCATCAGTGGAATACTTTTGACATGCTTAGTCATCATTGAAGGGTTGAGAATATCAACCTGAGAAAGAGCTGCGTCTTTCAGGTTTTTGGCTACTACAGGATTCTTATCTTTTAGCATTTTAGCTGCTGCCGCTGCTATTAATCCGGTTGTTGCAACAGGCACTACAGCCCCAGATACGAACGCTCCTGCAACATTCCCAGCCCTGCTAGAGTACGGGTTGTCTTTTGCATCATCGTATGTGTAAAAACCGGGGAGAGCCCCGGAAACAAAACTATTCATATTTCACCAGCCTTTTAAGCAAAAATATATTGCGCTCAAGAATTGTTTTTGGCAAACATTACTGCAGATAATGCACCGGCACCTAAGCCTGCTCCAGCACCTATTACTCCAGATCTTTTTGCAATGGATACAAGTCTAGGCTTAATGCCGATTACGCTATTATGAGCATTTAGCAGTGCTACACCTTTTGATCCTTTAATTCTTCCTTTAGCAAGATATGAACCTATATAAGTCCTTTTTGCGTGCAAGTCTAGCTTAAGACCTTCTACACCTCTTTTGTGCAAAGGTATTGCATTTCTACTTTCTTTACTAAAAGAGGCTCTAAACTCTTCCTTAAGCGTTCCCTCTGGGCTTGAGTTTTTACGTTGCCTTTTAGCGAAATCTACAGGTCCTCCTGTCCCTCTTTCCCCACTAAGATAATGTCCGAACTCATGCGCAAAAACTGCAACTGGTACTTTTTTAGGAACAAGCATAATACCACCTTGCACAACTTGAGCTGGGCCCGTTCCGAATTTGCTCGGTATATCTGTTGCAAAATTGTTTCTCATATTAAGCTTGTTGTCTTTTATGATATCTGAAATGCTGACGTCTTTGGCTTTTGACGCCTTAAACTGCTTGTGTGCATCATTGTAAATTTTCAAGCCCTCACTCTTTAGAACCTTGTTAACTGCTCTTCTTTCGGAACCGCTTAGCTTTTTTGAATAGTCGCTGTTGTACTTGTCTATTATTGATTTCACCTCATTATTTACGCTTTTCACTGCGTATGCTGACCCTGCGGCTCCAGCGGCAGCGGCTCCAAGAATTATGCTAGGAGAAGCAGGAGTGTTGTCTGACGCCTTCTTCAGGAGTAATCTTGCGAATGGTTCCACCTTAGAAATCGCACCATAAGCTAAAAGTGATGCCATACCTAATCCAATAGCCCTTCTCGATCTGTCAACATACTTAAGCTTATCTGCTATCGCACTAGCTTGAATATCATTTGCTTTCGTCTTTCTTTTAATGTATTCATTTGCTCCTATAGCTCCAGCAGCTCCAGCAATTCCAGCGCCTACAAAAGCGTCGTCATTTGCATATTTTTTAAGCAAATTTACAGTGCCTAATCCTGCGGCAGCCATCATAACTGCAGCAGTCGCTTTAGATTTTGCTGCAAATGATTTTGCCTTAGGTAATCTGGCCTCTTCAAGCGCAAGCCTTTGTCTTGAATGGATAAACTCAGGAACCTTTTTTGCAGCAATGTACCCCATAGGTGCAACCCCAAGTGTAAATCCAAGCGCTGCTTCATCAATATCATTCATACAATCCTCCTTAATTATTCGTAAACGCCGCTGACAAGTCTTGTCATAGGGTTGCCAGAGTCTCTATCAATTTTGCTTTCGTAACCCATCACAGAACCGTCTTGGAACACGTCTTTAAGTCTGTTGTGGCCAAGTCTTCCAATAAAGTCTTTTGACAACGCTGGCTTACCACCGATACCCATCGCAACAAGGAATGGAGAGTGTTTAATCCCAAGTCCATTCTTATTGAGATGCTCAACAGTTGTAAGAGCTACTGTGTCACCTTTAACGTAATCACTTTTACCTGGATCGGTAATTCTTGTTGTATTCGTGATACTTCTTACGATCGTCTCGATGTTTCTCTTATCGAGGTTCCCTTCGTTAATATCACTAAGCTTTTCAACGAGATACTTCTGGGTCTCTTTCATTCCACGAAGGCTTAGAACTTCGTGAGGGTTAGGAGTGCCAGTTGATATCTGCTGGCCTTTCTTAACTTTGTCACCAACTTTTACTTCGGTGTCAACATTTTTAGAAACGTAGTGTTTGGTGCCACTTATCACGACATCAAATCCGCCAACTCCGGACTGGTTCACACTTTCGACAACACCGTCAATTTTTGCCAAAGTTGCTTTGTCTGGAGGTGTTTGAACAAAGCTGAATACTCTGTCCATCTCGTCAAACGCAGAACCGGTATTCACCTTTCTCTTCGCGCTTTTTGCATCTATCTTACCACCTGAGTGGAACGATTTCATCGCAAGGTTAAGAGATGGCTGCGTGATTGTGTGTGCAGATATCACCCCGACATGGTCACCGCGGTTCATTCTACGATTGTTGTCAGAAACTCCATACGACCAAGCTGAGAACCCTTCTCCAGGAGTAGGGTCTGTTAAAGGTGACTGAACATAGATCTTCTTCGTTCCTGTAATGTGGAATTTATTGATAAGAGCAGCATCGATCAGATCGTTTCTCTTCGCAACAACTTTGCCTTTTTTATCAACTGCATCCTGAGCAAGGTATCTGTTTACAATACCTTTCTTATCTGACACTTTGTACTCAACACCTTCAGTATCCATCGGAACTTCGCTCGCGATACGAGTTTCGTACATTGTGTTGATCATCTTCTTTGTCAGGTACCCTGGCTTGAACGATTGGACAGATTTTTTGATGTTACCACCTCGTGCTCCGTGAGCAGCCGCCCAGTAACCAAAAGTATCGAGACCTTCAGAATAAGAACGAAGGATCGGTATTTCGATAGGATTGTCATTTGCGTCGGCAAGGATTCCTGGGAACATTGCGATGTCAGACGTGTTTCCAATGCCTTTACCTGCTCCTGAGATAAGTGGAATCCCAACTTGCGACTTGATCCCGTGCTTAGAAGCAAGTTCATTTTTAGCTTCTTCTTTTGCCCATGAGAATGCAGATACCACACCTTCTGTTTTTGCTTTCTCCCATGCTTTTTTGACAATATCGTCTCTCTTTTCAGTGTCAACAAGCGTGTCTGAGACGCCAAGTGTGAGTCCGAATTTCGTAATGTAATCATTACCGACTTCCTTAATCTTGTCCGCAAGGTCTAAGCCTGTTCCTTTTGGTCCGTTCTCACTGACATCGGCAATCCACTTCTCAACATTTTTCTTGTTGAGATCATGGCCCCATTTATGGAATTTTTCAGGAAGAGTGCTGTTGATATCATGCATGATTGCATTGTCGGTTCTCTTTCCTATTTTTACCATGTCAGAGTGATCGATCTTATGGCTTTTTATAGCCTTCTGCATCTCTTCAAGAGTTTTGAACTCGTGAACTTTCCCGTCGCTACCCTCGCCTTTTGATGCAAGGTACGCTCCTGCAATCATGTCCATGTCAGGCATGTTAAGAACAGATCCGTACCCGGTCTTAAGCATGTTTACAGACGGAAGCATTGTGTAGGCTTCTTCAAGGGCTTTCTTGCTTACAGGGACATGGATCTGAAATGTGTCACCATCAAAGTCACCATCAAAGTTCTTTGAGATCACAACAGCTGGAGTCTCAATTGACTTTCCTTTTGTAAGAACAGGATGGAAAGCTGTCATGTTCCATTTGTGAAGAGAAGGAGCTCTGTTTGCAATTATCAGTCTCTCTCCAGCGACAACTTCGCGAGCCTTTTTGAACACACTGCTATCATCGTCAACTTGTTTTTTAGCATCAAGAGGCTTGTACCCCCAAGATACGAGTTTCTGCATGATAAATGGACGGAAAATGTCTGTCGCCATTTCTTCTGGAATACCCATCTGGTCACCACCAAGAGATGGGTTAAGAGTGATAGTAGAACGGCCAACCAAGTCTTGACGACGCTCCATCACCTTGTTCTGGTAGTACCCTTCTTTTGTCTGCTTGTCTCCACCGTCAATCTGAGCAAGGAACCCTTTTTTCTTTTTGATCTTGTGAAGGTATGCAGTTGGCTCAGACAACCCTTGAAGAGCGCGAACGTCTTTGTACAGTTGTCCGCGTCCTTCAGCTGCTGTAATACCAAGAACGCTTTTAGGTAGATCATTCATAGCATCTTTATGGTCTTCGAGAGCTTTAGAAGTCTGAGCAACCTGCTGGTACAGTTCATTCTCATCAGCGATGATAACGGTACCATCCGCTCCCATCTGGATCATTGGTCTGAACTTTGAAGGAGTGACAAGCACTTTGCTTATCATAAGGTCTTTTGCTTCAAGACCGTTCTTTTTAAGCCCTTTGATGTAATTCATCTTACGGTTGAGCTTATTGAGATCAGCAGTGCTATGGGTTAACTCAGACTGTTTTTTAGCCTGTTCATACTCCTTATCAAGATCTATGTTTTTCAACAAGCTCTTAATAGCTTCGTTTGCAGTGTACCCATCAGCGTGTCCTTTTGAGACATTTTCACCGGTCTTCTTGCTTATGAACTGAGTTCCTTCAGCGATTGCTTCGAGTCTGCTCTCTGGCATCTCAAGAATCCCGGCAACTGCTTTCGCTGTTATCGGATTAAGAATACTCTCAGGAAGTTGGATGTGAGAATACTTGTCACCTCTCATACCCCCTACAATTTTCGGATCGAACAATCCGCCATTTACAGGTTCAAAGTTCTTTTTACGATAAGTCTCAGTTGGACGAGTAAGCTCGCCGGCAGAGATCTTCATGATATCTTCGTCGGTCATAGGCTTCATCGTGAAAGACTTGCCTTTACGCTCGATATTTACCCCCGCACCTTTCGACATCGCAAGGAATTTATCCCATACGAAAGCAGGGCTCTTAGGAGTAGGGGTAGGTATGCCCATTTCCATGTTTCGCCAATACTCATCATTCCGCTGTCCTTTAACTCCGAATATCTCCTCAAGGTTTGCAGTTGCACCTCGGGCAAGGAGAGCCGCTGATTCCATTCTTCCGACGTTTTTACCACCATGATGCCCTCCGCTTGATGCCTGTTCATTTGAGTCGTACCCACCTCTGTATCGAGATGAGAACTTGTGATCGATAGTGTGTTCAAGCTTGAGGATGTGAGACACACCATTAGCGATCTCACTCTTGAAAGGTTTCCCTGTCTCTGGGTTGATCAACTTGTCTTTATCTGAAAGACCGTTCGCCTTTAGAGCTCTCATAACTTTTCTTGAGTTATCTGTGTCTTCGAAGTTGTGAATCTCATACTGCTTACCGGTTTTCTCGGCAATTTTACCAGCAGCATTCTCAAGGAGCTGAGAGGTGTTAATTCGGTTAGACACCCCGATCGGTGACATTGTAAGCTCAATGTGCTTACCGGTAACCGGATCAAAAGGCATCTGGTCATCAGGAAGAATTTCCGAGATGATGTGCTTGTTACCGTGGAGTCCGGCGATCTTGTCAGCCTTCTTCATATCCTCTTTTGTCTTTACGTTCACAACGACATTGTTACCGTGCTTGGTCACGCTTGTAACAATTCCAACGTGGCCTTTATCCCATTTTACTGAGTTGTTGGCCATGTCTCTTTTGAGCTGCTTATCAAGTCTTCCTACAGCGATATCGTCAGCAGTTGGAGCTACTGGTTCCATGTGAGCAATGAGAATGTCTCCGTGTTCAACCTTTTGGCCTACTTTGATAATTCCGTTTGCATCGAGCTTTGCCATTGTCTTTGAAGAAGTCTCTTCAGGATAGTAAGCTGCAAATTTCTTCTTGTCAAAAGTACCACCAGAGCTTCTTCTTGCTTTGAAGTCATACATGTGCTGCGACTGAAGCTTTTTAGCTCCAGACTCACTTATCACTGCTGAGTCTTCATAGTTCCATCCGCGGTAAGGCATGTAAGCAACTCGAAGGTTTGCTCCAAGGGCAACGTGACCATCTTTCGTGAAGTTATTGTCTGCAAGGATCTGGCCCTTTTCAACTTTGTCACCAATCTTAACGAGTGGATCATTGTTCAGGAACGACTCTGAGTTAAGTGAGAAGTTGTGGTACAGTTGAATCTCATGACTCTTACCGTCTTTTCCTTTTATCACCATAAGCTCATCAGTCAAGTTCTCTACGACTCCATCAACCGGAGACTTTGGGACCGCTATCGAAGATCCGAGAGCTTTTGAAAGCGACTTCCCGTTCCCTGCCATGATGTTGAACAGTGGTTTCTCTCTGTTCGTAAGAGACACTGACTGCTCCTGCATTTTCGAAGCGGTAAGACCACGGTTACCTTGGATTGAGTCAAGGAAAGGGATGGATGCGGCAGCGGTATCAAACATGAACTCAGATGAAGGGATCACGTAGTCAACTTCAGAAGCGTCAACAGTGGTCATTTTACCCTTATGGATTACAGACACTTTTTTATTCTTCGGCTTACCATTAGAGTCGAACTGGTCCGGGAATGAGAGGTACTTGCTGTACAACTCAGAAGGAGATTTCATCTCTTTCTTCCCGCTCTTGCGGTTGATAAAAGTACTGTAAGGTGTACCTTCTACAACGACAGTACCATTGGAAAGGTGCTTAGAAATACCGATTCCTCCACCTTCAGGTGTGTGCAAAGGATCGACAAATCCGGCTTCGGTGTTCGACAGAACACGCATACTATCTGTGATCGCGTTTGCCGATCCAATACCGCCTTCTCCCATAGGAGTGATTTTAGTTGACTCGCCAATGATCGACATGATGTTCGTCTGGTTTGGCGGGTTGGAGATCTGAGACCCTGTGATCACTCCCTCGATGTAAGGGCGGAACATCTGAGATGAGATGGAAGAGTTGATCTTCCCTGTCTTCCCGAGCTTGTGAGCGATATTATTCGCGATTTGTTTCGAGCTTTTTACGAGTCGCTCTTTGATATGAGTTTCGATCCCTACGATGTTCTTGAACATGAGAGACTCGCGGTCGTCTTCATCTTCAACACCGCGGTTGATATCGATGATTTTCTTTGACGCATCGAGTATTGCGCTTCCGTTCACTTTGTCATAAGCTTTTCCAAGAGTGATCGATGTTACCTCTGGATTGAGTCTCGTGTCAAAAAGTCGCTCTTTTATTGTGGCTGAAAGGTCGGCAAGCTTTTCGTCTTTACCAGGCTCTTTCCCGAACACCGCGCTGTAAAGCTTTTTGATATCTCTCTCTTCATGGCGTCCGTACATTCTCTCGTTCTCATCTAGCACTTCCTTGCCCCATTTAGCCTCAAGGTCACGCGATGATACGCCTAGAGCTTTTAACGTGCTCAGAAGGGGTATCTTCTTCCCGCCGTATCTCATGCTGAAAATCTTCGACTCTGGTTCAAAGTCGATTCTGAAGTCGTTATTGAAACCGCGGTCAAAGTCAACGGTTTTATCAACGTTGAAATAAGAACTGATCTCACCATTGCTTTGAGTCTTTGTATAAACTCCGGACTTGAGTCGAGGCTGCATACTTGTCTGGTATTCGTTACCTTTGATCAAGTAAGTCATTCGATCGGTCACCTTCGGTATTTCTGCGATCTTAACGCCGAGTGCAGTGTCAATAACTTCACCGGTCTCTTTGCTGATAAGCTTCAGGTCAGCTCTGATTTCGTCAGAAAAAACTTGCTGCTTGTCTGCGATGTCTTTTTGCTTAGCCAGATCGTCATGCTCGTATTTTTTAACTACTTCTACATTATCTGCAACAAGCTTAATTTTATCATTTTCAACATTATTTAAAACATGATTAACAGTGGTTGACACTGTAGCGTTCATCATTGTGTTCTGACGCTTGTCGTAGCTCATCTGGGCGAGTTGCGCTAAGATCTTATCTTGCATATTTACCTCCAAGTATGACCTAAAATACAATCTGCATAAGCGTTATGTTTCTCGAATTTCTGGTATAACTACAATGAAGAGGGATTACATGGTGTTATTCTTCTATCAAGGAGCTTGTATGAATACAGCAGTAGTAGCATTACCGAACCGGAAAATTAATGTCACATTGAAATATGATGGCACTTTTTGCCAGCTTTTCCTTGACGGATTACAACCACGATTGTACTCGTGGACAACCAAGAGCACGCCACTGTTCGACAAAGATTGGTGGAGCGTCCTTGGGGAGATAGACCGGAAGAGTGGTTGTAGCGAAATGACAGACCCTGGTAATCTTGACGCTGCCACGCTAAGAGATGCGGTAAGAGAGATGTTCAAGCTCCATTCTGAAGAGGAGAAGTGGTGGTCAGTCGGTTTCGACGGTGTGTTTGGGGCTGGTGACTGGGGTACAGATCCGGTTCCACATAGTTCCGGGATTGCAATATTCATGTACAAAAAGGACGCTGAAAAATACTACCAAACTGAGTTTTGTACCAATGATTAGAGCGTGTTTCCCAACAGAAAAGGAGGTGATGCTATGCCACTAGAGGATATCGCAATTGCGATTAACTAAGGCAACATCACCGCACTCAAACAGCGTCACACTTAATCGTGTGGCGCTATTTTTTTACCCGTAAATGAGATTGTTGCCAGTGAGAAAAGAGATACTTTCTTTGTACGAGAAGTACGGAGTTGACATCGATAAAGTTTTGGTTGAAGATGCGTTCAATAAACGTGTCGTTGCAAAGGTTTTTGAACCGGTTCCAAAAGTTCCTGAATACAAGTTTTTTAACAGTGTTGGGAACAGGTTTAATTACTAAATATTCAAAAAATGAGAAACAGTATTTGATTTTAGTTTCGAACGCGAAAGAGGCTGTTTAAGGCCCTTGATTTTATTTTTTGCTGCCTAGGTATGTGTTTTTACTTTAACCGATGCTCACGGCCCTCTCTCGAAGCCTGAGAGTGTTTGCGAGTGTCTCAAGGGATGGACAAAATGAATTTTAAAAAGAAATACGCAGAGCTCGTATCGTTGTCAGGAACTCGTGAACAGGTCACAGAGCTAGTTCGACACTGCTTGGCAACGAACGAGGCCATCATGAGCCCGGCAGACCTGTTCAACGCCGCAACGATCATGCAGTCGATTGCGTCTGGAGAACATTTCGATTTTTACGAGATGGTCAAGTCAGCGATCCTGTTTGGGTTTGTCGAATCCGATTTTGACGGTCTGAGTGGCGATTTTGTTGATTACCTAAAAATGTTTTATAGCTAATGCGCTGTCAATGAAGGCGTAAATTACGAAACATACAGTTTATCTGCTTATCGTGTGCACGGTTTTTAAAAGTTTGTGTGGCGGTGTGTGGATGGGTGTGTATGTGTGTGAGGCGATGCGGATGTGTAATGTTATGCACCATGTAAGCATAGATATACAGTATATATTATATATTATATATTACTATGTAGATATCTATATATTATATATAAGAACTTCTTATGATGTCTATAGCAAAATCCATGCCAAAAAAATAATCAACGACTTAGGTGCTGTTTTGTGATTTGAAAACGACTTTTTTCTATTAAAACACTTAACCTTCTCGGTGTCCATTTTCTCGATTTTATTGAAAAAATGGCCAAAAAAGATTTTTCTATACAAATGTACAGTACTTTTTGCGTTTTTCCTATTTTTGAAAAACCCCGTTTTCGGTCATTTATTTTTGCTTGTACAGTATTGTACAGTATACCCAATTTTTACCTGTACAGTACTTTTTATAACCGACACTATTTTGGTATACTTAAAAAGTGTGACGGTAATATCACTCAATTTGCGTGATATTACAATCACACTTTCAATTGTACAATAGTTACATTAGGTCACACATGTTCTTTTTTGAAGTTTATTGGAACAACAACAATGATAAGGTTTACAAAATTTACGGGTCTGAAAGACCAGGATTGAGGGTAATAGTGTCAAAAGAAGAAGGCCAAAAAAATGCTTTTCAGAAGTTTATCGAAAGCAAAAGGCAGGTAAAGGATGAGCAGGAAAGAATCCCTATAGAAGAAGCAAAGGAGCTTGCTCTAAAGAGTTTCCCTAAGCACACTCCTAGACCGAACCAGGTAAAGGCTATTAATGAGGCGATCGACCTTGTTTACAAAGGTAAGAAGTTCATCATTATAGATGGCCCTGTAGGATCAGGTAAGTCAGCTATTAACTACGCTCTTCTCAAAACGTTTGGCGGCGGTGCTTATATCACCCCATTCAAACAGCTACAAGACCAGTTAATGCGTGAGGAGTGGCCAACTCTCCACAACATTAAAGGCAGAAATGCCTATACATGTAATCACGCGAAGAGTCTTGGTCGTCCTGATATCTCTTGCGGGTATGATGGGTACGATATTCAAATGTGTAGAAACGATGACACGACGAAAACAGTGGGCGATTCGAAAGAGCTTGAGAACATCATAAAAGGTGTTATCAAGAAGTATGGGTTCAATCCGGTCGAGCTTGAAAAAGTGAGCGGATTCTCGGACAAGCTCATTAAAGAGCGGCCAGACATTTTCAAGGAGATATTGTCAGGTGACAACGATCTTTACGCCGAGATTGGGTGCTCTCACTCTGAGTGCGAATGTCCTATCAAATCTCATCGTGCGATCCTGAGAAACTCTAATGTGAAGGTGATGAATCCTGATGTCATGCTGCTTCTTGGAAAGGTGTATGATGAGGTAAGAAATCATGAGATTCTCGTTTATGACGAAGCTCATAAGATAACTGACGTGATTCATAGAATCTTCACAGTTGACGTTCCTTACAAGGAGTTCACTGAAAAGCTTGGTGTAGATGTTTTCCATGGGTCAATCCATCCTGAGCTTGCAACAGAGCTTTACAAGGTGACATCGAGAATGGCTGAGGCAGCAATGTACAAGCTGTTCACAGCAAAAGATCAAGGGTCTCTTCTGATGAACCTGCTTTCTGGCGATGCAAAGCTTGCGGGAACTCTTAACGGGAAAATGCCAAGAGAGTATATCGAGGATCATTTGAACGGTAGCCCGAACATGTTCAGTAAAGCGTTCTTCGATGGTGTCGAACCTATTCATAGAAAAGAGATTTCTAAAATGCTTCACCATGTTGAGATGGACAACCTTCCTCACATTAACGAAGTGTTTGAATCGATGAGCAAAACGATTTTCAATTACTCAGACAAAGGGGATTACATTGTCAGCCATAACAAAGCAAAGTATGAAGAGCTCAGACTCAATTATCTTAGCGGTAAGCGTGGTGACCTGGTGGATTGTATTAGGTTTACTCCTTACAATATTGGGAAGCTGATGAACAAGTTCTTCTACTCGAGCTCAAAGATCATTGTGTTAAGCACTGGTACTTGGATTGGGTGGGAGAGCACTTTGAGAGAGATCGGCGTACTCTACGGAGATGATAGCCGCGAGAAGATTGGTGTTGTCAAAATCGAATCTACATTCGACAAGGCAAAGCGACCGATCAAAGCCGCGGACAAGACGTTTGACATGTCAAGGAAGGGCCAGAATGGAAGGTATCTTTACGAGTCGAACTGTAAAAAGTTCGCAGAAATTACTGCCGGAAACATTGACGAAGCTATGACACATGGCAACGTGCTTGTTCACTGCAATAGTTTTAAAATCGTGAAGCTGCTCGCGGAGAATTTACCTAACTATGTTCCAGGTAAATTTGTCTTCCACTTGAACGACAACTCTCCATTGAGAAATGGCCCGACTAAGCAGTTCATAAAGCCTTTTACAAAAGAGGCTGCTCTGAACCAGTCGCTCGGTAAAGGTGTTGTGATATTCTCTCCGTCTCTTACCGAGGGAGTTGACTTCAAAGGCGATCGCGCGAGAGCCCAGATCATAGTTAAAAGCCCGATACCTTATATGGGCGATCCGTATGTGAAGAAGCGTCTATCGAATGATCCAACATTCCTTGACAGGATAATCTGGATGAATGTGATTCAGATGTACGGTCGTGTGATGCGGTCAGATGATGATAGTGGTCTTACAATTATACAGGATGTCAAGCTCATTGATTTGATTAAGAAGAGCAAGGATCCTGAGTTTATTAAAAAATTTAATCTCAAGTATTTTATGGAGGGTTTGGTATGAAAGAGTTTATTGGAAAACTTAAAGAAGATCTTAGCGTTAGAGCTGCTATTGCTAATGCACTAATGATCGACCAGACTGAGTATGTCTGTGAAATGATGTTGCTCGATGGAAGAAACGCCAACGCGATAGTTGACTGGAATGTAGAAGCTATGTCTGATGAGTGTGCTGCGATGTTATTCATAGCATCAGAGATTCCACAATTAGGCAGCGTTAGACCAATCGAGCTCGTTAGAATGGCATCTTACATAGCTTCTGATAACCATACTATGCTTACTGATCTTATGTCAAGCAAGGATTCTAACTTCCCGGTTAATACAGAGATTGGGAAGAAGATAACAAGATACAGAGATCAGAAGTTCATTAACGAGAAGCTGCTCGATTTTGTGTCTAAGACTAAACCAGAAGGCCCTTCCACTAACTATGATGAAGCAGTCGAGTCGATTGAAGCTGTAATTGAAGAGTTCCTTAACAGCATGGTTATGGAGTACGGGATTTCACCGGTTGAGAGCGCTGGTTACATTGCAAAATGTATGATAACGTCGTCAATTGGTCCAAGAGTGTGTGAAAATTTCCTTACTCTTCCTGGAGGTGCCGGCGCAAGTCTCTTGCCTCCTTTTAAAGACATTGAAATGGTCGAAGGGCTGGGAAGGTCTATCATAAATGCGCTTAGAGATAATCCAAACTCATAATGGCGGGTCTGCCGCTTATGAATTTGGTGGCAATGGCCAGGCAATCATAATATCGAATGGAGGCGGCTTCGCGCTGCCTGCCATTTCTGTGTTCGATAGTGTTAATGGTAGGCACGCTCTTCTTCCTTTCAACCCTGGGTTCCATGTTACAGCAAGTGACGGGTACAAAGTGGTTGTCTACAGGTTGGAAAGCGACTTTACTCTCGAAGTCGTGTTTGACGGAGACTCATGGGTAGGTGAAAGGCCAAAGGCTATCGGCCACTCGATAACCGCGGCTATTCACATGGCTCTTGAGAAGGAGTGTTCTACTCCGTATTACACTAAGCACAACATTAAATCTATGATGGAAAGAGATGTGAACAAATGGCAGTTTTAGATAGCGTCACTGTTGTTTATATGAAGGCCAACTCCGTAGAATTTGCAGAGAGATTGATAAGAGACACTATCGATAAACATGCAATTTTTACAACATTTAAAGTTGGTGATAAAGTACTTTGCAGAAACAGTGACACAGAAGGCACTGTTGTAGATGTAAGAGGTATGATGGTGCTTGTTGATACCATCGGAACTATTTACCCTGGAGAGCTTGAGCATGTATAAGACGTACAAAGACGCCAAAGGTATTGAGTATGTTGTGGATCGCTTCGGGCTACCAAAAAAGGGCGAGTTTTTTCTGAGTGGTGCAATTCCATAGGTATACAAAGCGCCAAACGATTTAACAGTAAAGTATTGGGTGTTGAGAAGGAAGAATGTTAAGCGAAAACGCAGTTAAAATGTCTCACGAAGTATTCGTAATAAGAGACAAAAGATTAAGAAAGAGATACGAGGTTAGTGATGGAACTAAAAGTTGGAAGCGTTATATATCTGATGTCAAAAGACCTCCCAGTGTGCAAGGTAAGGATAGCTTGTGTTCTTAAGTCTGGATACAAGACTTCTGACGGAACTAAGATTAAAATAGCTTCGTCAGATATGTTCATAGACGAAAGAGGCCTTATTTACAAGTACATTGAAGACGGCGTTAGTGACAGTGAGATCGAAGCCAACAACATAAAAGCTTTCAAATGCACAAGTCATGGACATAGTGATAAACAGTGGAAATTCTGTCCTGATTGCGGTAAAGAGATTCACAGAACAGAATACTGTTCTTGCGATGAATTTGAAAAACTCGGGTTCTTGTCAACTGTTACATTGGAAGGAACTTTGTTCGATGGATCTCAACAGGATTCTATTGAAACAGTTCCTATTTCGTTCTGTCCATTCTGCGGAAAGCACGTTAAAAAGACTTCTAATGGATTTGTAAAAAGGTGGCTTGAATGAAGCACATTGTAAGCATCGGCCCTTATTATGTAACAAGCGAAAGAAATTTTACAGTTGTAACTTTGAACAAAGGCGAGGCACACAGGTTTGATGATGTTGAATCAGCGAATGCTGTGTGCCTAAATAAAAACGGAGCGAAAGTAGAGGAAGTGAATGGTTAAGATTGATATCTGCCCTCAATCAGTTGGGGTCATGGATGCATTCAGAGGTGCGGTTACAAGTGATGGTCTGACTATTGTTGGGATAGCAGGAGATGTTAAAACTGCTCCATTCCTTGTTGTAAAAAGAGAAGGCTCAAACAAGATAGAGACGCTATGCTCTAGCTTTATTGTAGATGAGGATTACGACTTCAACATCTGCAAAAGTGTTCCCGGATTGCAGAGAGGACAGCTTTTTATCGACCTTTATCACTGGATGGAAAGAGTATGAGACTTGTAAATCAAATCTGTGACTCATCATGTGTTGCAGCAAGCATTGCAATGGTAACCGGTAAAGATATTGAGACAGTTCTAAAGATCTGCCCGTCTCCGGCAAACAAGCGTGATGAAGTTGAAGCTCTTGACAAACTTGGGTTCTTCAGTCAGCAAGAGGAATACAATGAACTTAACTATGGCTACAAGTACGTTGCCACTGTTCCTTCATTGAACAATCATGGAGGCCTTCATTGTATCGCGATCGATGCTAGAGATTCCGAGATAAAAGTGTTTGACCCGAACTTCGGTATCGAGGGTAAGAAGTACTACGAAAAGATAGAGGACGTATGTTGGGCGAGTTTGACAAGGATTGTTGGCTGACATACACATGGCACGATGACTATGATTGTCCTGACTCGTGTGGTGACTTCAGCTTGACACAGTTGAAAGATATTTTACCTGAGCACATTTACGAAAAACTTTTACTTAATGATGAGGTGGATGAAGATGGATACCATATCACTTGCTACTGAGGTTTTGCAAAACTACCCGGAATATTCAAGCCATTGGATCCGGTGCGTTGGTTACGATTACGAAAATGGCTCTTACGATTTCCGTCACGAAAACCGGGAAGGTGTTATTGTAGACGCAACAGTTACTGCTAAAGAGTTTGCAAAAACAGTTGAAAAGTTCATTGAGATGGTGGAAACAGACCAAATCTTCTTGTACGGAAATTATGACTACGAAGACCCTTGTAGTTGGGACTCTGAGGTGCTTGACACTTGTATGCAAATTCACTTATTCAATGAGGTTATCTTTGGGTAAGAAGGTCTTCTTTGAATTCATCCCGAAGATAGCGTTCAACAACAGAGTCTTCACAAATGTGTACGGAGTTAACTACAGAATGATAACACTCCCGTTCCTTTCGATTACTATCGACACATCAGGTGGATTGCGAGATCTATTCGTAGGCCTAATCCTTAACCCTGACGCTGCCGAAGAAATCCTTACAAAGAGATCGGCGAATGCTATCAAGATGGTCGATAAAGACTATGCAATTTACATGGAATCGATAGCAATGCTTACGACTGAAAACGAAAGACTCCTCAAGGAAAATGAGGAGCTTTTGAGAACTTTGAACAATCTATCATACTCTGCAAGAAATGTGGTTTCTGTTATTGAAAGCAATATGCAGGAATAACTATTATGAAGGCTACTTTTTAAACTATTAAAAAAATCCATGGAGGATTAAGATGAATGTTATTGTAACGATGAATGGTGTCAACTCCGTACTTCACACTGATGAGGCAGTGATAAGAACGAGAGCATTTACAACAACAAAAAAATGTTTCCTTTTCGGAAAGAAGTTCTACAGAGATGGGCTTCCGATGAATATCGTCATTCACTCAAATGCAATCATAGTCGAAGAAGAAGATTGTATTGAAGAATTAGAGTCAAGCCCTCTTCCACTTCATGGAAAGGTAAAATCCCATATCGAGGAAGACTACGAGGAAATTATATGGAGCTAACCCGTATCAAGCGACCTGAAGGTTACACAGGTAAAGACTACCTTTTGTACCCAGACATGGTAATGCACCATGACGAAATAATGTCGATAATCCCGAACATCAAAGCGCGGCTTTACCTGGTAAAGAAGCGTGCCGAACTCGGTGGATCACTCTCGTTCTTCCTCGACCTTCTAAGAGTTGGAAAAGGAATGTACATAGCTAAAAAGGGTGAAGACAAGGTCATTTGCCCAGATGGTTCAGTTGTTGATTGTAGCGACATGGAGGTGTCACATGCTTGGTCCAGTATTGAAAACCTGGCTGCCAGGGGATTATGGGCTGCAGGTAACGAGAAGGCAGGCGGTAGAAGCTTGTAGCCAGGCTTCAATCCCTGGCCTGATATCAGTTAGACTCGAAAAGATAGTCCGATCAAAGGATTATAGCGTTTGTGGAGATGAGATCTATGTTACGGTAAGATTTGATGAAGAAGCTATTGATAAAATATTGGCCGAGCACGAAAGTGCTTGGTCTTTTTTTATTAAAGAGCGGTACACAAGTTGTGACGGGTTCGCATCGTATTACTCGAACGATATAAGAGACTGGGACGACTGGGCTGGCCACAAGCATAAGTGTGGGCAAGTAATTTGTTTCGTAAAGGAAGTTGTCGATGAAATGCAAAGACATGGACCAAACAGTTCCAATGCCGCCTGATGTCAATATTGACATAAGCAGCCCTTTTCTTAGGAGGGAAGAGGAAACGTTCCGAGATATTTTTCACATAAGGTTCACGAGAGGTAACACAAAGACCTTCTCGATTGAATTTGGGCAAAGTATTAATGATGGTAGCTTGTTCTACATGAAGATGATTGATCTTTTCGATGGCTCAGCGATCAGAAGACTTATTGATGCTGGGAAATTCAGAAAAAGCAGGTACTTCGGAAAGATCTTCAAGCTTAATGGAGATATGCTCTGTGACTCAAATAAGAGGTTGAGAAACTGGGGTACAGCGATTGGAGAGATGGTCAGAATACCGCCTAAGACGCCAGGCCTTAGAGATATTGTGTCGTGCTTACAGTACTTGGATCCCGGTAAATTCGAAGACTTCTGCTCAGAGTTCGGGTACGATAATGACTCGATAAAGCACCTTGATCTTTATAGAGTTGTCAACAAGTCGTATATCGATATGAAAAACTTTTTCACTCCGGCAGAGTTAACTGCATTGTCTGAGTTTGCGTCTGAACTGTAATATTGCCCGGTGTAAAATCCGGGCTTTTTAAAAGGAGAAACATGAAGAAGGTTAGTGGATATCTTGCTATGTTAAAAAAGCATAGTATTCAGTATGCTTGTAATGAGATGGGATACGATATGGCAGCGGACTTTTTTAAGTACCGAAGCTTCGATTCACTTGTTGAATGTGATGCGAAAGCTACGAAGTTCTCAAAGCACAGCAGAGACATAATCCCTGGGTACAGACTCGCGGATAACTGGTTTAAAGTTCTGTTTGCCCAGCTACTGCTCGAGGCTGCGGCAGAGTTAGGAAGACTCGGGGAAGAGAAGGAGAAGTTCAAGATCATCTGCGAATCTATCGGGTGGGATTATGAGACTTCGGTAAATCCTGAAGTTGATAATTTGAGCAAGTGGTACGACTTCAAATTCGACAAAGGTGGTCAGCAGACCGGTACCGTTAAGCTTGTCGTGATACCATACGACGAGTTCCCTATAGGATCTATTGTAAAGAGTAAAACAGCTAAGTTCAAGGTGACAAGCATCCTTAGTGGAGTTTACACAATAGTCTCAGAGAAGGGCAGGGTGTTCAAGAAGACAAAGAAGGAGATGGAAAAGTATGAAATTGATAACAGTAAAAATGACTCCTGGTCAATCGGCAATAGTCGCGAAGGCTCTTGATATATACATGCGAGCCCAAATGGGGCAGTATGACATAATCAAGTCGGATGTAGAGGTTAACACCAGGCTTGATACTGACATTTACAATGTCCTTTCCGCGTTCAGATACGCATCTTTCGTTTCAAGCGGAAGAAAGCCTATGGGGTGTGTAGACGAGAGTTATATCAACCTCTCCAATAAGGACAATCTGGAGGTGTACCATGGAGATACTAAGATCATTCCATGACGTTAAATTCGCTTCAGGATTAGAGCTTAGAGTCGAGAGTAAAGGCATCCCAATAATTCAAGACGCTGTTGATTACATCGTAAGAATTGTTGGTTCCCACATGGACACAGACCTGATGGAAAGAGCTGATGAAATACTTGAAAGATGTGTAAAGTCAAAGCTCATTCACACATGCAAAATCGATCTGCCTGAATGGGACTTGGTTGCAATCGATGACACGCTGTACTCAGTCGCAAGAGTCTTTCGAAGTGGGCAAATTGTAAAAGTTGAAAAAGAAGTTGTTGGTTTAAGAGTAGAATACTACAGAATGGTTGAATAGATGAAAATTTCTCAAGTGAAAAAAGACTTGATACAGAAAAAGTTAATGAGTCCTATTGTAGAAGAGAACGAGCGGATTATCGATGGAATTAAAGATAAGTTCGCGATAAAAGTCTACGAGTCGGTGTATCCTAAAAGTGAAACCGAAGCTGTTGAAGCTATCGGTGACAAGTGGTACTCAGTTCTCCGCGGCATTCAGATAAGAGACGAGCATGGCAATAGAGGGTTCACAATTACAGTTTCAAAAGGCCTCTTGCTCCCAAGAAATGTAACTGTAATAAGATGCAACAAAGCTCTTACAAAAGAGCTTGAAGCAATAACTCTTCATATCGATAATCTTAACCAAGAAATTATAAGAACAAGGCAAGAAGTAAGATCGAGACTTAACGCCTTCCAAACTGACAAATCTCTTATCGATGCGTGGCCAGAAATATCTGACGTTGTAAAATCAATCTGCGACAAAGACGCTCCAAACCCGTACTTGCCTGCACTTAACAATAATGAACTCAATAAGAAATTAGGCTTAAAATGAATAATTATTTGCATAGCGAATCAATCATGAAAGACTTCCTCTCAATGTCAGAGGAAGCCTTTAAAGAAAAACACGGAAACAGCCCTGAAGAGTACTACAACACAAGCGTGATCTGCAATGACTCACTCATAAAACTTGTCTACACAAAGGACGTTTTTACCAGTGCGTATCAAGCGTGGGTTGAATGCATCGGGCATGAAGATGCAATGGTAACTCTCAGAGAGCTGTGGGATATTGAGTGGGGCCCTGAGATAAACGGATTCGTGTCTGCTGATATTGAAATAAGACATGTCAAAACAAAGTACTTAATCGAACTTTCAACCGGAATGATTTGGAGATGCTCATGAATTACCTTATTGCAGATGATGCTATAAATGCTACGAATGGCTGCGGAGAACTTGTAACGATCGTGTACAATGATCGCAACAGAGAAGTTGAAGTTGAAGTTGACACTTGCTACTCTGCCATCATATCAAAGAAATTCCTTAAGAGCCTAATAGCAGGCTGCGCAATGAATATCAAAAACAACTCTTTGTACAGAATTGTTAACTTGGACGAAAGTTCGAAAATGGTTATCTACGAAAGAGATGGTAAATACTACGTCAGAGACGTAGATGAGTTCAACAAGAAGTTCATCCATGTCAACCGGAAGCTCGGAGAATTTCTTGACATGTTTAACTGCAAAGTTATCCGAGTAGAAGGAAGAAATGGCACAGCTTTCGTTGAATTCGCCACAGGAGAAGTTATTCCTGTAAAAGGTTTTGGAAACATAAACGGATATTACAAGGTAGTTGGCAATGAATGGAAATTCCATCCTGACAAGTGAAGAACTCGATGTGATAGTAAGCCGAGCTGAGAAAGCTAAGGAGCTTGATATTAAAAAGGAGGAGCAGGCTAAAATCGCAAGATCTTACAATGTTCCTTTCGTAACTGATATCAGGCCAGGAGCAGATCCTTGGTACGTCAACTGTAAGACATTATCAAAGCCAGAGGATATTGTCAATTGGGCTCTTTTGAATGCAGAAGAGTTTCCTAAAGACAGTTTAGACGGAAAGAGTTTCAAAGGCCTCCTGTTAAAAATGTCGGTCCAAAAAGACTGGGTTTACATCAGGTTTATGTACAAAGGAATTTGCTTCTGGGTTGACATATACAGCTTTGATATCAGGATTGTGATAAACTGGTCTAGCAGTAGACATGTTTACGGGTACAACGGGATAAGAAGTACTGGACTTCACAATGTGATGAACACTATCAGACCGGCAGACAAAGTTGTTGAGTACAGTGGAGGTCACAAGATGGCAAGTAAGTTTGGATTATTCTGGAGGGCTATTGAAGAATAGGATTTACAATGCAGTCTACTTTAACAACTCAGAAGGCAAGAGAGCCCTAAGGCTCTCAAACCTTATTCACAGCGCAAGAGAGATTTTCCCTTCTATGAAGGACGAAGATCTCGAAAAGCTGTGCAGCGACTACATCGTTGATGAAGACTTTGAAGTTGATGAACCTACCGGGTTGTTCGAAATTGACGGCGTAAAAGGGATTCTGTCATGGAAAAAAGGCGTCCCTGTGATAAAGTGGGAGGATGGTGAAGTTGAATATCCAAATTTCAAAGAGAGCTGCGAAGAACATTAGGTGGTGTCGCGATACTGAAAGAGGAATTATCTTCAACACCGATGGATATGCTTACGCAGCATCTGATTACTTCGTAAAGATTTTCAAGCACGGCCTTGAGCTTTATGAAGATGTCTGGATGCCAAATGGCATAGTTCAGGTAGTGTCTTGCGAAGGTAAATTTGATGGGAGCTTATACACCACAAAAGGGTTTACTTTTGAGAACAAGGAGTCAAGCCTTTCGTTTGAGATGCGCCACATACCTAAAAGAGTTGAAGATATGTCTTTTAGTATTGACGCAACTGGAAGATATGATTTGTGGGAGAACTCAAATTACTACGTCGTTATTTCAAACAATGAAGTTAGAATTAACGGGTACAAAGTGTCAGATACCGAGTACAATTTCAATTCAATTAATCTTGATTTGAGAGATATTTTCAGATACACAAAAGCATTCAAAGTTGTTGGAGATGGCAACAAATTTTGGATTGATTATGATGACAGAACTGTGATTCTTTTAAGGAGATAAAATGCAACATGACAAAGGGAAATTTGAGACCCTGCATAGGGTCAGACTTGTAATGGACTATTTCAATAAATGCGTCGATTCTAAAAGAGAAGACCATTTTGATGAGATAGTTACTCTCTATCTAAAGTGCGAAAATACAATGCTGTTTCCGGCAGATAATCTCGATCTCAAAGAGTTCTGTGAAGAGCTCATCAGAGCTATTATTTTCAAGGACAATATCAGAGTTAAGTCTTTGATTACAGCAAAGTACGGAAACTCTGAAGAATTCAAAAAACGTATCAAATAAACAAGTGGGTTGCGGTTATAATGTAACCCAACCTATATTCCAAACTCGGAGGAAAAATGAAAATTACAGCAATTGCTATCGTGCCACCAACATCTGCTGAGGACTCCCCAAAGGCCACGCCAGAGCTCCTTGCAAGCTGCCTTGCCAAGTACAGCAGATCAAACGAAGGCCTCGAAACAATCATGGGTAAAATCGACTGGGATAACCCGGATAAGTCAGTTGACGCGATTTTCAAAATGATCGATTATGGCCATGCTTCAATCGGAGGTTTGACGGGGTCAATTCCGATCGCGATCGATGGGTTGACAATGTTCGCTGCTTACAAAATCTTCGATATTGCCCAGCTCGTTGACGGACAGGAATCAAGCACTCGTTACATCAAACTTGATGCAACATCGCTTCCTGACCCGAGAGAGATCGGAATTCCTGAAGAGCATTGTGAAGAGTGGACCTCTCTTATGACAGAGGCGTTCTCGATTTACAACAATGAGTACAACAAGCTCGACAGGCTTGCGACAAACCATCCTGAGCTCACAAGAATTCCTGAAGATGTAAGTCCTAAGGTCAGAGAGAGAATGCTTAAGAACTACGCACTTGACCGTGCCAGGTACTACATTCCTTTCGCTACAAAAACATCTGCGGCTTACATAATGAACGCCCGTGAATGGTCGAGAGTTATCAAGATGTTGGCGTCTTTTACAGAGTTCCCAGAGCTTGTTCAAATCGCGGATGAATGTCGCAAAGAGCTTTCTAAGTTCGCTCCTCGCCTTGTTAAGCACACGTTCCCAGACGAAGCGTCTCTTACTGTTGCAGAAGGTGAAACTTCAGACTATAGCGACCACATGGCTACACATAAGGTTGATACGAAAGACATTGAAATCGACACCGATTTCAACTCCCCATTCTTCCCATTGGTGCATGCGTCGTTTGTAGGGAAGAAAGACAGATACAGCTTTACAGAAAGATCTCTTTCTCTTTCAACAGCGTCGTACAAGATTACAGGACTTCCAATAGCTGAGCTTCGCGATCTTAACCGGCACAGAAGCGGATCTAAGATAGCTGAGTTCTCATATTCTAATGGATTCTACGTACCGGAAGAAGTTTCGTTCAGTGAAGACTTTATCGAAAGACTGTCACTGTTTAATGAAAAAGTTCACAGTGTTTACACGAGACTTCTTGGGAATACTGTTGACTTTACACACATGTCATCCCTTGATAAGATCATTTATGAGATCGAACTTCGTACAGGTCTCGGAGCACACTTTGTGTACTCTGACATTATGACAAGAGTTGCATCTAGTCTTATTGACAGAATTTACGCTAAAGAAGGTTTTAACATTGGTGAGTACATAATACTCGGAAAGGCTGAGCCAGAATGATGAATAAGAGTGACGACCACTATGCAGCTCAAAGAGCTGCTGAGGCTGCTGGAAGTGGAAAAATTGAAACCATCAAGATGATGGAATCGATTGCTCTCAACACTGCAATCCCAACAATCCCTCGGACAAATGTGGTTCTTGCAATGAAACACATGAACAGAGCTGGCGAGAAAGCTGGAGAGGACTGGCGCAAAGAGCTTCAGAAATCGATAAACTACTTGACCAGAGCAGTCACAGGAGATTTTATCAAAGAGGCAAAACCTCTCGGAGTTAGAGGTTCTTTGAAATCTCTGTTCAATGCGATAAAATCTAAGTTATAACGCGCATCAAAATGTAATAACAATATTGATAGAGAGTTTACCAAGAGGTGAGCTCTTCCTTAACAACTATTTCCTTTGGAGGAAAAATGAACGTTCTTGCTAAAACCCAGTTCCACGGCCACGAAATTACTATTGTTGAACAGTCGTCAGGCATCAGCGGAAACAAAGATGTCGCTTTCATGATCGGTGAAGATGTTGTGTGTGGAGCTACACTTACAGCGAAGAAAACTGGTGCCATTGCGATCCGCCCTAGTGTTGTGAAAGCAACTGTAATTAAACCTGTTGTAAGCACAATCGTAACAGAACCAGTTGCTGCGGAAGAAGCTGCTCCTGCTGCTCCTGCTGCTAAGGCTACTCCGGCTACTCCGGCTACTGAAGAAGACGATTCTCCAGCATGGTCTGAAGATGTCGCTGCCGATGAAGAAGCTGAAGAAGAGCTCTAAAACTATGGGGGTGGTACGAAAGTACCGCCCCCTTTAACCGGAGAAAAAAGTAATGACTAATGAGCAAATAGCACGGATGTGCGAAGATGCCAAAGCAATGCTGTCCGGGCGGTTTAGAGATTTCTACATTCAGCATGCGGGGATCGTAGGAGCTAAGCCATCAGGCAACATTCCTTGTCCTAATGACGGAGAGCATCTTGGCGGAAAAGATGTCCACCCTTCATGCAGCGTGGATAATTACACAGGGGCTTACAAGTGTCACACCTGCGGAACACGCGGTCACTTAGAATCTTTTTTTTATAAGTTTGTTGCAACCAAATATCCTAACATGAAGATCTATGATTTCATTGAAACTCATGTTGGAATAAGCAAGAGCATGTACACTGACCCTGAGACTTACAAGGCTGACGGGGCAATCGCTGCAATCTTGTCTAAAAAGAAAAAAGAGTTTGAGGATTACGCGAAATTCTCAGGAAATGCATCTGACACGCCAATTCCAAATGGCGAAGAGATTGTAAAAGACGCTTGTGAAAGACTTATGAACTACGAGCTTGGGCTTTCGTACTGGAAGGAAAACCGGCACGCTACGCCTCAGCATTTGAGCCGTCTTGGAATCGGAATAACCGAAGATTTGAAGTGTTTTACAATACCTCTTCTCGACGGAACCGGAAAAGTAATGAACATAAAGCACTACAATCCTGTTGCGGTCAATAAGGCCGAAAAATGGGTGTATCCTTATGCTGGTTACAAGACTATGTACCCGATACCGATGGAAAGCTTTTCTTGTGACAGGATAATTATCACCGAGGGCGAGCCAGACATGATAACCGCATACTCTCACAATATTGGTGGCATAGGAACTTTTGGGTCATGTTCAAATGTTGATATTGATAAGATTTTTGGTGAGTATGAAGCTGACCAGATATTCTCTGGGAAGAGCATAGTCATAGCCTTTGACCCGGATAAAGCCGGAAGAGAAGGAGCTTTAAAACTTGCAGGGAATCTCTACAAGTATGCGAAGCAGATTAAGATCATTGACTTTGACAAATCTGAAATAAACCCGAACGGTCTCGATCCTGAAAATGTCGAAAAAATTGCAGGTACAAAGAAAACTAAGCGAGTTGAATCAGACTTGACTGACTGGTTTAAAAAGCAAGGGTTCGGAGAGCGTGCAACAAAAGCTTTTGAGGAGCTCATAGAGCTTACTGATGTCTACTCTGAAAATGAGGATAGAGCGTCAGACATGACTTATAAGGTGTCTCTCGTTGAAGCTAACAAGAGCACGTACTTTACAAGTGATGGGACAAAAACTCTTGAGATTATTGCTCAGGTTACATCTATGGATCCTACTTCCTACAACATCCCTGACAGTGTCACGTTTACTTGCCCAAAGCTTGAAGACGACGATTACAACAACGCGAAGTGTAAAGAGTGTTCAATGCTGAAAAGATCTGAGTTTACAGATCCGGACGCGAGCAGTCTTATTATAAACTTCACAGTTGGTTTCGGGAAGAGTACCATTGAGCGCACCGTGATAAAGCCAGGTGAGATAATGGGCCTCATTGGTCAGCGCCAGCGAGCATATATGGACAATATCAAGATGATAATGGACATACCGCAGCACTGTACAAGATGTAGCTTTGTTGAAAATGATATCAGACGGATAACGATTATGTCTGTGTCAAATGATACTACCGGCTACAAGGATACGGCTCCAAGTGAAAAGTCTGAGTCTGAGGTGACATCTTTCACTGACTGTTCGATGGATGTTGTTTACGTTCATAACGATGACAGTCCTGACATCAAGGAAAACAAGTCATACGTTATAACCGGGAACATCGTTAAGTCATGGGATTTCGGACATAATGTGATTTTCACGAACAACGTAAGAGCTCTTGAAACAAGCACTGAGAAGTTCAAGATGAATGCACAGTATGACGAGATGCTTTCTGACATATTCAGTCCAGAAGAGTGGACAGTTAATGCGATAAAGGAAAAGCTTGATCATAAGTACGCGATCCTTTCGGGGGACGCCGGAATTGTGAGTCGAGACGACCTGTTCTTTTTGAGTGACCTAGCTTTCCACTCCCAGCTTGTCATTGACAATCCTGTTGTGGCTCCTGGTGTTAGTAGAGGGTGGGTTGAGATATTTATCCTTGGTGACTCTCGATGCGGAAAATCTCAAGCGACAAGATGGATGCACAAGCATTATCAAGTTGGAGAGATTGCTGGAGGATCATCTGCTATGACTCGATCAGGGCTTCTCGGTGGTATGGGTAAAGCGTCGAATGGTAAGTCTGTAGTTGTTTGGGGTAAACTCCCAAAGAACCACGGAAGCATAATTACACTCGACGAAGCGTCCAAGATCCATCCAGAGGTGATGTCTGACATGACAGAGATGAGAAGTGGTGGAGAAGTTGCTGTTGATACGATCAAATCAGGAAAGACTCTTGCGAGAGTTAGAAAGATTTTCATATCAAATGCAAGAGACGACTCTGACCATGGAACAAACTCCGATGTTGGGCTGATACCGTTTGCAAGAGACTTGTTCGTATCTGACCGAGTTATTACCAGGTTTGATATTGGTATTCTGATTCGACAGGGAGACGTTGACGCCCCCAAAAGCGTTTACAGACCCATTGGTACCGAGTACACTTCTTACCAGTGTAGAACGCTTATTAAATGGGCTTGGTCCAGAAGCGTTTCTGATGTTGTTTACGAAGAAGGATATCGTGAAGAGGTCGATAAATGGGTAACGTGGCTTACAGGAAAGTATGTGTCTGAAACTTTGATGGTGAACATTGAGATGATGTCGAAGCTGATAAGGCTTCCTCTATCTCTTGCCGGTATGCTTTACTCTACAACAGAGGATTGCAACAAGATCTACGTAAGGAAGGTCTTTGTTGAATACATGGCTTTGTACATCGATAAGCTTTACTCTTCTCCTAACATGAAGCTTGACGAGTTCTCCAAGATGAAAATCGAGGAGTCGAGTGTCGGCAACATTGAATTCCTTAAATCTATATTGAACCCTCAACTTTTGAAGATGCTTATGAATACGAATGACTTTTCCGAAAAGGATATCATTCGCATGTTCTCTACATATCTTCTTGAAGTCCAGTCTTCTGAAAAGTACATGTACGACCCGTTCTCGTGTAAGTACAAGACTGCTATCAGAATGGCGGACAGCGGCGGACTATTGTTTAACACCTTGCTTCTTGCAAGATGTTTCCAACCGCTCAGACGGAAGTACATAAAGACAAAAGCGTTCTCTGAATGGCTGAGGACTTACTACAAAGAGGTAGGGGACTCATTTGAACCGAACAATAAACTTGATGCAGGAGTGGTCAAGGCAAGTCAACCTGATAGGAAATCTGATAAGACGGCAGAAGAAATTGCGAGAGCTGCTTCGTCTTTGGAATAAGCCTGACACGGTGATATCGGACCATGATTTGTGTAATAACGATAGTGTAAAGTACACTTATGCTTTTGTTCTTGAGTTGGATGCTGAAGGGTGGTGCTCGAAAGAGCCCACTATCCGACTCAAGATAAGCAGGTTGCTTACGCTTGCATCTTATTATGAATTGAACCTTAATAAGGTGATGGAAAAGAACTTGAATGCGAATAGGGAAGTCAAGAGATTCCTTATGTTTCACTCTTGTTTTATGTGTAAATCTTTTGATCCACTTGAGAGAGCCGTGGCAGGCGCTCTCACTCCGGATCAAGAGGATATTGATTTTCTCCTGCTCCCAAAAGAGGGAGTTGGTGTATTTTTAAAAATGTTTAATGCGGATGAAATAAAGGTTGACGTCGAACCTGTCCGTGTTGCATTTTGTCTGTATCCCAAAGATGATTTCCGTAAACAGCCGTGCGAGGTTATTGACACCCGTTGGCATGTGAATGTGAATGTTTCTATTGTGGATTTCTTAAAAAAGTACCCAGTGTTAAAAATGAGGAGACAAAATGGCTACAAGTGACGTTAATGGGTTTTTCGGTACGCTTAGTGAAGAAGACGTAAAAGCTGCTGCTGCTGCACAAACTGCTGCAAAAGAAGTTGATGAAGGTGGATTTACTAAACGTTCTCAGATTAAATGCGCTGGTAATTTCTTGATGCGTGCCATCGACGAGGCATACATCGTCAAGAAAGATAACAACAAGCTCGTTCGATACCCAGAAGTAAAGCTTTCAAAGAATGACAACCTCATGGTTGTAGTTCGGCTTGAACTGGTTGAAGATGTGCTTGACATTCGCGCTGGATCAACATTTACTGTTTATATCCCTTTCATTGCGAAAGCCGGATCTTCACAGGTTGATCAGGAAAAACTCATGAACATGGCAAAGCCGCGTATCATGGCTATGCTCCCAGAAGGTGCAGAAATTAAGCTTACAGATCAAGAATGGGTTTTGTCAAAACTCCAGTCTAAACTGAAAAAGCCTACTGCTGACACCGTTGAAATCGTTTCGAGCCATGGCTTGACCGAAACAGTTCTTGTGACTCTTACCGATGGCATCAGTAAAAGTGGTGACCCTGAAGTAAACATGAGCAAAATTGTTCGCGCGACCGCCGACTCCAAATCTGTTGTTGACATGATTTCTTACAATGAGTTCAAAACTCGTGAAAAAGCCGAAGCTGAAAACGACGGCTCTTCAAGTAGTTCTGGATTCGGTGATGCACCAAAGACTGAAAGTAGTTCTAACGAAGCTGGTGGAACACCTGTAGAGGACGATCTTCCGTTCTAGTCTTAATGCAGATACCGTACCTGGCCCGGCAATTATGTTGCTGGGCCTTTTCATTTTAAGAAAGTTGTTATGATGGTTAATTCTATGATCGTTGGCATCACCCATACGCCAGATGGTGCTCCAATTGAGCTTGAACGCAAAGTAGCGGGAAAAGTTGCTATTGGTGCCAAAACAAAGGATGGGATCCCAAAATCTCTTGGGTATTGGGAAATTAGAAAGCTGAAAACGTCCGTTACAAAAGTTGGCAATATCGAGAAGATCACGCCAAAGTGGGAAGTTGATAACCGACTTCAGGCGAGACTTGTTCAGCTCAACCGTGTTGACAAACCGACGATTCTTCCGTGCAGATTGCTCCATTCAAATCCCGAAGAAGTATTTTCAGCATTCCTTGGGAAATTCACTGACAATGGATTGATGTGCAGATCAAACGGCGTTGGAACAGTTGCAGAAGAAAAGGTTAAGGTGTCCGACTTCTACTCTTACGAGCCTCGTAAGTTTGAAGATGGTACAACTCTTTGCAAGTATAAGGATTGCAAAGACTTTAAGAACAAGCTGTGTAAACCGCACGGCTCTCTTATGGTCTTCCTGAACCTTGGTGAAGAGTTTGATGACTTCCTACACCCGTTCAAGTTTGATACAACCTCTCAGACTACAATACTTGAGATCAGTCACACGCTTAATCGGCTGTATGAACTGACAAAGTATTCTCACATGATCTCTCAGCATAACACAGGTTCAGAAACCCCTTTCATGGGGCTCTTTGGAATCCGTGTTAACCTTACTGTTAACCTCAGAAAGGTCGGAGAGAGAAATGTGCATGTGGTTACCATGTCGCTTAACAGCGAAGAGTCAGCGAGATTGATGCTTGGAATCGGAAAATCTTTCACCAATACGGTGGCTGTAAAATCTGGTACCGGTGAAATCGAGATGAATCAGATGCAAGCTGCGGCATACGGACTGATTGGGAATGTGTCAGAAATTCCAAAGGCTATTGAATTTGAAGAGATGAGCGATGAAGAGATTGACTATGTCAAAGAAAACCTTCGCGAGCCTCAAGAGGAGCCTGTGGACACAGAAAAGATTGAAGAAACTCTAAAAGGTATCGCCGAGTCAAAAGGCGATGTCGAAGAGCCATTCAATCCGATGGAAGAATTGTAATTACAGGGGGCGCTTAATCGCGCTCCCATTTTTTTAGGAGTTTGTATGTATAGCGCTATTGTGTTCCTTTTTTGTTTAGTGGTAATCCTTGCGTTTAAGCTGTACGAGAAATCGGTCAGCCTTAAAGATGAGCGCAGCTCTTACGAAAGAGAAGAGAGATCAAGACAGTTGACCTTCAATTTGGTATCTAGTCAGCTGCATGAAGCCAGAGACGAGTTGTCTGCTGTCAGGTACACCATGGGAAAAATGCAAGAAGATGTCGAAAAGCAAGACAAGATGCTTATCGATATTGAGGAGAGATACAAGGCAAGGATCGTTGAAGTTGAAGATGTTCTTATGAAAGAGAACCCTACAGTAACGGTTCGAAAAGAAGTTCGGGAGGTAAGTCTTACGATGCCGCCAGCCGTGCAAATGGCTGTTGTAATGTATCTGAAAATGGCAGTCTCAGGAGCAAGACTACGCTTCGACGACATGAAGAGCGCAATGGAAATAATTGCGAAGCTCGAATCAGATTTGAAAGAAATAAAAGAAGGCGATGAGCTAAAGCTTTCTTAACAACTCAATCCGCGGGAAGAAATTCCCGCTCTGGAGATTTCATGAAGGTAAAATTAGACGTTGAATTTCAGGTTCTTTTCCATGACAGCAGAGTTGGAACTGTAATGCATTCGTATAACGTGAAGAAGGCTGGAAGCAACCTGAAAAACCCGGAGAGCTATTATATGCACCTAATAGACGACATGGGTAAAACAAGTTTGATGGATAAAAACGACATTCACATGATCATAGACTACAGGATACTTAACATGAGAGAAGTATTGGGTGGTAGCATCAGCAAAGAAGGTGGAGTCGCATCTTACGTGTACGCAGTGGAAAGCTCTCTACTCAGTAACATGCAGCTTAGTGATGAATTCATCCTTGACATAAAGCTTATGTGCGAAAGGATGCACGAATCAATCAAGGGTCTTCCTGTTGAAAGACAACTTGATATTGTCATGACTTCCCTAAGAGCTTCATACGAAGTTCGCAATGCTGCGCTGAGCGCAATATCCAGACAAATAGCAGAATACGAGGAGCAAAAATGTCTAAAATAAGCAATGGTGAACAGGCTATCGATTGGGCTAATGCTAACCCAGGAGCATTAGTTAAAAGGGACTGCGAATGTTCATTTATTTCTCCTGCGGAAAAGATGAATGTGGAATACCTATTCGGAAACTTTTGGAGCGAAATACTGGTGGCGACAGGTGTTGAAGAAAATGGCTTTATACCAATCTTCAAACCTCTCTCAACTTTCGACGCGATTAAACATGAGTTCCCTCGCAGCAATGAAAAGTATGTCGAATCGCCGGATGAATGTCCATTCTGTGGATCACTAAACATAAGTTCTGAAGGCGAACATACCATCTCTGGATCGTCTTTGTATAATCAATGTTCGTGTTACAGTTGCGAAAAGGCTTGGGTCGAGTCCTATCAACTCGTCGGGTACGTTAGATGAAAGATCAATACGAGAACTTTATTGCAAGAGCAAAGGCTTGGGCAGAAAAGCATCCTGAGGAGAAAATTTCCTACAGATACGAGTCCAACTCTGTTGCGGCTAAGATGAATACATTCGGTGGTCAGCCTGAGCTCTATACTTATGAGGGTATACTGCTTATACGTATCATTGAGGATTGGGAAGAGTTTATGGAAGAACAGATCGCAGAACAGAACCGTGAGTATGATATGACTCCTCTCCCTTACAGCTTCGACCTCCTGCATGATATCAAGTACATGTATGAGGTGGAGTTGGCATGCAAGGGCCGGCACTGCTCAAATGCTTCTCCTGCGGACCTAATGGAGATGTTCATTAATCATAAGCTGGAGATCCCTGAGTACCTTGAAGAAGCTTGCAAGGGTTACAACAAAGGTGAAACAGTCATTTGGGTATGCAATGATGGTACATGGATAACCTATCAACCGCTACCTGACGAGATCCATAATTATGTAAGAACAAAGATAGCTCTCACAGAAGAGTTTGAGAAAGGACTTAGGTCATGAGAAAGTTGTGCTATGTAAATGAAGATGGGTACACCATCTACACGAAGTTCACACTTGAAAGTGTTGAGTGCATTTTCAGAGATAATGAGTATTTACAAGCAAGGTCTTTATTGGCTGATAGACTGATTGAAACTATTGAGGAAATCAATGAGTTTGCAACCCTCAACAACCGGCCAGGTATTGTAAAACTTTGCGAAGATGCGATTGGCAAGAAGAAGTATAGTTGCCCTCATAATGTTGGCGGTCATACGATAGGGATTATATATGGAGAGCTTATTACAGAGTATGATGTTGATCAAGGTCGCAGCATTGATGAAATGGTTCCATTCAAATTTTGCAAAGAATGTGGGGCTGAAAATGCCAAGCGATGAAATCGATAAACTCAAAAAGAGAATCTTGAGACTAGAAGAGGGCTTGAAACATGTGAGAAACGCTGCTCACTGCACAAGCGTTGAAAAGATAGCAGAGATGTGCAATGAATACTTGAAGGAGAAAAAATGAAAGATTATAAAATTTACGCGGAAGTGCTCGAGCCAAAAGCTCTTCAGCAGTTCATGGAAGCTATGGACAACGAGTACACAGTAAAAGGAGCATTAATGCCAGATGCTCATACTGGGTACACGATCCCTATCGGATCTGTAATAGCAACTAAAAACCATGTGTTCCCATCATATATAGGATTCGACATAGGCTGTGGAATGTGTGCAGTAGCAACATCTTACGATGCTGATGCGATAAGAGAAAACTCTCTAAGCATCATGAATCAGATCTATAAAAATCTCCCGGTTGGATTCAAGCACCATGCTGAGCCTTGCATATCAAAACTTGACTTTTCACGACTAACTCCTGAAGGTCTAGCGATAGCAGAAGAGAAGAAGGCTTTGACACAGCTTGGAACGCTCGGTGGAGGCAATCACTTTGTCGAGATAGGGTGTGATGAAAGCGATCGCGTCTGGATAATTGTTCACTCCGGATCTCGCGGATTTGGCCATGGTATCGCCGAACATTACATGAAGCTTGCCTCTCCTAACGGAAAAGCTTCTGAAGGTTTCTACGGGTTCGATGTCGATAGTGAAAATGGAAAAAATTACATTAACGACTTGAACTTCACTCTTGATTTTGCTCTTGAGAACAGAGTTAAGATTATAGTCTCTGTAATGGTATCTATCGGAGATATTATTGGGGATGATTATCCGATAAGCGGAGACATGATAAATCGAAACCACAACCATGCCGAACTCAAGGATGGGCTGTGGATTCACCGCAAGGGCGCTACTCACGCCGAAGAAGGTATGATGGGAGTAATTCCAGGAAATATGCGTGACGGAAGCTTCATTGTAAAAGGAAAGGGGAATCCTGACTCGCTTTACTCAAGCTCTCATGGGGCCGGAAGAGTTATGAGCCGAGCTCAAGCTGCAAAGGATTTGAACTACGGTGAGTTCCAGGATATGATGGCTGGCATTACTGCGAGAACTGGCGTCGAACTTCTTGACGAGTCGCCGAAGGCTTACAAGGACATCTTTGAAGTCATGAGACTTCAGGAGGATCTTGTTGAAGTTGTTTGTCATGTCAAGCCGATTATTAACATCAAGGGGTGAAGTATAAATAAGCGGATTACTCAACAGGGTTGGCAAGGTAACTTTGCAAGCTGCTTTAGTGTTGGCGATTACTGGGAAGGATCTTCTGAGTCTTTGGCTGAATTTGTCCACGGGACATATCTTCCAGAGAAAGATATTGTGATTGGCTCAACGATAAGACAGAATTCAACCGCTCTTGTCTTTGAAAATGCAGGGCACGATCTTTATGTCTATGCAGGATACAAAGACATTGACTTGATATAAGTTACATCCGTACACATTCTGTAATAACAAGTGTGTACGGACAAAGGAGGAAGTTATGTTCGTTCCAAACCAAAAAGTTCTACTGTCAACCAGTGCAAATTACATCTGCGGGAACAGTGAGTCGTTACTTATGCTGCCATACAAAGGGGCTCCGAGACTAATCTCAAATACTGATGGCAGACACTTAAAGAGCCTGTCAATTAGCGAATCGATTTGTTTTGCAATCTCAAACGGATCAAAAAGTGATGTCAATTTTTTAACAAAGGCAAGATGATGAAACTTGAAAATGTACTAGAGCTGAAAGAATGCGAAACAGTAGGAGAGTTGATTATTGAATTGCAAAAGCTGCCTGCTGACCTGCCAGTAAATCACGGGTTTGGTATCGGCATTAAGCCAACCGTTTTTAATTCAAAAACTAATGCGTTCCTTGAATTTGAAGAAGTGGAGTAAACAATGAAAGTTTGCATAGTATTGGGCAGCTCAACAGAGCCGAAAAATCACAGAGATTACCTTCAACATGTTTCTGAACTTTTCAATTTTGAGATTAACAGAGATGACACGTATCTATCTATGTTCGACAGGATGCTCAAGTCATTAAGTGATCGCCCAGAGCACCAGGCTGCTGTCCAGGCATTGTTTGACCACAATAAGAATGAGTATGAAGGAACTGACACGCTAAGCCAGGTCGTGCGGGACGATGATTACGAATCTGAAAGACAGTATATCAACCTAAATTTTAAGGATTCAAAAGAATGAGTAAAATAAAAGTTGGAGACTTAGTATGGCACCCGTGCTCTCTTGATATTATTGAGCACAAAGTTGTCGGAGTTCATCAATATGATGGGTATTCTCAGATTACAACAAAGGCGACGCATAGTGTCGGATCCTGCGGAAGGATTGAGTGTGTTCTTGATGTCAGAAGATCGTCAATAGTGTTCGTTGAGCTTGTTGACGAAGATTTCATTGAACACTCATCAGGGCTGCAGGACTTTGTTAAAGGCGATTATTTCACGTCAAAGAATGAAGCTCGAAAAGCATTTTACAAGCTTCAATCAACATTGGCATGGAGCAATATGGATCAAAAGGAGCGGCTCTACAAAGAGGCGGTTAAGCGGTATGAACAAGTGCAGTTGATTCTGAAGCAGTGCGAAGATCATGTCGAGGCGTGATCAATTCATAGCAGAAAGAATTTCAGAATTTGCCGATAAGTTCGGCGTTACAAATGAACAAGCGATTAGAATCGTCCACAATGTTGGCGATATTAACGAGCTGTGGGAGATTGTAGGCTTAGAAGATTTTATTCATGAAGTTGCTGAGCGGTACAACATAAAATTGTAAAAAGGGGTTATGATGATTGAAGAAGATCTTAAATCGGATCTTGATGCGTTCTTAGAAGAGAATCGCGAGATGTTTAAAATGGAGTGGTTCAAAACATACTACAACTTTTTAAAAGGGCTTAATAAACAATTCTGCTTTGAATTGTTTGGAAGGGTTAGAAGTATACCACTTGGTAGATATAAATCGATGGATTTCGTTGAAGCTGCAAAAGAAATTGACCACGACATTAATGACGATGGCGATCTATCGCTTGTAAGAGTTTCTGTCGATCTATCTATGAAAATTGACGGAGTGAATAAGTCAACTCACACATCTGAAGAATTTATAGTACTCCCTATTCATTACTCAGAAGTGACAATTGGCTACATTAACTCGATAAAAAGAGACATAAATTTTACATGGTACGATGCAGGAATATTCGTAAATGAAAACCTGAGATTTACGGCTGTTCAAGTATCTGACTGCACGCTTGAGGCCATAACAAAAGCGTCGCGTTACTATGACGAATTCGAGAAGGCTGCAAGTGCTTCTCAGGATGACATTGAGGAATACATGCGCGACTGCGACACTGTTAAGGATAAGATTTATAGCACGCTAAGCGAATACATTGAAAGCATGGACAACTTTAAAACAGGAGCAATGGAGAGATAATGTTAGGTATAGACAATAATAAGTTTGTAGTGCTCAAAATGAGCTCTCATAGCGTAAAAAGAGCTATGGAATTTACCGGTACTAAAGACACTGATGGTATTTACGAAAAGTGGATATCAAAACCAAAAGAGGGTGTAGTCCTGTGCATTGACGGGATCGTAATGATGGTTCCTTGGGGTACTGCGATAATTAAAAGGAATGACTCGTTTTTGTTGGCAACAGAATTTGATCAAGCTGCCACTACCGGTGAAGTGTCGTGCATTGCTTAAAGACATACATCGGGCGCATAGTATGGGGAGCTGACTTTGAGCATTGTGGTGGCAGCAATGGTGTTGGAGTTGACAAATCATGCCGCGGATCTTGCTCGCAGTTTTGTGAGTCTGTACACCAAGTTGCGGAAAGAAAACATGAAATTTTTGATCAGTGGGGTTTATCGAAAGATGAAATTAAAAAGGTCAATAAAGAATTGATAAGTTAGATCGACAGGAAAATATCAATGAAACAAAAATCAAGTGTGTCAGTAGGCGATGAATTGCTGTTTGTAAAAGGTCAGTACGTAAGCCTAACAGGGAAAGTGTTGAGTGTAGACTGGCGGAGCAAGGACCCGAGATCTTTTTACGGGATGCTTGTCGCCGTTAGTCTTAGTAATGGTGAAATTGGATATTTAGAAAACAGTGACCACTGGGAGTATGTGTAAATAGCGATGCGCGTGACATCTCCAACAGTAATAGCAGAAAGAAGGAATTATGGATATTATAAAGTTCTTCGACACCTCAAATATAAAAACAATTTTTGAGTGCGAATATCGAGAATCGTTATTACCAAGTATCGGGAAAGATGTCTGTTTTAAGAATTGTGATAATCGTGAAGATATATTGTCCGTTACAGCAAGAATCGATAGCTACATGGTGACTAACATCTATCGCATGATATATAACGATGGCAGCGTTGTAGTTCATGTGGATATAAAAAATAATAGAAGCAAATGATAATGGATAGTTGGTGTGTTTGCGAGTAATGCGAGCACATCAGCACCAAACGGAAAGGTTATAAATGGCTGTATACCAAGGCTCTGAGTTGTCGGATTTCGTAGTTTTGGATGTATGCCCTTTTTGTGGTAATGAACCAACTATTACGCAGATAGGAAACAATCACGCAAAAAAGAGAATAATTGAAATCGAATGTCAAGAGTGTAAAGTTAAAATGTCGCAAAGTACTGTTAGGTATGATGTTGAATGGTTGCAGTTTAGCATATCAGAAAAATGGAATCAACGATTATAACTTGACCGCTGCGTGCTTACGAGGCGCCAGGAGATCATAGCAAGCGGAGACTGTTATGGGAGAAAGAAACGACATGGTTAATATAGTAGGAGTTGTAGCAACATACAAAGACAAGCAGTACAAGTCTGTTGCTACAAATGGTTGCTGCAAAGGCTGTTCGTTTACCGATGGCTCTGGCGGATGCATATCCCCAGAAGAGATAGACGAAGCAACTGATCACAGCTGCGATGGAATTATATGGGTGGAATTACAACGCTCACATGAATTGTGCGAGTGATGCGAAGCAATGAGAGTAGCTATGTTAAAAAAGTGGTTTTCAAAAGAAGCAAAGCGGTATCAGTTCTGGCTGCCTCAGAGCGGGTCTTCTGGAGGTGTCATATTAGGGGTTATAATACTTATTATTAATGAACTTTCAAAATAACGATCCCGTTGTTTGTACACGGCATCATAACCAGAGGAGACGACTATGGAAATTGGAGATCGGGTAGCAGTACTTCGTGATCATAAAGTTAAAAAGGGTAAAATAAAAAAGAAAGTGTTTGACCATGGGACTATAGTAAACATTCTTTCGACTATTGGACACAATGATGACTGTTCTGTTTTTGCCGTTACTCTCGGAAGTGGCGAAACAAGACCGTTTTCTGAGGACAATTTGAAATTAGAAACATAAAAATAACAGCCGCGTGGTGAGTGGAGGTGCGACATCTTCACCAACACATGCTGTTATGAAAGGTGTACAATGAAACTTAGTCTTGAAATAGATATAGAAATAAAAGAATCTTTGCATAATAAAGATGTTCTTGCTACAGTGTATTATCCTAATGAGTGTAATAAGATTGTAATAACTAAAGGATTAAATACTATTGAGTTAAGCGAAAGTATTTTTCACGAAATAGGTCACTTAATCGACTGGTACTTGTCTGATGGTAAGCAAAGTTCTGATGAGTGTATTAGAGAAGATATTGCTAATTTAATAGGTGAAAGCCTTCGATACAGAGAAGATTCACAAGTATTAGTATCTGAAGATCACTTTAAATCAAAATAAGAAACAGATTCAGTGCCGAAGACCACTGTAATATGGCTGGATGTAGCCAGTCAGAAAGAAGGAAATATGAGAAGTCGGCATATCAAAAGAGAATTGTCGGAAGAGATAAAATACAGTGAAAAAGATGTCGTCCTCTTTCTTGAAGAGCAAATGAAGGGGTCTTTATGCGGAGACGCATTAACTCATCACGCTTGGGGAGAGCAGGAAAACCAGCAACTGTTTATAGCTATCTGTGAAATTAATTGGGGCAATTTTGATAAATTTTTAGAAAAGGTTGGATAACGATGGATGAATGGGTAATTTTTTGCGAAGAAGTTTTTCCGCACTTTGGGATATGCTTAGACAGAGAAAAAACTACTGAGTTTGCAAAAGCGATCAAAGAAAATTCTGACGCATTGTCAGGAATGGGATTTGACATGATCGGCGGAAGATCAGAGGAAAGTATTGATTACAAATCAAAATGCGAGCGTCTTGAAGAAGAATTGAGTGACACTAAAAAGGAGCTTGACGGGTATATTTCGAGTGTGGCAAGAAGACACAATTGCGAAAAATCAGATGTTATACTCGAAAATGACAAAGTTATGATATACAAAGGGTTATAGTATTAAGTTGGTGAGCGGTATTCCCGTCATCCCCAAACGCTCCATTATGGAGCAGAAGGTAGGATAGTATGCAAAAAGCAGACTGGGAAAAATTCAGAGAAATTCAGAGAAGGTTTTATCAAGGTGGAAATTTGTCGAAAGACGAAATTGATTGGCTTATCAAAGTGATAGATGCAAAATTATAACGACCTGGTTCGTGTGCCGTACTCGGTCACACGAACCAAACTTGTTATGTGGGAAGGTGGAACAATGGTATTAGGTGATCAGTTCTACGACGATCTGACTGATCTTGTAGAGAAGTATAGCAGAATGGAAATGACCAACGCAGAAGCAGTTGGCTATCTGATGTTTAAGGTGAACGAACTAATGAATCAAAGTGGAGAGCAAGAAAGAGGAGAAGATTGATGGAAGAATCAATGACATGCGAATGCGGGAATAATGAGTTTTGGTATTTTTGGGAATTTGTGCGATGCCCTAAATGCTGGAATGAATACAAGCGAACAACAATTGGCAGAAAGAAACTCGTTGAACAGTGGGTAAGACGATTTAACAAAGAGGAAAATCACTATCCCGAAAACTGGGAACATGTGAGTCGTGAACAATTAAGAGGTCTTAAATAACAACTGCGTGGTGTGCGGGTATTTCCCGTCACCACCCAACGAAACAGGTTATGTATGAGCGAAGAACTCAAAAAGAGATAGTTTCTCTCGCACTTGATGGGCTTACTACTGATGGAGCACATCACAAACAGTGGTTTTTGAATGAAATTCTGTCAAAACTAATTGACAGCAATTCAGAATGGGATGGACTTAAGGAAACTTACGGATGGGATGAAGGTCGTATTCCGTAAATAATTTGATTCAAGTATAACAGCAAGGTGTGGGGCTGTATTCAGCCACCGCAGCCGCCACGGTTATGTGGCAGAAGGTAGGAAGTATGGTACTTAGTATTGGCGAAAAAACGATAAGTGAAATTCAAGAATTGGCAAGACGTGATGATGTTTGTTCGATTCTTTTGCCGTCAGATATTAGAGTTATTTTGACAGAATTGAAAACAAAGATGAGCTTATTAAAGAAGCCAGAAGCGTTTTCATTGAAACTGAAATTAAGGGTGATTTTCTTCCGTGGTTTAGAAGAAATTTCATGGGGTTATAACGACCTGTTAGTGTGGTTGAGTGGTGCGAAAGCCACCGCCAAACAGCAGGTTGTAAAGAAAGGATGAAAACATGAAACTAAAGAAATTTAAACGATCAGATTTTACAAATGCACAGATCAAAAAGATCGCAAAATTGCTCACGATCCATATTGTTCCACGGAGCGAATGTGAGGATCGAGAAGAGTATGATCGGCAATATGAGATCATCATTGAGATACTTAACTCTGAAGCGAATGTGACATCTTTCTGTAATGAAATATTTATGGAAGACGAAGACGATGTCGTGATGATGAAGGATTATTTGAATGCGTATTTTTATGCGTGTAAAATTGTAGAATCAAAGTAACGATTAAGGTGGTGGTCGGTATTTCTGATCATCACCAACCGCCACGGTTATGTGGCAGAAAGAGGTAGTATGAGTAGAATGAAAAAACACTCTAGTGGTGTTTCTAAAAAATTGTTCACTTTGAACATGATGTCATTGCAATACGCAAAATTTGAAAATGAATTGGAACCAATGGATTATGAAAAAATGAAGGGTACGGAACGAACAGAATACAAATTGTATTGTATTCTATGGTTCAATCTGCTTTCTGATATTTTTTCTTCAACTGATCCTATCCCGTATGACAAAAACACACACGATTTTGATCGAGATCTTGAACGATGCAATAAGCTCGTTTACGTTCCCGAGGTCATTCACCAACACAAAAGCTGGTGGTATTGTGATCCGGTAAACGCTGTTGCCTACAGCGATGCTTTTCGTGATTTTGTGGATTTTGTGATTAAATCAAAATAAAGATTAAGGTGGCGGTCGGTATTACCGATCGTCGCCACAGTTATGTGGTGGAAAATAACAATGGAGTTTATTGTGACGTTCAAGCTTGGAAAAACAGTAGCTATTGGCCAAAAAATAAAAACCGCTAACGGGTGGCGAAAAGTGCTTGATATAACTGATGTTGGGGTGCTGACAAAAGACGGTGTGACTGCATTTGGAGACACAATATATGGTTGGAAATTAAAGTAGCGAAAGGGATTCGACATGTCAAAAGAAACAAAAGAGCAGAAATACCTTCGCGAGAGAGATGAGCTTCAAAGGGAAGTTAGACGCTTGAAAGCGGAGGCAATGGATGACAGAGAGGCTATTGCAATGTTGGAACAGCGCCTGCGAGAAAAAGCAGATCTATTAAGAAAGATCAATGAATTAAGCAGCGAGGCATAAATGAAAACTAAAGCTTACAAGCTTCCGTGCAGCATCCTTGGGAAGCAATCGTACAGAAAAGTAATTGTTTGGCACATCGTTGATGGCCGCACAAACATGGAGGAGATTTTCACTCCTGATAAAAAAAGGCCTAAAAACGAGCGCAAAGAAATTATCGCGGAGTTCCTTCGCGACCAAGGCTTTTCGATAAATGAATTGGAGTAATTATGAAATCAGATGTGATAAAGACTCTTCATGTAGAGTTTTCAAAGATTGAAGCGCACTATTTAGGTGCCGTTATAGGAGAAGGGCTGAGAAGTTTCGAAGTCCGAATGAAGGAGGACAGCTCGCTTGGAGATAGCAATTTCTCCGAATACATTGACTGCGGTAGAGAGTTCAAGAACAAATTGTCAGAATTGTAGGTTATATGTTTTCAGATGTAAAAGTTGGCGATATCGTGTACGTTGACAAGCTTGTAAAATAATCGGTTTACAGTAGATATGCAAAAAGATTTACAGTTGGAATCGAAGTTACAAAAGTGCTGAAGAATACGTTCTACTTGGGCGATGTAGGGTACAGAAAAAGCAATGGCGGGAGGGTTGGAGGGGGTCTAACTGTAAAACGTGAAGGCGTTGACAACTCTGAAGCTTACAGTAAATATGTGAACCTACTGTCAAGATGCGATCACATAAAAAAGCTGTGCGCAGAAATTGAAAAAGAAAAGACAATCCTCATCATTGAACAAGATATTGATGAGGTTATCGGTAAGCTTGAAGCACTTGTGGAGGCTATCAATGCTAATAAAGGAGGCTGAAAAGAACCGCCACCTGATACCTGATATCAACTCAATATCTCTCGAAGAAAAAGGGCGTCTATTCGATGCTCTTTTTTCTTGTGACCGAATGAGAATAATGGGATATGCAAGAGGCGGAGATCGTGGTGTCGAAGGCAAGATAAGTCATGTCGGCATTGAGATCTGGAAGAAGTATCCAATGACGGATGAACAGTTTAAATTGTACGACGAAAGAGAAGTCTTTCTTGAATTTATAGGAGGATTACTTGAAGATATTGAGAATGACTCTCAAGAAAAAATGGTTCGACATGATCTTGAGCGGGGAGAAGCTTGAAGAGTATCGAACCATAAAACCGTACTGGGACAAGAGGTTGGCGACTCACTATGACGCAATTGAGTTTGTTAATGGGTACTCGCCAGATTCGCCTCGGTTTGTAATAGAATTTGAAAGTGTTAAAAAAGGCCTAGGACTCATTGACTGGGGAGCTGAACCTTATGTAAATTACTACATAATTAGGCTAGGTAAGATACTGTCAAAGAACGGGGTTCAGTGTGATATCGTATGACTCTCTTGTTACTAACATTGGAACCAAAAAACTTGTTACTCTTGAAGAGTTTGAGACTCAGTATGACCTTGTTTACATCGACTCGGAGACGACCGGGATATCGGTTACCGATACTGAGATCATAGAAATATCTGCAATTGAGTTCAACGCCGGCGGTGGAATTGGAAGAGAGTTCTACACGCTATGCTGCCCTGTAAATGGGTACATCCCTAGTGATGCGAGCGCAATTAATGGAATAACAAATATGATGGTGAGAGGTAAGCCTAATTACTTATCTGACGGAATAAGAGAGATGCTTGACCAGTTCATCAATGGAAGGCGTCATGGAGGCCATAATTACATCGGCTTTGATATGGAGATGCTCAGGCTTGATCCTAATGGGATTGAAGTGTTTGACACCATGTTGATGGCGAGAGAGATTTTTGGCAACCAGCGGCGCGTCAACCTTGCTTCTACTTGCAGTAAGCTAAAGATCAAGTTTGACAAAAAAGAGGCTCACAGGGCAACCTATGACGTCTTAAAAGGTATTGAGTGTTATGTTGCAATGAATGGGATGAACAATGCAAGAAACGATGATCTATTCGGTATCCAGACTGAAACTGTTTGCACAGTGCCCTTTAAAATGGAAGATGACCTATATTGACGGAATCAAGGAGGAGGCGGCTCACTTCACCCTTGGATCAGCTCTTCATAGTGTCGCCGAACTTTCTGGGAAATGGTGCGAGAAGAAGACAACTGAATCAGCTTACAAAATGTGGCTAGGCGCACAGGATATCGAAGATGCTCCGGAAGAATTTGACCCAAAATACTTTGGCATCCAAAAGTTCAAGATGATCAGGCAAGCTGCCGACATCGGGGATTACGATATTTACGGAATGCCAGACGAGGCGTCATTCAACAAGATTGTTGACAGTGTCCTTAATGACATGTTCATAACAGATGGAGCATTGATCGACGAGATCCGGTTGTTCTCAAGAATTTTCTTTTACACGAACAATTTCGAATCTTTCCCTGGGGAGTCATCGTCATTCGAGCTTAAATTCGGAATGACTAAAGACTGGCTTCCAACAAAGTACGATGCGAAAGATGTTTTCTTCAGAGGTGTAATTGACAGAATCGACTTCCGAGGCGGTGAAATTCGAATTACTGACTACAAGTCAAGCCGGACAAAAATGTCGAAGGATCAGTTCAGAAAAGATTACCAGTTTAGAGTTTACGCTGTATTTGCATCGAGAATTTTCGATATGACAAAAGTTGAATCGATCAAGATCGTTATCAAATATCTGCGGTTCGCGACAGAAGATGTCTATGAGATTCTGCCGAGCGAAGTCGAAGGATTGGTTGAAGACGTAAGAGGATGGGTGAAGCGCATTGCTGACAAAGCTGAGGAAGCGATCGTCACAGGAGGCTTCAGCCCTAAAAGGAATGAGTACTGCGGCAATTGTTATGCTCAGACAAGCTGTAAGCTGTTCATCAAAAATCAGTCCGGCCCACTGAACATAACAGTTGTTGATGAAGAGAGTTGTGTCGCTGCTTGGAAGAGGATCGAGGCTGATAAAGCTGAGGTTAAATCCCTTACTTCTCAGGTGAAGGCGTTTGCTTCAAAGAGAGAGATTACTATTGACGAAGTAGCAATCCTTGGGACTCATAACAAGAGAGAGCGAAAGATCGACAGTATCGCATGCTTCGGGATCCTCATGGAAAGAGGAGTTGGAGTAATGGACATCCTTTCAAGACTTCAGATAAAAGAGAAGGACTTTAAGGATTTGTACGCCCTCCCTGCCGGCGAAGATGTGAAAATGTCAAGAGCCATGAAAAAGGAAGCTGCAGGATTGATTCCTGTTGTAATGAAGGATAAGAACGTATTCGACGCGCTTACAAGTGTCGAGATTGAAAAACTTGCTTACGGTGGAGAAGAAGACGATGACGTTGAGTAACTACCTTAGACACAAATCTCTCATCGGGAGAGATTATGTCTTTGTGAAAATGATCCCAGAACCAGGGCTTGGCCCGGTGATATCAGTGTCGTCAATTGATAACGGCGGTGAGAAGTTCAAAGTGTTCAGAGACCGTGTTCAGCACGGTCGTAAAGAGCTTGTTGGGGAGAGATGTGAGCGGTACAAGAGTATCGCCCATGCCGTACCTGGCGAGCTGTTCAGAGTAAGAGTGTTCGGAATTGTCGGTAGCGGAGCTCGCCGAGTTAAAAAGAACCATGTTACAATAACAAAGTACGGGTATGTTTCTGTTACAAGCTGGTTTGTTAACAACATTGCGAAAGACTTCAGACTTTCAATTGAGTTCCACAAGCCGAGCGGAATAGTTTACATTTTCAACGACCAAGATCATGTGAACACTTTTGAGATAACGTCTCATAACGGCTCTTTGAGATGCATGGTTGCAAAGAGTTACTTTGACTCTGTTGGGTTCGACTACTCCAAAACTACAAAGTCAAGAATGATGATCGAAAATGGTATCAAAAAGTTTGTGATTTCTGAAAGGAAGAAAATTGAAAAACATATCGACGTATGAAGCTTACAGATCAATGTTTGATAGCAAGAACAATCCTGAAAGCAATGCAAATGCAACAAACAGAAGCTGTGATACTCTCGCGGAGAACATAATAACGGTTTACAATGGGTCAATGCCTGTTGCGATATCTGAACATGCGTTCTACCGGTGCGCGACAAGGATTGAGTCAATGTGCTCAGAGAACTCAATGGTGTACAACGATGTGATAACTGAAGGAGGAAGAGCGCTGTTCATACCATCGAACATGTTCATGTTCCTTACAGATATTGTAATGGCGGCAAAGATTGCTGGTACATTCTCGTCCTCCGAAGGTGGTCATAAGTACTCGAGTAAGATCGCGAACTGGAGCTCAAATATCGGAGTGTCTGAGATAGTGATCGTTGTAAAAGACGGATTGATTATCACGGTTTACTTCAACTGGTTGAAATTTTGATTCATATAAGCGTAAAGAACAAGAGTACTGCACTTTGTCGCAGTAACAACCTTTATGAAGCCGAGACTTTGAAGATAAAGCTCGGTGGGAAAAAGGTCGTCAGACAACCTGCGTTTACGTTCCCGAGGGAGGCTGGAGTTCTTCTTTTGAGGTACAAGGATGCTGTTTGGGATGAAGAGTACAAGGCAGAGATGATTAAGCTGCGAGACGGGGCTGTCAGAGCAGCGAAGATCATCGCAAGGATAAAAGAGGTGTATGGGAAGGCTCCGTTTGAATACAAGCTCTCCCCGACATCTTTTCATCCTATGGAGCACCAAAAGGCAATGTTCAACATGATGGTCTACTGCGACTTTGGAGCACTTGATGCAGACCCTGGTACCGGTAAGACTGCATCGTACTTATGGGCGATCGATCACTTGATAAAAAAAGGGGAAATCAAGAGAGTTGCAATCATAACTCTGAAAGGGCTAAAGAGGAACGTCCTAAAAGAGATGAACGCAATAACTCCAGATCTCAAAGGAAAGGTTATTAACGGCACCGCTCAGTACAAAAAGTTCTTTAATGATGATAGTGATATTCACCTTCTTTCTTATGAAGGTATGAGATTCTTAGATGTCCCAGATGGACATTACGATATGGTAATCCTCGATGAAGCTCATAGGATTGCCGGAAACAAGTCAAAACAAACTCTCGCCATCATCGATATTTTCAAGTCAACAAATAAGAAATTTGTTGCGACAGGGACAATGCACGGAAACAATGCAATGTCATTTTTTATGCCATACCTTTTCCTGAGACCTTTTCTCACAGGGTATGCAAAATACGAATCGTTCAGATCGACGATAATGGTCGCTGTGGACGATGAAAAGAGAGTGTGGAAGCCGACTGGTCTAGCGATACCAACGGTCCAAAAGGTTATAACGCCTTACACTCTAAGGTTCAAGAAAGAAGACTGCCTTGACCTTCCTGAAATTGTTGAGATCGACTACGAATTTGATCTGTCGAAAGAACAGAAAAAAGTAGTTGAAGAACTCATAAATGATAGTGTTGCAGTAATCGAAAACATGTGCTCAAAGTGCAATGTAAGAGACACTTGTAACAACATGTGTGTTGAAAATAAAGTTATGGTTAACCATATATTGGTCCTCGGAAGAAAACTCCAACAAGTTGCGGCTGGGTATTACGTTCAGACGATGTTCGAGATGGATGAAGAAGGCAAAGAGGAAGATGTCTCTGCTACGATAAGTTTTGACAACAACCCTAGGCTTGAAGCTTTGGACGAGATACTTAGTCAGATACCTGAAGACGAGAAAGTTCTCATTTGGTGTATCGAGAAGCGAGCTGCTGCAAAGGTGATAGAGTTCCTTGAGAACACTTACGGTAAAAAAGAAGTGTTGTCATGCTACGGTAAAACTGACGCATTTGAGGTTGACGAAGCTTTCAGAGTGAGAGGCCGGTTCACAGTTGCAAACCCGACCAAGATGGGTACAGGTTTGAACATGCAGTATGTAAGATATCAGGTGTGCTATTTCATAGATCACTCGTATGTAAAATACGACCAAATGCTTGGAAGATCTCATAGAAAGGGTGCAACTGAAAAGGTTACAATTTACAGGTTGAAGTCTGACAATTACGCTGACGGCAAAGTCTTGAAGTCTGTGACAGATAAGCGTGACATGTCGGAAATGCTTACAAGCAGGGCAAGAGTCCGTGATATCAGAAAGATTTTTTTGGAATAATAATATTGATGGAGATTTAGTGAAACAACCAAGAGATTCAATGGGTAGGTATTCAACCTACCCATTTTTTTATAGGGCGGTAAAATGGCTTTGGAATCTGATACCCAGTCGGCGGTAATCCGCGACGTTAGATCATGGGGGCAGTACGCTTATAGTTACAAGGTTATCAAGGCAAACGATGTTGGGATACCGGACTTCTTCTGTTGCACAAAAGTGTCCGGTGCATTTCAAATAGAGTTCAAAAGGCCTGATGGAGACGGAGTTGTAAGCGCTGCTCAAGTAGAGAAGAGAGAAAACTCTCAAAAAGTAGGATTGCAAACATTCCTTGTTGAAACAACAAAGGACTGGGTTGCTTTGAAAAAGTATCTTGGATTATCGGTAAAATCTTTAAAGGAAGCAGGTTTAGATGATTTGCATGACCCGTACTGTTACAGAAAGGCTTAACATAGCCGAGATTACTAATGTGAGCGAGTTTGGAGTATTCGAGCTTGGAGCCGTCTACTGGACAACTAACAAGATGGTTATCAACTCTCTCCTAGAACACCGAGTCCCAAATAAAATCGGGATGTCTGGGTATGGTGTTTTCTATGCTGGGAAGCACGATGAGAACATTTACGATGCTTTCACTGCCGACGAGGTTGAGGCACTTCCAGAGTTGCGGGAAGGAGCTCTTGACTTTGTAATAGGAGAGGTTGTAGCTGCTCCAGAGCCGGAACCTGAACAGGAGCCGGAACCGGAACCGGAAGAGTTTCCTACGCAAATCCACGGCATGATGACAAGGGTTTACACTGGGAATATCGTAGAATCTTCCGAAGGAGAGTTCTACTTCGCCAACGGAAACAGATTGTACAAAACAGTAAACCCGAACTTATTCACCATTGATACCAGCGCTCCTCCCGTTGTTGAAATGATAATGCCTATAAGGTGTAGTTACTCCAATGACAGAGGAACTAAGCTTGTAAGGCTTGGTGAATATGTTCATATCGATCTTGATACAATGGACGTGTACTTTGGTAAAAAAGCTGAAATTGACGGAGGGATTACAACTGTTTACCCGGACTCTGTGCATAACTTCGGAAACGACATAACTCTTATTCCGTCAAACCTTTTCGGGATCGGAACTCCTGACACAGCTATTGAGTATGTGAACAAGATTAATTACTTCCTTAACAATACCAGTACTGCTCTCACCAAGTCTGGTGATAAGTTTGTGACCGGTCTTGGAATTGAAATAAGCGAGTTCACTACAAGCCCGGCTGGAGCAGCGTCTGTAAGGGTTAACGCTGTAAGAGGTATTAGCGAAGATGGGTATGTGTCAGTTGATCCAAAGTATGCGATTACGCCAAAAGGTAATATCGTTTACATCAGCAATGTTGAAGACGAAATTGAAAAGTATCTGGAAGCAATAGCTGACGACATTGGTATTAATTTATCAATAGGAAGAGTTGACACTTACACAGATACTCATAAATTTGTTTACATTGAAAAATCCTATGCAGGTGTACAGAATATCCATGCACTTGGAACTTTGTGTTCATGTCCTCTTGTAACAGGAGGGAGAGCCCATTACTGCGATCTTGTAACTGGTGCAATAATAATGATTATTGACAGTAAAAAGATCGAGGTGTTCGGCGGAGATACTGACAAGGTAATAACTCTTGTTGGAAAGCTTCTTCTTGAAGGTGTTGAATCTGCCATTGAGTACAACAGAATGCTGTTCAAGTCATCGGTGGAAAAGACATCTGAGGATATGCACATTTCAATGACAAAGTCTGTGCATGATACAAAGAGAAAGATTGAATTAGATGTTTCAACATCTCTTGCAAATCTCGAATCTTTGAATCGGCAGATCGCCATTGAAACTGATAAGTTGAGACAGGCTGAAATGATCAAAAGATCTTTCAATCCTGATGCTGAGCTTAACGGTCACAAGGAAATGGTTGACATGTGGTTTGAAGACATGACATCTGACAAGAGAGTGCTTTACATCCACCTTTCTGGGAAGAGTCTGTCGATATACACAAGAACGCTTTTTGTTCAGAATTATGAGACGTTTAAATGGCATGAGCTCGGCAAATTCAAGATCACAATTGAGATTGACAAGCCAGACTCAGTGCAGTATTTGAACCTCACAAGGAAGATTGAAGGTAAGAGTGCTCCCCATGTGTTCAGTGATGGAAGACCTTGTCAAGGTACAATGAAAAACTCCCTTAGTCCTGCTTGTAAAGAAGGTAATGTCTCAGTGATTTCCAACATAGTTATCTCATTCCTTGAAACAGTTAATATGGCTGACGTTCTAGGGAAAACGGTGAAGAATTGGCCTGAGATAAGCTTGGATGATATGCAAAAGAAAATCGAAGTTGAACTTGACTGTATCAACGCAGATAGCCACATGGCTTTGCATAATGGAGAAGAAGTAATGAATGCAATTGGTAACTTTATTAAAAGAGGAAGATAATGGTTTACATTGTAAACGGACCGGTATCGGACGACGTAATGACGCTGGACGGTGTTGAAATTCTTGACTACACGCCAGGAGTCAGAATTGAATTGAAGCTTGATCCAGAGTACGCAAACCTGTTCCACGCCTGTGTAAGTGGACTTCACGTTAATGGGAATGAGTATGGCGCTGCTTTACCTACTCAGAATGAGCCTGACGTTGAAGAAGTTGGTAAGAGCCACTTAAAAGCTCTTATTGGATCTCTTGTGTACAAGTCTGCTGCGATCGCAGAGTCGTCGCTAATCTCTCTTCGTAGAAGACGTGATCAGCTCAACAGAGAGCTTGTAACCGTTGGAAACGAAATAGAATCGATGTTCGGAGGCAGCCTTGACATTGACGCTTGTATTAACAGTGCAGCTGACTACAATGGGTACACAACTTCAATTGGTGACGTTGTAATTAAGATCCACTCAGAAAAAGACCTTGTAGTTCAAGGGAAGCTGATCGGAGATCTTGAGATTGAGGTTAACCTTACAAAGCTCGAATCTCTCAGATCTGCGCCCGATGCGACGAGAGCGATTTCAGTAAAAGGGTCTATGAATGTGGCAGGGTTCTACGCTCCACATGTAACTTCTAGCGGGGTTGTTTGCCTTGGGAATCTTTCAGGCCAGGTGACAATTTCTCTTAAAACATACGATTTCGATACAGTTGCACATGACGTGCTTGAATGTATCAAAAACCCTAACATGGCAGACGCATGGGGCGCCTGTTTGCTGGAGTTCCCAGACGCATGAGTAATATTGTAAAGAGCGAGATTAATCTCAACAACTCCAAGAAAAAGTTTGTTCTTGGAGACGTCAGTTCCGCGCCGAAGATTATCTTTGACATGGAAGCACTTGAAAGAATGAAGTTTATTGTCAAGTACAACTCGATCGAAGCAGGGTGGTACGCATTGGTCAATGAGACCAATGAAGGACTCTTTGTTAGTGATTGCATCTATGTGAAGAATCATGTTGCCAACGGAGGCACGTGTGAATTCGATGAGATGCTTGCAGTTGACAAGCTTTTTGAAATGACCGGATCACCGGAAGGTATTTCCAAAATGAGATTCTGGGGTCACTCTCATCATACGATGGGTGTTGGACCAAGTAGTCAGGATGAGGAAACAATAACCACGCTTGCAACAAGATCTGACCGCGGACTATTTATCCGTGGTATTTTCAACAAGGCAGGATTGATCGGTCTTACAGTTCTGGATAGTGTTAATATGATTCGTTGGGACAATCTGCCCTATACAATTAAAGGAACACTTGGCACGAAGGAAGAACTTGAGTGCCTAAAAACTACTGTCGCATGCTGCGTAACCGTAGAAGAAATTAAAGAGTTGGTCGGGTCATTTACTACAAATCTTTCGATTGACATGTCAAAAGAGATGCAAGCAGCTGTTGACGCTAACCAGCCGGACAAGAAGCCGTATGAGGTGCCATTCAGTGCGCCTCTGCTTCCTAGTAAAGTCGAGATAGACTTCCCGTTTGATGAGGGTTATTCTGGCTCTCTATTTGATTCCAATGTTCAGTTCGAAGAGAATTTCAATGACGAGTTCTCGATTTTCAACGAAGATTTCATGGCCGTGTTTAGCGAAAGCAAAGGCGTTCAAGAAAGATACTCTGCAAAGCTGATTTGTGAGATTGCAGATGTTATTCGAGAGCTGTTTTAGGAACAACAATATTGAATGGAGGTTTAATGAATTATTCAAGACAACTGAACCTTCTGAACCCTGCCAACTACCATGGGCATTCTGCAACAGTTATAGGCGCCGGAGCAACCGGCGCATCTGTAGCAATGCAGCTTGCTCAACATGGCTTTGGAGACCCGGAGTTCGGAGGAGTTCTAAAAGTATTTGATGGCGACATCATTGAAGAGCATAATCTGCCAAACCAGATTTTCTTCCTTGATCAGATTGGATCGAACAAGGCTGACGCCCTAAACGATCTCATTGAGAAGAAGATGGGTTTCAGGATTAACTCTTACCCGCAAATGGTTACAAGTGACACCCCGAAAGGCTTGGTTGCCTCAGAGGTTGTGTTCCTTATGACTGATACCATGTCGAGCCGGAAAGAGTTGTTTGAGAAATTTCTCAAATACAACCCTGCGGTTCAATTGGTCGTAGAAACGAGAATGGGACTGAAGAGTGGCTTGATACACGCCTTCAACCCTTGTGACCAGAAGCAAGTTGCTATATGGGAGAAGACACTATTCTCGGATGATGACATTGAAACCGAAACCGCCTGCGGTGGAAGTCAGACTGCCATCACAACTGCAATGAGAATTGCAGCAATCGGTGCAAGCCGATGGGTGCAGTACATGATGCAATTCATGAGTAATTACACAATTTCTAACGCCAGAAAAATGTGGAATGAAATGCATGTGTTCATGTATTCAGACGAATTTGTGATTACAGACTGGGAGAATCCAGCTGAATCACAAACTACAAGAACTTTCAATCTAATTTAGTGGAGAACAAAATGCGTATTTTTTCAAACGGCTTCGAAGTATCAGGTAATTTTTCAGTGTTCACAACTGCAGGTCAAGTAGTGCAGTTCCTCGGTCGCGATGTTGTTCTTGTATCTCGCGAAAGCGGTATTGCGTGTAAAACAACTACCGAGATCGACAAAAGTGCAGACTACGACATTCGCGATGCTGACAGCCTTTCCCAAGTGTGTATTGGCGACCACACTATGCTTTATGATGACGAGTGTTCTATCTCGTTCTTCGATGCTGCTGAGTTCCTTGGTATCGACACCGAAGCAAATAACATCTTGTGTAACGGCGGAATTGTTAACCTGGATGATGAAATTGACAATGACTTTGACTACGAAGTTTCTACGAAGGTCAAGCGTGCTGCGGCTGCGACTGCGGCTGCTCATAATACGGCTGTGCATAAAAGCATCGAAGTAAAACTCGTGTTCATTGGGTCTGAGCCTGAAAGCGTTGTTTGCGAATCTCGTACTGTCAAGTCAGCTATGGATGCAAAAGGTGTCGGGCATGAACATCATTCATATCGGTACCGCGGGGTTACATACGCAAATGCGTATGAGGTTCCTGAAATTGCTGAAGGTGAATCAGTGTATGTTTGCGACAAAATTGCAGGTAACTTGCAGTCCACGGTGGTGTACTTCAACACTCCTGGGTCTACGACCCGTCAATTTACGATTGAGCGCGACATGACAATTGACGAAATCGTTGATACTGCTGGATGGAGTGAACACTACAAGCCTGGCGGCAAGTGGAAATTCTTCACCAAGCTCAACGGTGTTACTGTTGATGGCAACAAAAAAATCATCGCTGGTGAAACCGCTTCCAAGATGATCCATGCAATTGGCATGATCAAAGGGAACGAAGACCAAGATGAGGCGAAGGCTTACGATCCTGATGGCTCTGACCTTCATGACAATGATTTGTTCTTTGATGAAGAGGACGATGAAGAAGAAGAAGACGGCGAAGAAGAGTAATCGTAATATCTTGTAGGATGTGTTGTCAACAGTTATATTCTGTCGGCAACACAATCCAGGGGATGTTATGATCGGGTTCGATGACGAAGAGAAAATGGATACAATTATCGCTTACTGCTCTGTGTGCGGAGAAGAAGTTGAAGTTGAGAGTAGTAGTGCGCTAGTAATATGTGGCGAGTGCTTTGAGGAAGAGGATTACAATGCCGGAGAAGAAGGCGAAGAGTTTATGCTCTGAATTAGAGAAGATAGCTGAGAAGTTCTCACTTGACATTGACGGGATGAATTTATCCGGCGACAATGCTTTTGAAGCTGTTGATGAAGTCATGCAGCTGTCACTTGTATTCGAATTTGAATTCGAATTTCTCGATAGTCTAATCTTGATAAAATGACAAATGACACCTCTAGTTAGGGGTGTCATTTTTTTAGCTAAAAGAAGGACCGGATTTCTCCGGTCCATTTTTTTACATATCTGCGCCGGCTCTTCTTGGTGGGTTTGACACAGGAGCTGGTGCATTAATCTTTACAGGCTGCTGAGCCTGTTCGATTGGGTCTGCTGAACCATCTCCTGTGGACCCGCCCTGACTATAGGTCGGGATCTCACCCGGGGTATACTTCTGAACTGTTGCAAGATCTGGCATTGTGTCGGCCTTGATAGAGTTCATCTCTTTGAAGTTATTGTAAACAACTGCATAGACATTAGGGTAAGACCCTTTTATTCTAAGCATAACCTGGGCAAACAAGTTTCCGTCATTTGTTTGAATAAGCTGGAGTCTCTCTGTAATTCTCGAGATGATATTCGACATATCAACTGTTGATGGATCGATTCCAATATTCTTCGCAAGCGCAGAGAACTCTTCATAAACAGCATTAGACTCTTGGTCTTTCTGAGCCATGTCAGCCTTGTTCTGTTCTCCAATAGCTTCTCTCTCACGCATTTTAATGCGGTTGTTGTTTTCAGACTGAGCATCGGCGCTGAAGATCGCATTGATAATAGACGCTTCTCCATCAGCATGAGCAAAGCCTTTTTTCTCATGAGTAAGGAGTTCGATACTTCTGCGGAGCTCTTCTTGTTTATTGTTGAACTCAACTTCTGGATCAAGTCCAAGCTCTTTGATAACAGTTTTCTTAGAAATAAGAGCTGTTGTAGGGCTTCCTTGACAAGCGCTGAGCAAGATCTGCTTCTGAGTCGAATCGTCAGCCATCTTGAAGTCTGTCATTGTTATTTCGACCTTCTGGATGTTGTAGGTGTTCGCGATTGAGTTTCTCACAAACTTCACCTGCTCAAGAAGAGATCTTCTATGATTCAAGTGACTGTTCTCGATAATTCTCAATGAAACACTCGACCCAGACCACGATGCTCCACCTTTCAAGATCTCAGGGATGATACCCATACCAACGATGATATTCTCTTCGTTAGCCTTGATCTCTGGAGTAACCATAAGGGCTCTTGCGTCTCCACCCATGTTTGCAATTTCGACCGGGATCGGAGCATACATGATATGGTTACCATCTCTTCTCCATGCTCCAATTTCTCTGTCGAGAGCTGCTCTCCAGCCACTCAGATCCATTGTAAGGTGCGGAGACATGTCGCCCATAGGCTGCGGTGTTATGATACGCAGTGGAACGATATGATCAAGAGCGATCATCTCGTTTCCTTTTTTTAGTATTCTGTTGTGAAACACATCTTTCATAACAGAGAAAACAGTTGATACACCCCAGCCTCTTTCCGATGGGAAAATGTACTGCGGTGACTGTCTCTTCATGTGGAATGTGTTCTCAGGGAGAAGCTTTACCTTTGCTCCGCTCTTGCAAGCCTTGATCACCTCAAGACGTGTAGTCTTTACAAAGTCCATGTCACCACTGTCGATCGCACTCTTGATGTGCGAAGGAACTGTGTAATAATAGAAGTGATCGCCGGAAATACTGTTGAACTTGATATCAAGCTGAGTAAGGTCCCAGTGAATCACTCTGATTTTCTTGAAATTTCTTTCAAGATAGTCCTGGGCTGAGAACACTCCTTTGTACCCACATTTTGGACATGTGGAGTGAAACTCCCATGCTCTGAACGAAACACCTTTCAAATCTGCTGAGTGGATCTCTCCACATTTGCTACACTTGAGCATTCTTATGAAAGGGAAGTGGACCGAAGTTACGCTATTCCCAAACCCATGGTAGTCCATCCCTGACTGGATCATTGAGCTTCTGATGTCGATACAATCTTCCATGATGTAGCGCCACTTAGCGATTAACTCATCGTTCTTGAACTCTGATCCGCCATTCTTGTGATCGTAAAGCATGTCTGTCACCGGATATTCGGCCAGCTTGACAACAGCTTGTGAAACGAGTGGATCGGTGTAAGCCACTTCAGCAACGTATTTCAAAACTTCTTTGAGAGATTTTGGCATAAACGTGTTCGTCATGTCGTATGCCGGATTTGGGTATGTGTAAGGGCTCTGTGTAATATTCCTTTTGGCAGCAGGAGCTCCGCCACCAGAAGGAATTACAGCTTGAGTAGGACCCTGAGTAGACCCGTTTAAATTTCCAGAAATTGCCTGCCAGGTATCGCTCATTAGTAGCCTTCCATTCCATAAAATTCTTTTGCGGCGTGCTCAATTCTATACAGACGATTCGCCTGAATAGATACAACGTCGTCATTGTGAAGTAATGCGCCGGCTGCTATTTTGTTGTATGCTTTGTAAATGTCCATCCAGTTGTGTCTTACAACTGTGTCAAGATCGACTACACCAAGAAGAGATGGTGGAGGTGTGTAAATTCCTTCTTCGAGAAGCTTGGCCTCGATGAAGTTCTCAACATCCTTTGAGATCAATTCATCAGGTCTGATCAGGAGCATTGTGTTAATACCGCTTATGATCATGGCGATTGTAGGAGTTCTGAGAATTTCAAGCTCTGCCATGGCTCCGCAAAATGCGAGGCATACGTTTGAAAAGTCAAACCAGTCTTGCCAAGGAGATATTGAATGGTGACAAGCTTTTGCTGCGAGTATGCAGTCTTTAACATTCGAAGTCGGAGGTGTTATTCCGCGTCTTGCAAAGAGCTCCCAGATAGTGTCTTGATCGAGATCGAACCAGTCTTCTCCAAACAGGTTCTCCATGACACCAATAACAAGTCTTGCCGGCATTACTTCAGTTGGGAAGGGGTTCGATATGACAACAGGCTTTTTTTTGATTTCAGAAGCGTGCCTTGCTTCTACGAGTGACTTAATCCTTGCCGCTTCTTTTTTATCATCATTCAAAACGGCAAGCATAAGTTCTTCAGAAAGATTTTTCATGTCTACTCCACGAGTCTAAGAAAGTTTTCCTTTTCTACTGGACTCATTGAATATACAGTACCGCATGGATCAGTGGCAAAATTTTCACTTGCAAGTTTCTCGGTAAAATCTTTGTCACAGGCAAGTTTTTTAAGGTCGTACTGAGTAAGGTCTCCAGCCATTTTAACGCCGTCATACCACGGGTTAATTGCAGATCCAGCAATGGTCATTACAGGGTCAGGCAAGCTGTCGCTGTAAGAGTTGTCTAAACCAGCAAGCTTATCAAATGCGATAAGACCTTGAACCTTTTCAAAAACTGTTTCATCAGATGAAGCGATCTTGTTCATAAGCTCAAGAGCGTTTACAGTTTTGCCGTCAACTTCAACTTCTGTAACTCCGTGGCAATCGAGAGCAAGCTTACGCATTTTCATGTGCGTCGAAAGAGCAGGAGATTCTGACGCCTCTTTAAGAAGAGGGCGTGAATAAGTTACAATCCAAGCTTTGTCAACAAGAGTTGTTCCAAGCTCTCCCGCACGCTTTTCAAGGCGAGCTGCAGACAACATCTTTTCAGAAGGAGAAAAGCTTGAAAGGTAGTTTTCAAAGTATTCTGAGGCAAGCTTTACTTGCTCAATTGTATCGATCGGGTATTTACCCCTGATAAGAAACATGATTTCTCCTTTTATTGAACGAGCATTCCGCCCTTGAAAGTTAACACTTGTGATACACCGTTTGCTATTATAGAAAAAGACTCAGTTTTCAGCGGGTATTCTGCGCTGCTAACCTTAACTTTGGCAACTTCCAAAGATGATATACTTGCACTTGTAGACGTAACTTTTGCAAAATCAGAAAGACCTGTAACTGACAAGTTTCCTGCAGTTACTGATTCAGCGTAAATATTAGCAGCTTTTATATTTCTGTCGTCAAGAAGTCCTGACATTTGCTCTCCAGGAGTTCCGATACAAACTTCTCCCGGCTGAGCAGCTACTCCGTACCGAACTTCTACACTCGTTCCGGTCTCTATGTATTCAGAGCTTGTTCCGTCTATCATGTCAACAATGGTAGTAGGATCGAGAGTTTTTTTGTATGATATGTAGGCAGACTGATCTACTGGGAAGATTCCATTTACATTTATGGAAGTTTCAAGTATTAAAAGCTCCCCTGAAGGAGACACTGCAACGCCTGGCTCTATAGAATACTGACCGCCACCTTGAAATATTTTAAAGCCGTTTAAAATACAGCCTCTGCCATTTGCAATTCCAGACAAAGCGCGTTTAAGATTCTCACTTGCAACATCTTGGATAGAGTTCAAAAGCTCAGGCATGTAATGTTTGTGCTCTTGTTTTACATCAATTCTTTTCATTTTGTACCGCCGTTGCTATGTCGAGTGCAGTTTCACATCTTATCGCTGTGTCATTAAGCTGCTCTCTAGCTTGATCAAGAGCTTTGGATAGCTCTTCACATGTCTTTAATATTTTGACATAGGCATTGTGATGAGCAAGATAGATGGCTTCGGCAGTACCTGTAATTTCTCCGGAAATTATTCCTTCTGAAACTTCTTTTGCTGTCATTACATCACCTCTGTAACTGTAAAGTTGTCTGCAATAAAACTTTCAGACATCGAAGTCATGCCTGTCATTCCACTGTAAAATTCGTTCAGAGTGTTTACTCCATTAGGAATGTCAGCATTGAGAGCTATTGTGTACCCGCCACTATTCGTTGAAACGGATTTTACATAAAACTTGCTCTTTACTGCCGATACAGTTCTCATGCAAATGTCGCCTACTTTTATCACCTTCGCAGACTGACCTTGTATCGTAATTGTGTTTGCAGTATAAGACACCGGTGCCGAAGAGTGGAATGGATGTGTTGTTGATATTGATCTGTACCCAATCTCTAGGCACGCTTTCCCATCAACTATAATCCCGCCAACATTTTCAAATTTTATTATGCTCGACCCGTTGAAATACTCAACATTGAACTTTGAAAGAAGTACTCCATTGATAGATGGGAAAAAGTCTTTCGTATCCCTGTCATCTATTTGAATGTAGGCTTTGTAGGTGTCGAGAAGTGTTCCATCGGCAACTGCCATCTGGAACGAAATTGGTTGCTGCTTCCACGACTTGAAGCATGGAATGTAATTGAACAGGTGGTGTTTGACAGTCTTCGAGTAAACACCAGATTCAAATACTTCATACGAACCAGTAGGAAGGGCTTTTGTCTCAAAGAATCCTGAGACACCTGCCCTTGCAATATCTACCTCAAACGAGTCATCTGACCCAATTCTTTTGATTGTGACACTGGCATTGCTTATCACGTTACCAGAAGCATCAGTCATATATCCTGAAAATGGCATTTTACGAAAATTCATGTTTTCACCTCTTGGTTAAAAATACATTTAAGCAACTCTTAACCGGATCGAATAAATTCTAAACGATTCCACTTCAGTTGTAAACCTTACCTTAACCTCTACACTGCTCTTTCCTGACACGTCTGTGAACTTACTTACAAATGCGCCATCAGAAACTATCGATGTTGAGTAAACTCTTCTCTCCTTCATTGATACGTCATGAGATATGTACCAGTTTCCTGAAGAAGTAGACAACGGAGAGTCAACTCTTACAGATGATGATGATGGAGCTTCCTTATCCGGGTAAACAACGCCATAGACATTGTGAATGTTTCCATCTATTTGATGCAAAACAGCTCTGTTCCAGTTAAACCATCCTGGAGTTGTGCTGTTCACATAACATCCATTAGCACTGTAAACAGAGACGCTTTGAAGTGGTGTTTTATCACCTGTCACATGGTTCCCGACACCAAGTACAGGGGACGACTCTACACCGTCAACGTCTATTACTATGCCTGTGTCTTCGTCGTCTGAAACAGCTTCAGCATCACACTCAACTGAAATCCATTTTGCACCATTTGGAATTGAGAAATTGAATCTTGCAGAGGTCTCGCACATTCTTCCCCATACGATCGTTTCAGGAGACACAGACCATGAGTCTGTATTAAAAATGGCTCCAACATACTTATAGTCAGAATACTCAAGATCCCCAGACATTTTGAATGTTATGTGAGGGTTCTTGATCAATGTCTTGTTTCTGTCCGCAGCAAATTTGTAAACCGGATCTAAATGAGACGGGTACAACCTGTCTGCGACAGGCATAATGCTGTTAACGATGAATACATCGGAAACTCCATCCATAGTGTTTCCGCTTGTTTTTACTAAAATGTTTGAGCTTTCAGTTTTTACGACAACAGACCCTGTTGTGACAACACCGCTTGCCGACCCAGAGATTATGGACCTCTCCACATCTTTGCTTGCAACAATTCCTCCATCTGGAAGGAACTTGACTCTGCCAATCTTTGTCATTTTTATGTATGGCTCTGTAACAAGCAAGCTATTGTCAGTCATCGCTGCCTGCTCTATGATATTTACAGAGCTCCCCCTTGATACGAAGTATCCGAAATCGCTCATGTTTTGGAGTATTGTGACATCGTTTCGAGACAGGGATTCTACGGTAACCTTGTCCTCAAGTATTCTTACTGTCGAGTCTTCGCTTGTGATTACAGGGAAGATCTCAGGCGACCAACCCTCTAATTGTATCTCGCCTTTTTTGTAGAACTTGTGCATTGATGCGAGACCAGGAACGATAAAGACTTTGCAATCAGCATCGACGTAAAAACCGCCGTCAACATAGATCACGTTCGCAGTCTCCAATTGATCGGCAACAACCACGCAATTTGACTTTGTCTGGTAATAAGTCATTCTCTTCGCTTCAAGGAGTCCTTCGCTAAAAGAGACATCTATGAAAGACGTGTTGTGAGGAGACACTTCATCTCCTATCTCAACGTCAATATCAGCTATCGAAATAAACCCAGACGACTCGTTCTTAACCATGTCGCCTTTTGTCTTGTGGTGAAGGTTCACCTCAGACTCTGACGCAAAGTCGCTATGAAGCTGTATAACAGGTGCGAACACCGGATATATTGCAGACCGCATGTCATCAACACGAGTCTTATCCGTATGAACGCTTCCTGGATTTATAAATCTGCTCATTGAACAACAGCCTTTCCGCCATACCTTACAGTGTTGGCTGCATTTTTTGAACCAACTATCCCAAGCGCAGGGTTTTTGTACACTTCGAGAGTGTTGCCTTTGCTCAGGTATTTGAACACATATTCGCCTGACGCGATGTCACTAAATATATGTTTTGTCAAGGCATCATTCCTCTGCTCTATCACCATTCTATCCACTGACGCATCGTAGTAAGCTCTGTAGCTCGTAACTTTTCGATACTCTCTGTCATCGATAAATTCGATAAGATTTTCTTTTTTTCTTACAACGGCAACCGTCTTTGTGTCATATTCCCACTCAGAATCTGAAGGGACATCTGCACTGTAAGAAATGTTGTCGTCGCCGATCCGGTTTGTTATCAAGCTCGAGTAAACATAGAGCAGGTCATCAGAGGTCATTTTCAGGACAACGACGCTTGTTTCATACGCCCCACGGTCAATCGTTCCGCTTACTACTCTTCTTCTTCCATACGCATCATACGAGCTACCCTCTCTTATGTAGACACCGGTGTTTACACACGGGCTATCATCTGAAATTTTATAGTCTGAATCAAGCATCGGATCTTCAAATATCATGTGAGGAGGTGTCGTCACAGAAGGTCCCCAGATAGTATTGCTCGAGTCGTAGTTCAGATCTCCACCTTCAGCATATTTTGTCACTATGATGTTGTTCAGGAACTCATGGCACCCATTGGTAAAATAGGTCGGGTGTATTATCGTGTTATTGATAAAAGACCCTTTGTCAACAACAGAATCTATCAAGATGCAATTTGACACCTTCATAGGGCTTGTCTGGTTTACGATGGTACACTTGATATGATCAAGCTCCATCATTTTACACAGAGTCCAGCTGTTGATCGTGACATATCCTTGCGCACCTTTCGAGATCATGGACGATTCTTCCGTAGTAAATCTGAAAGAGTTCATGTACCTTGTCACACTGTCGTTTATCAGAATACTCGTTGAAGTACCAGCTTCTACTATGAATGTGATATCGTACATCGCGTATTTGCCGTTGATGTCCTCTTGCATATCTGCATCATTTGAGTAGCTTACT